GACAAAGTCATGCTCAACTTCTTGTCCAATTGTCGTTAACACTTGTCTAAATGCTCCTTCTTCGGAACCTGGGTTAACGATGGTAATTTCTGCGTGAGCAGATGTGGCAATAAAAATTGCCGCTAGTATTGTGATTAGTTTATTCATTTTTTTCTCCTAAGATAAAATCACTAAAGCCCGTATTAGACTTTCATAAAATAGATCACTAAGAAAAAATCCGTATATTGCTGGACTTGTATCTAAATGTCTAAGTGTGTATCCTAGTACTGATAAACACAGTATGCATACTAACATCCAAATATGAATCGGAAACGTCATAATGCTTACTGTACTAATAGTAGTTAGTATTAAGAGATTTACGATAGTTCTATAAGTTTTATAAAAATATGCTACTCTAGCTAACAGATTGAAACCATACCAACTAAGTATTAAACAAATAACAGTTATAAACGGTATAATGTATATTATACTATGTAACTTATTAATTGTGTTTTCAGCAGTAAAGACAAAGCCGTTCTCTAACATGAGATAATAAACTAAGACTTCACTACCCGTAATAGGTATAGCTAAGATAAGCAAAGGAAGTAATGAACTAAGTGCGCCGCTGTTGTTCGCTGCCTCTGCGGCTGCTATGCTTTTTAATACAGGCTTACGAAAGAATCGTTTGACTATATTTGCACTTGCATAACTGCCAAGTATGTTTGTTACACCTGGAATAAGACCGCACCAAAACCCGATAAAACTTCCTAACAAGGTAGCGGTCATTGTGTCTTTTCCAACTGCAAATGTATTTATTCGTCGAGTTTTTGTTATAGTTAAATTATGAACCTTTGCAAGCTCAGGAACTATATACAACCCAATCATTATACTTGCAAACGGTATTCCTAAACTTAGATAAGGATTACCAAATGTAGCAAAGCTATCAAACGTAATAGGATCAATACCTACCCTAGCAAGAACTCCGCCTAAACTAAAAAGTATAAGAGTAATAAGTTTGTTTTGTTTTGTTAAAAATGTAATCATAGTAATAGCACTAAAAATTACAACTGTCTGTACGATACTGTTATAGAATTTAAACACTTGCAAAATGTTAGGCAGTACTGTGATAAACACAACTAATGCAAATATTACTCCAATGCTACTACTGATTGCATTGCTACTTACTGCTAGACTTCCGAAGCCTTTGCGATACAGTCGATGTCCTTCTCGTGCTGTGCTAATAGCCGTTGCATCGCCCGGAATGCCGTATAAGATTGCTGTAACGCTGTTTGTATAGTTAGCTGTGATTAGTACAGCAACGTAGTACATCATTATGTTAAGGGCGCTTGTTGACGCTAATAGAGGGTATAACAACGCCACTGCTATGAAGGGGCCTGCTCCTGGAATAAGTCCAAAGAACGCACCGCTAACAATACCTATTATTGCCCAGATAATTAGTTCTTCAATCATAGTTTAATTATACTTCTATTAAGTTGGGTATTAGGAGTAATCATATCTTTATTGTTATTTTTTATTTTCTTGCAAAACTGTTTGCACACACTCGGGCACGTATTGTATTCTGATAAATGTTGGTTAAAATTTATAAAATGCCTCTTAAAACTTTCAGTAGTATTGTCTTTAATGTTAATCGGCGACCATCGAGTGTCAGTTTCAAGATCAGCCCACCAACAACAAGGATAGTAATCTCCAAATGCATCTATATAATGCATATCGCCCGTATGACAAAATGGACTAAGTGCTTCTTCATACTCTACTTTAATATTTTGGAACCATTCTGGATTATCATACTCTTTTATATTTAACTTAGGATCTAATGTTCTTGTACGTTGTATCCTAAATTTATCAATACCAATTTTTTTTGCTAGATTTTTTGCTTCTTCTACTTGATGATAATTGTGTTCGAACACAATATACTTCCATTCTATTTCACACTTGCGTTTCTTTTTTGCAATCAGCTCAAATAGTTCTTGGATCTTATTCCAATTACTATTAACCCGGTATAAATGGTTAGTGTCTTGTAGGCCATCAATACTTAATGTAATCTGAGAATTACTAGGCCATGTATCTAATACACGCTCCCAAAATGGCAAACTTTGCATACCGTTAGTAGTTACATTTATATTCTGCGCATCAAAAAAATGTTCACTTATGTTATGGAACTGTGGATGATAGATCGGATCGCCTAAATTGCCTTGAAAGAAAATGTACTTAATTTCAGAAATTGTTTTTTTAGGAAAGAAGTCCTTTAAATGATTAATGTCGATGTCTAGCTTAGGATCTTTTATCATTGTATTGTAATGTGTTGTCCGGAGACACGCCGGACATGCTAACGGGCACCGTCTTGTTAATTCTAAGTGCCACCCTATATAATCTTTAAACATATTTTTTCTTCTATTTTTCTAATATCGTTGTTTTCTTGAAATAAATTATATAGTTCATTATAATTTTCTACTACGTCTTTTTTATTCTTATTAGGTTTAATAGGATTTTCATCTCGATAACTGTAAGTTTCATATCTATACACCTCATTAGCCCATTCTAATACACTATCTAAATGGCATTGATACTGTTCAATTCTCCAGTCTAACCGAGACATAAAAAAGTCAATCGGAATGACAGCATGTTCGGTTTCGTGTTCTTCTGTCCACCACCACTTTCCTGTGCGCTGTGCAATGCATCTACTTAGTGTACTATCGAATAAATTCCTATGAAAAAATATTTTTCTTTCTGCAGTAATATCCAAATAACTTTTATCAAAATTTGGATAGGTAATTTGTACTTTAATTAATACAGGTTTTCCTGTTCCAACATTAACTGTTTGAATTACGTCTTTGGGAGCATAAGCAGGGTTATACCAACTAGGTGGTTGTCCTTTTTCACTGTCTTGACTAAAGCATTCTCCCATCCAAAGTAGTTTGTCATTATTAAAATTAGATCCTAATATATTGTGCTGAAATGCTGTACTACCATTTCTATCTGCACTTATTATAACAATATTATTATAGTTTTCCAAACGCCCAGATCCTTTCTTTACACCACCAACATTCGCCGCAATGGGCGTCGAAGTTCATTGTTTCTGTTACACAACTCCTTGTAATAGGAAATAATGTTGATAGTAAATTATGTTCTTTATAAATTAGTGCAAGGTCTTTTTTGTCCATATTAATAAACGGAGTATATATAGATCCCCATATTTGTTGAAAGTTGCCTACTCTAAGTTCGTCAGGGCCGCCTTCGGCATTAAATCCTTGCCTAGGTTCGTGTGTTGTGCCAGATATTATACAGTCTAATAAGTTGCTATCAAATAAAGTTGCTTCTATTTCTCTCATTAGTTGTATTTTATCTCCACCAATTTTGTGTGTATAAACAAAAGATTTTTCAAATTTAAAATCAATTTCTTGTTGGATGAATTTAATAACAGAGTTAGTAAACTGTTCTTGAAAAGGTGCTGACTTTTCTATAATTATAATTGGGAATAGCTCTATATCAAGTTTGTTGTGTGCAATATATTTTGCTAACAAATATGCTAATAAAGAACTATCGGCGCCGCCGCTCATTTTGATACCTACTCGGTTTACATTAGGTAAGTTTTCAAACATTAATTAGTTTCTTATATTTGTCTGTTTGCTTGCCCGTAATCTTTAATATATTACGGGGCCATGGACCTGTGTTTGCTGTACTATGTGGAATGTTTGCCCAGTCAAACCAAATGATGTCCCCTGCTCTCCAAGGCGGTACGTAAGTATTACCAAACTGTATAATGTGTCCTGGTGCCCAATCTTCTAGCATTACAAACACTCTGCCCCATTCATCGTCTGTGGCTCTGCTACTAGTTTGGTCTGTGCGTTCTTTACGCAATCCAGTAAGACTGTCAATGTGTAAGTGTAGCATCATCCCCGTATGTTGCGTTTGTACATTAGTTTGTGCATCAACAAGACCAATTTCTTCTGCAATGCTATGTAGTATAGGAGTTTCTTGTGTAGTTATCCACTGTCTGTATACAACATAGTCTAAAGGAATGCCCCAGTCTTTACATAATAGTTCTTCATAATCGTAATTAAAACTATCGCCTTCGGGTGCTACCGGTGATGGCCAATAAAAGTCATATTGATTTGCATTTGCAATAGGTATTTCATCTTTCCAAGAAGGATACATGTTGGCTATTGTCTTAAAACTCTTACCATGATCACTTTCACGAAATGGATTAAAGTCGTAGTTGCTTTGTTCTACTGTAACTTCCCATCTATTTTTCATGTGACATCTCCAAAAATAATCTCCACATCGGCGGCCTATATAAATTGCAATGATCGTAATCTATTTTATCAACAGATAGTCCTACATGCTTTGCAAGTGTATTTGTTCCATGCTCTGTAATGTTAAAGTACCATGTATACTTCCATTCTCTATCACAGAAAAAGTATGCCGAATTCTTTTGGGCATCATCTAAGTCTCCGTGTAGCCATGTGTGTGCGTGTACAGCATCAGGTTGGAATAGTTTGTAATAGTTATGATTATGACTCCATAGTAACAATCCGTCTGGTGCTAAACATTCTTTTAATTTTCTCATATTACGATATTGTTCATCGTAAGTATACCAATTCATACTGCCAAAACAAATAACGACATCCCATTTTTGCCCTTTAGGATCAAAGTCTGATTGCTTACACATAATATCTGCTTCGGGCCTATATGGATCAACGCCAGTAACATTGTTTAAATGTTTTTTGTATTCGTTTACACCACAACCCATATCAAGTATAGTTAAGTCTGGACGTTCTGCTTGCATTGCTTGTAGTCTGTCTACAAGTGCTTGTCCTCGTATGTTCCACTTATTTGCAATAGGCTTGTGTTCAACATCTAATACTTCACCAACTACTCCAGTAGTGCTTGTACCGTTTTCACCTACAAAGTAGTTGTGTTGATATTGCTTGTCAATTTCTTTTACAAAGTCGCCCATAGTTTTTCCATACCATTGATCAATTTGACCGAGATGAATTGGATGATGTGTATCTCTAACTTGCATTGAAAATTCTTGTTCACATGCTGTCATAAACTCTTTTGTAAACGGCAACTGGTGGATCATAGATTCTGGAGCAATGTTCCAGCCGAACATTTCTTCGACCTTATTCCATATTAATTTATTTAAAGGATTTGTATACATTTTTCTTTACCGTTCTATTAAAAATATTGTAAAATTGTTATCTATCGGACACGGGTTGTCGACTAACACATTAATACCAAATGCATTTTCTATGTAATCTTTCAACAAGTTGATATTATGAAGTTTGATAGATTTTGCCGAATATGATATATTCGTTTCTTTTTTTAACTCTTCTATTTTAAATTTATCTTTAAGATATTGGTTATCATAGTCGAATACACTAAACACTATTTTCTTTTTGGCGAGTTTGATAGACTCTGATAATATATTAATAATAGTATCAAGATCGCAACTTGTAAATACACTGTTTATAAAAACATAATCGTGTATTTCTATATTAGGAAATATTTCCGTTCTATTTCCTGCTTTGTTATAATATTCATTATACATATTATAATGATAGAAATTTGAATTGGGATACAGCCTTTTCCCCAATTTAGCTGCATCTTTTGATACATCTAAACAAGTATACTTTTCTATTTTTTTATTTTTACTTGTTAATAAATTTCCTGCATTGCCTCCAATGTCTAAAACACTTCCGGGCTCATCAAAATAATAATCAAAAATTTTATATTGTGATTCAGTACCTATAACTTGATTATCTTGTTTTTTGACTGGATAAATATTATTGTAAATCTGATTAACTCTTTGTTTTATTGTACTATTATCTGGATATTGGTCATAATATTTTTTTTCAAAAAGAGATCGCTGCTTGATTAAATAATCGTCGTACCGGTGCATAATAATAGTATTAGTAAACGATTTACTGATAAATCCAAAATTATATCTTTGGACAACGACGTTTTTTTCAGTTAGAAAATAAATAATATTTGCATTTATTTTTTGTTGTTCTGTTAAAACAATATTAACGTCCTCGACATCTATGTTGTTACCTAACCAAATTACACCCATATCTTTCTCTCCAGTGTATTTTAAAAGGCACTCTTTTAAATTTTCTCTACCATCAAAGAATTCTACATTATTTGTAATCCTAGTATGTTTGGCATATGGACACAGCGGAAGATTGTTTGTTTGAATTTTTTCGGCATCAAATGACCATTCTATAAACTCGGCTTTGAAGTCTTCAAATTCATACATCTTCATAATAATAACCTTCTATATGATCTATACTTATTTGTTTTCTAAAATGATCTGAGAATATGCATTCAATTCTTACGCTATAACTCCAACTGTGTGTTGCTTCATGGCTACCATGATAATTGTTTGTATTGAAAAATGCACTTCTTGATTGGACTTTTACCGGGGTGTTATTGTTATCTAGAATATAAAATGTTTTGTGATTGTCAAAGTTAATCCAGATAAACTCTTCTCTATGAGGCACAGGGCGCCAGTTGGCGATATCGTGATCTTGGCCGCTATCAACGTGATACCATGGGATTACTCCGGGCCTATTGATAAACACTGCCACATGCCCGACTTTTGTTATGGGCAGTTGAGCAATCCATTCCTTAAAAGGTTGCCAATCTTCTGATAGCCCGGGTTTCCATTTAATGGAATCCCATACTGCTGCTGGAGTTTTGATTGAATCATAAACATACCCGTCATGCCCTCCAGTTGTCAGTTTCATGACATGATATGGTGAGCGTAATGCATTTGTCAGTTCAGCAGCAAATATATCTTTATTGGTGGCTGCCTTAATATCTAACGCATCTGCAATTGAATTACCGGACAAGTCACTGGTATTAATGTTGCAACAGTGACGGATCATATCAAAATTATTAATTAGTCCATCATCTAAACTTGCTGGACAGCTACCAATATTTAAAATTTCATCTAAATCAATATACCAGTCGCTATTAATTGTAAGTTTATCCATTTTTAATTTTTCCATGATTTACTAAATCGTCCTTTGATGTGTATTTCAGTCATCCAACTAGATAAGTCAGTTATGCTTTTAAAGTCTTTTTGGTTAGCAGAAATGATATCACTGTGCTCTGGATATCTTTCTTTTAAATAATCAAAAATATTATTCTGTACATAAAATAAATGCGAGTATGCAGTATCAGTATAATTACAGTTACTAATATAATACCCGATATGATCATTATTGTCAATAGAATTAAAATAGTGATCTCTTACTTCTGCTTTATGATCAGCAAACAATTTCTCAGAAAACATTTGATCGTATAACTCATTATGAAATGCACTTCTGTTTATATTATTTTTATGTAAATAGTCTGCGAGATATGTTGTAATTCCATACCAGTACATTGGTATAATAAAATTCCTTGCGTAGAAAAAAGATTCAAATACACTTTCTCGATCTATTGAGCTTGTTGAAACACATATTTCATCAGTAACACCGTTATCATAAGGTTTTGCAGTTCCTTTAATATTGGCCCATTCCATATCTAGAAATCCAGTATTAAACTCAGTATTAGACAACCTACTCAAACTGTTAATTTGTATCATTTCAAACGATACTGGCATATCTAATAGCTCATGCACTCCTGCTTTAAAACTTTCTTTAGTGTCGCCTGGCATAGGAAATATTAATTCAGTATATGATGATAAATTTTCTAGTTGCATATCTTCAAGAATAGGAATAAATCCTTTAATGTCATATGCATTTTTACGCTTAACATTCTTAAGAGTTTCTAGATTAGTGCTCTGTAAACTAAATCCAAAGATTTTATCTACTCCGCTGGTTTGTAGTTTTTTAGCAAGTTTAATAATTTGCTCGCCGTGTGTTTTAGCCCAAGTGGGCATGAAACTCCCATTAAATCTTCCGTTTTGTTTTTGTTCTACAATGTAGTCTACTATAAGTTCGTCTCTAGGAAAGATTCCAAAATTACTGTCAGCAACGTCGATAATATTAATATTGTTTTCGCATATCCAGTCAAGTTCCTGCAAGCATCGGTCAGTGTCAAACATTTGTATTTTTTGATACTGTTTAGATCCAATGTCACAAAAACTACAGCTATACGGGCAGCCTCTATTACCTTCAAATATTGCTCTAATATTCTTAGTAGTGTTACCTTCTAATAACTTATCAAAAAATCCATTTAAGTACGGACTCGGTATCATTTTAGGATCTGCATATACTGCATTCAATGCATTATTGAAATCCTTAGTTACAATGCCCGGTAAATCAAACGTATCAGTAGTTAATACATTACGCAAAGTTTCTTCGCCGTAGTATGCAATTACTGCATCAACTTCGGGATGGTCAATACACCACTGCGAAGTGTATTTAGGATCTGGGCCGCCGACAATAACTTTACAGTTCGGGTATTTAGACTTAGCATCTTTAATAATTGCATAAGTTTCTTGCCAGTTCCACATATAACAACTGGCAGCAATAATATACGGATCTACAATATCAATAGGATCCTTCCACCAAACGCCAGCTAAGTTATATTTAGACGACACTTCTTCAAATTGATTACAGTAACTCCAAATAGTTCCAACTGCTTGCGGTAAAGAAGCAGTGTGAGCAGTTAGTGGCAACTGTAAAAAGTATATATTACGCATGTTTAAAATTCTCTGTGTCTGTCCAAATAGTATTATTGTCAATTTTTTTAAATAAGTTATCTGTCCAGTCAAATAAATCCATCATCAATACCCAACGGGGTGTAGTGTCTTCTAATTTACGTGGCACAGCATGTAACATGCGAGTATAAAAAATAGTCGGTGTATCTAATATAAATTGCTCAACTGGATGATTAAATTGGTCATAGTAGTATTGAGGACTGTTACTAAAGTCCCCTAGTAACGGAATTCCAAAATTTCCCCATTTACGATGATCAATATGATTAACTAATCCTCCAGGCTTTACACTACTTAAAAAGAAACTAGGACGTTTAAATTCTGCATTAAGGCCGTTATATAATTCGTTTAATATAGGAAAGTCTTCTACACTTAATGGAAGTTCTTCTACATTCCAAACTAGTCCGTTCTGATCATATCCTTGTTTCCAAGTAGTATGCTGTGCATATTCAATTATTTCATTAAACACACTAGGATTATATTGTAATTTTAGTTTTCTATGATACCAGTCCATTAAGACAACCTATATTGATCTATCATTGTTTCAAATAACTTTGCATCAAACTTTAAACAAAATACAAGCATGATACAATCATCTGACATACTAAACACGCTATGTCGTTTGCTTGCATTAAAATAATACAAACTACCTTCTTTAACATTCATAACAGTGTCTTCGTATATAAATTTCATAGTGTCTTTACTGTTGCGATTAACAAAGCCAACCAGTCTAACATCTTCGTATGTGTAGTCTAGTTTGTTTATATCATAATGTTCAGGGAAGAAGCCGCCACTGTTTAGTTTAAGATAATGACACCGACCTAACCATGGCTTCCAAGGCTCTATAATCTTTTGAAGTTCTAGACTAGTACTGTACACATTTGTATATGTGTTAATATCATGATTTGTAAGTGTAGTGCCGTGCCGGTTATTATATTCTGACAGACTATCTAAGTCCGGAATGCCACTAAGTTTACCATCAAGACTAGTAATACTAAGTCCCCAGCGATTGTTTGGCTTTTTAACGTTATACGGTTTCCACTCATCTGCGTACTGATTAATATCATCTAACAGTTTGCCAGAGTTAAACTTCTGCATCTCGAGCCAGTCGCCCATAGTGTGCAATCTAGATAATGCGTGTTTGCTACTCATATAAACTTAACCTTTTTATTTTTTTTGTTCTGTTCCCAATTTATCAAAGTGCCATCTTCAATTTTAGCTTTAATATCTTCATACGAGTTATGTCGCCAGCAAGTGGTAATAATTGTCCTACCTTCATCTGATTCATTAGTTACTCCGTGTATTTGTTGTCCTTTAAACAGCCAAGGCGCTAATTCATCTGTTAGCTTAGATTTCTCATATGGCATTGTATATTTTAACGTATCACGATCAAATGTTTCAAAGAATGTTTGTGGACTATCCAGTCCAAATTTTCCATTTACAGGAAAGTTTAAGACTGCTCTTCTGTTTCGGTCTTGGTGGGGAGGGGTTCCTCCGACAGGTGTGCTGGTATATAACATAGTATCGGGCATGATCGGTATATTAAATAATAATGCGAGCTCTTCGTGAAAGTCTGACCAGGAGTAGTTTTTACACTCAAGACGTGGATCAAAACTTTCTTGAACTGTCCACCTAGTTTTGCCACAATCGAAAACATACCATTCATCCTCTTCTATACTTGCTAAGTGATTACTTAGATACTGTCTATCAAACCAAAGGTTAGTTAGTTCATGACAGTACTGAGCTGTTTTTTTCTCTTCCAACATTATCATCCCATCTTTCATAATTTGTCTTTATAATTTCAAAGTATTGCATCATAGAGTCTGCATCAGTTACTTGGAAACACGTCATTGGATTATGACTAAAGTCTTCATATTTAATAGTTTTAACAACAAGATTATCTAGGACCATAGCATATCGATGGCTTCGTTTACTGCTTAATCCTTCTTTGGTCATATCTTCGGTCATGCCTATTGCATCGGACCAAGTAGCATCTGGATCAGGTAAATTTTGTATATGTTTAATACCTTGAAATTTGTTCCAGGCGTTCTGTATAAAACAATCGTCAGTTGACGTGTACCATATTTCGTCAACTTCGTTCATAAACTTGTCATATAAAAATTCATACGACCGGAGTTGAGAAGCAGCATATTCTACAAGAAACGCACCTGGCAATCCGAGTAAAAGTATCCTCTTGCCAGCAAATAACGATCGGGTGTCTGCCCACTCATTGTTATGTTTAACTTTATGCATACTAGAAACATTAGGTATAGTATCTCCCACACGTATCATGCAAACTCCTTTTTTGTTGTTTGTAAAAAGCATCTTTTGCTTTTTCGACCATACCAGAATAAATGTTTAGCGTGGTCGCCTCTGTCTTTATATTTTGTTGGAGTTGTTTCTACAACAGTTTCCATATTTGCTAATATAGTATTGTTAAAGAACCAAGAGTCCCAATTTTTTGTAAATGTCATAGAGTAAGCCGTCTTACCATAAATATCGAGTATATGCTTATTATACACTGATACTTCAGAAATGTCAATACCGTATTTCAGTTTTACAAAGTAAATAAGTTCATTGTAAATTTCATCAATATTAGAATACAAAAATGCAGCAGTTGCTCCATTATCTTGGAAGTGAAAATCGTCTGAACCTTCTATAGAACGTCCCCAAGTTTTCATTTCAAATAAACTTTCACGCAAACTAGTTGTATGAGTAACGTACTCTTGATTTAAAATACCTGAACTATTCTTACTCCACTCAAACAAACATTTGTAATAATCTATTAAGGAAATGTTATGTTCGCGGAACAAGTAAGTAGCAATTACTTGACTCACACCGTGATAGTGATGCGGAATAATGATGCCCTTTGCAAAGAAATACATATCAATGTATCCGTCTGTAGTAAACGTATTACTAGTATGGCATACAAAGTCTACTTCGCCCTTACTGTCTTCTGGATAAACGTTGCCGCCTGCAGGTGCAGGAGATGCAGTATATTGCAATCCGTACTTGTCTTTGTATTCTGGATCACTAAATGGAGTATTAGGAACAATACTTAATGGATGGACAGTAAGAGCGTGATCGCTTCCTAGTTCAAGTATTTTTCCAATTCCGGCAATCCAAGTATCTAATGTTTCTTCTGGCAAGCCGACTATTAATTCGCAGTAGTTATCAACGCCGGCTTTATTATACGCACTTACCATTTGTTCTAATTTAGTATTAGCAATATTAATACGCTTAATTGCTTTTAGTGTAGCTGGGTTCATACTCTGTAGTGCAATAGTCACTCCACGTTTAATCTTTGCTTCTTGATTAAGTATACGGCCTAGTTCGACGATTCGTTCAGGTTGCTGTTTTGCTGTACTATAATCAATTTGTCTTGGAAATCCTTTTTCATTTTTGCACTTAGCAACATATTTGATAAAGTCAATGTCTCTGTCAAATATTCCTACATTACTATCTGCAAAATATAGGAAGTCGATCTTATGATCAGACACCCAATCAATTTCAGCAATAACTCTATCATAATTAAACTTTGCTATTTTATTATAATATATTGCTTCTTGATCACAGAAGGTACAAGCATAAGGACAACCTCTATTAGTTTCAATTATAGCACTGTACTGTTTTCCAGGTTTCATAAGAGAGTCCATTAGTCCACTAAGATACGGACTAGGAATGTCGTCTACTATTTTATCAGGTTTAGGAGGACTATAACTATCAACACTCAATATGCCAGGTGCTGTATAATTACCATTAAGTAACTCAGCAAACGCACGTTCGCCGGCATATGTGACAATTAAATCACATATATCTCGATTATCTTGTAGCCATTGTTTCTTGGCAGGAACTTGTGGGCCGCCCATTACAATTAAACAGTTGGGCCAACGGAGTTTAACTGCACGAGCAAGCTCTCTACTTATATCCCAATTCCATACATATGTACTAATGGCAAATACATCAGGGTCGGTTATTTGTTTTAAATATTCGGCTACTGTTTCACGCTCAAACAATATTCCGCCAAGCTCCCATCCTTCTACATTAGCGTTGCAGTATTCCCATACATATGCTACGCTTAGTGGCAAGAATGTTGCTTCGGCTATTACATTATTAATTTGTGTGAAATAAACTTTTTTCATCATGCGTCCTATAAGAGTAGTATCAAGATAAATCTTGGCTGAATAGCAGTAATGAAAATGAACATAGAATGTTCGCGATTTCTCGCAGTATGTGTATTTATTTAAATAATCTTACGTTTAGGTATTTTTGAATCAGCCGAACTTACACAACTTTTTGTAATGCAAGTTTTAGGTGTCTTAAACAGTTCGAAACCTGTTTCGATGTTGCCTAGTGGCGCATCATGGCAAGAATAACTACGTTTTACCGAACCGTCTGGCTCGCGTATTATAAGTCCGCTGTAACCGGCATTGCAAGCCCATCCTTCAAAATTGTTGAAATTAAAGGCATTAAAGCGTTCTGCTTGGTCCATATACCACTTTTTACCTTTAGAGTCTTTTAACTCTACTTGCATATGCCAAGGAATACTTGTATCTAATTTTCCCTCTACTCCTTGAGGTATTTGGAAGTTTGGCTTCGGACGCTCTGTCCATATCCTTTTGTTTTCTGTGTATGCTCGCTGTGGCATTCCGTTCCACAACCGCTCCAAGTCTTCTGGTTTGTAACCTTCAACAATTTTAGAAGCAGTAGGGTCTGATTGTGGTTTAAGAGTAACGTTGATACCTTGCTCGTGAAAGAATAACGCATTCTCCCAATCACGTTCAAACCATTCTGGTACCATAACTTGATTAATTGTAACTTGTACATCATGCTCCTGACAGAAGATTAACTTATCTGCAAAGTCCTGCATCTTCTCTTTACTGTTTACGTGTTCTGTGTGCAGACTTGCTGTAATACTTGCTCTATGAAATGGCTTTACTGCTTCAACATACTTTTCAAACCAAGCCATATTGCGACTACAGTTTGACGTCATGTGTACACTGGTATAGTTGGTGTTGTCTACGTCATCAGCCAGATGCTGTAGAATGTCCAAGTACCCAGGATGAAAAGTAGGCTCACCGCCACTAAGACTAAAATGATAACTATTAAATCCGTTTTCACGTGCCTGTCGCTTTATTTCGTCGATTGTTTTGAGACATAGTTCTGTAGGTCTATGATCTTTGCGGTCGCTTCTTGCGTAGGGCCAACAGTAACTACATTTGTAGTTACAGAATCTTCCAAGCAGCCAGCTGACAGTAAACAAGTCTCTATATAAGAGTGTCCTTTGTCCGACGCTAACAATGTCGTCAAACGGGATCTTTGTAAAGTCATAATTGCTCCATTTTAAATCTTCACTCATAACTACAGTATAACACCTTTTAAAAAATAATCAACCGTTAAATATATCGGCCAAAACCCCAAAATCTTTCTTTACAAAACCAACAGTTGTCGCAATGGGAACTAAAGTCCATAGTATGGTCTTCACAACTTCTAGTCAACGGAAATAATGTTTCCATAACTCCAAGTGTTTCGTATAGTTCTGCTACACCTTTTTTGTCTATGTTTGTTAGGTGTCTCCAAGAATAATCATTAAGCACAGGAAAATTCTTTCCATTTCTATTATCGCACGGTCCGTTAATTAGGTTACCCTTTTCGTTTCTAAAAGTATCTACTATATCTAAGGGTGGATTAGCAGTAATACCAGAATAATTTTTTTGTATGTTTTCTTTATTATTAGCTTCGAAAAAATTATCCCATTGTGCATTTATATAATCATCGTTAGTATTCATTACGTCTACATTGTTTATATAATGTTTTCCAAAAATATGTTCTCCAAAAGTATCTTTATAAAAATTTATTATACGGGGAGCAAACACTCCTTGATAAGGTTTCTTAGGATGATTAGTAGTTAATGGAATAATCTTAATATCAGGTCTTTCTTCAGCTACATATTTAGATAACATATAACCAACAATAGCACTGTCAGCACCGCCGGATATTTTAAGAGATACTACCTTTACGCTATCAGGTTCTTCAATATTAATATCTTGTTGACTATTTTTAAATATCATAGCTGTTCCTTTATAAATTTATCACGTTTGTTTTCTTTACATACTTGCTCGCAACGAGGAATCTTGTTATCTGATGTCCAACTGTTTTTTATGTCTGTCCAAACTTTTCCATTAATTGCTTGTTCAATACTTACATTGGTTAAATTAATATCTGACATATAATCCTGTTGTTCTAATATATCTTCAAATTTATCTTTGTGTTTTCCGCTAACTGGATATTCTAACATCTTTGCATTAAGATGACAACAGGGTATTACATTGCCCATGTGATTTACAAAAATACGTTTTTGATTAGCATACTTGCAACTAATGCAATTGGATTCTTGTGTTTCAACCTTTTTATGTTTGATACCACCAGAGTCTTTTCTATGACTAATAATAGTTTTAAATTCTTTAAAGCCTTCTTGCTTTGCTATTTCTCTTGCTTCTTCTAGTTGATGTTCATTATGTTCAAAACTAATAAACTGCCAATTTGCTTTTCCGCCAGCAGCAATAAATGCTCTGTAATTTTTTTGTACTTTTTTATAATTAGACCCTTGTCTATATACTTCAGACAATTCGTCACTACCGTCAATTCCCCAAACAACTTTGTGACTGCTAGGAAGTATACCTGCTAGTTCAGTCCACCACTTTTCACTCCGTAAACTTCCGTTAGTAGCAATGTTAATATGACAGTCCCAATCAGCAAAGTGTTTTATAATTTCATGAAATTGTGGATGACTACAAGGCTCATCAACGCTACCACAAAAATTAATAATTTTAATATTTGGAAACATTTCTTTTTGAAATCTCTCTTTAATAGTGTCGAGATCTAAATAAGTTTTGTTTAATATGTCATCGGCATAATCAGACAACACACGAAAACAGCCTTTGCATTTTATATTACAAAAACTTGTAAGTTCTATATCAATCCATTCTAATGTATCAGTTGTCCACATTATTCAAAACACCACGGTATAATTTTTTTGCTGTCAGTGCCTCTTGCACTATCTAACTCTAGTAAATATTGTTGCATCTTAAGATTTAGTTGTTCATTAAATTTATAATCAGAATAAAACTTTCTTAGTTCAGGCACTTTAGTTTGTTCTAGGACACGTTCAACTATATGCGGCTTTAGTGCATTTACTTGTAATTGATTAGGCCTAGTTAATTTATGAATATCGTATTTTCCGTTCCACTTTTTTTGAATATTGTCAACTAATGTATCAATATTAGGTAAGTTCATTGCTTGTACAGTAATATTAAAAAATAATTTCTCGCAATTTAAGTCAACAAGTTCTTGCGTATTTTTTAAGAATTCGTCGTGTTTAGTTGGAAAACGTATAAGATCGTTAACATCACTCCAACCATCGCAACTAATACTAAATTCTAGGTGATTAAATTTAGATAATATTTCTAAAAACTTTGGAGTATTACTTACTCCGTTAGTTTGAATACATAAAATAGTATTATTACGATTCCACTCATGCTTAGATAAATTCTTAATAAATTTCTGTACATCTTTCATATAAAAAGGTTCGCCGCCAGCAATGTAAATAGATATAGCTTTGTCTATACAATTTTCATATATCCAATCCCAATCAATTTCGTCTCTTGCTTTTCGATTGTCTTCATTTAAAACTTCGCCATTGTATTTTTTAAAGATGTCAATATCTTCATACCATTTACTACTGTTCCAAGGAGTACACATTGCACACTTTAAATTGCAAAGACTGCCGGGTCGTATGTCCCAGTGAGTAATTCCTGTGTTGCCTCTTTCAAGGCTAACTATACGTTTGCTAGATTTTCCTGATGATTCTTTTAAAATGCAATCTATACACTCAGGACGTTTCCAGTCTCCTTTAAATCCTTCTTTAATTTTATTGATTGCTGGATTATCTATTAAATCTTCAATGTTAGGAACTGTTCCGCTGTTGTGCTTGGCTTTATACAAGCAACACGGAGATACTACATAACCACTTGAATGTCTTTCAACGTATAAACTAGTTGTACCTTCTAAACAATTATATGTCACTTAGAACTCCTACATCAATATGTTCTGTAACTACTTCTTTATAGCGTTCACTGTACATACTTTTTGGTGCGCACAATCCACACCCGCATGTTTGTTTAGGACATATTATAGTAGTCATTTTTTTATTTTCTAATTTATTTCTTAAATCTTTAAGTATAATATTACCTTGGCTTAGTTTGCCAATTGCACCTCTTGTACCGTCAAATTTTGCTTGGCATGTTTGATGGTGAAATACTTGATCAGTTTGTTGTTCAATATGTAAGAAGAACCAGTTTACACTACAACTCCATCCTTTGAAATCTCTTTTGTTAACAAACTGACTAGTAATAGATTCAGTCTTATTGCTTAAACACATATTACGCATACCGCAACAAGGACGTCCAATAGTCATTCCTAATTTATCAGATTCGCTTTTCTTTTCGCCTGCTGCACTTAATACTTTTGATACTTCTTTTTCTTTGTTTAACTTTTTAGTATTATTGTTCCAATAGTTTTTCATGTAGTCTAATTGTTCAAGTGAATATTTATGTGCAAAGGATGGCTTACTGTCTGCTTCTTCACCGATAACTCTAGGAACATATTTTACATCGTGTTCTTCTAGAAATTCGCATAAGTCTTTACACTCATCAAAATGTTGTGCATGGAACATAACATTAACATTAATCCTAAAGTTGCCACTATCTTCAGCTTTTTTAAACTGTAGTATTCTGTCTCTAACTTGATCTTTTAGTTTTTGATTACTTTCAGCATGATAACTTACTGTAACATGTGATAGGTTATCAATTACAGCTTGTGCCATTTTTTGACTCATTGCACCATTAGTAGTAAGTGTTAGTGCATTTTGCCATCTGCCTTTATACTTTTCTTCGTATGCTTCTTTTAAATATTTTACAAAAGGAATAAAGTTAGGATTTACAGTAGGCTCGCCGCCTGTGAAACTAATACTAGCACGATCTTCTTTTCTATATTGCATATACAAGTCAATGTAACTGTAAACAAAATTTACACTACTTTTTAGTTCATCGAGACTAGCATGGGGACTAAAGTTATCATGCCTAGTTACAGGACAGTATGTACAGTCGTAATTACACCGCCTACCTAAATCCCAAGTAATTTGAAATACTTTACCCGATAGTAAATTTATTGTATCAAAGTCCATCAAATATATCTTTCATCTCAGGAAATGTTTCTTCAAATGTTATACCACGCTGTGTGTCACATCTACTAAGGAATTCTTTCATCTCTGGAAGTCGTTGGCTCCAATCTTCACTTTCCATAAAGTTAAGGATGCCATTTAATCTTTTGATACCATATTCAGCTTGCATAAAGTCTTCTTTAGTAATCTTACCTTTATGCCAACTTGGAACTCCAAGTTCCCAGTTTTCTTCCCACCATGGATACCATGCTTCGTATTTTGCTCTACATTTTTCTTTAAAGTCTGCAGGCAAGCTCTTTACATTTAAATGTGCTGGCCAGTATACAAAGTGCTGACTAATACCGCCTGCACCAAATGGCCACATGTTAATTTTCTTAAACTTCTGCTCCAACTTCCATTGTATAAAGTCTGGCAAGTAGTATACGTTTAGTGCTTGCACTGCACACGCAATAGTTACTTCAACATTATCACTTGTTTCATTATCTAATCTATGAAACGTGTTTACTTGGTTTTCCCAATTGCTAGGATAACGAATGTAGTCATTCATTTCTTTAATGCTGTCTATACTATAATGGAAACGTACTAATTTAAATTCTTTCCATAGGTCAAATAAATCATCGCGCCATTCAACTCCGTTTGAATTATAACGTAGTTCTAAGTCTTTAGCGTAGCCCATTTTGATTGCGTGTTCAAGTATTTCATAGTGTTCTTCAATAATAAGACTTTCGCCGCCTGCAAAATAAATTTGCTGCATACTAGGCATTTGTTCATAGAACTGTTTCCAAAATGTAGGATTCTGTTTATGCCAATTATAACTACTACCGTTAGTGCTGCCTTTGTTATCCCACTGCATAATTTCTTTGAGACTTTTGTTTTCAACAGCAGGAAAGATTGCTTTCCAGTCTTTGATCCAACCTGATGAATCATGAGGACTGCACATAACACATGCTAACTGACACTTAGTACCAAAGCGTAAATCAATGTATGCCAAGTTAGGAGGAACACTACCGTCTTCGTTTGTTTCTTGTAATACCTTATCAACATCAACACGCTGACTCCAGTAGTGTGTTTCCCACATACGCTTACTACGATGTCCAGCTGCTTCTTCTTTATAACACTTTAAACAACTGGGAGGTTTCTCTCCTGCAAGCATTTGTTTGCGTACATTCTTCATGTAGTCGCTATTCCATGCACTTTGAAAATCACTAACATTTAAATTGTTAGGACGTCCTTCGTCATCTTTTAGTATGCCTACTTGGCCGCCATGCTCTTTATCATTAGTTGGGCCAACTGAACTAGCGTTTGCTGTACAGCATACTCGCATACTGCCGTCTGGTCTTGTGCTTAGATGTACCCACGGTAGTAGGCAAAATGTTTCTGATGGTAATTTATTTGTCATTTAATTTCTCAAATCGTTGTGTTGCAACTTTATTTTGTTTACAATTTTCTGTGCATTTCGAAAACTTTTCGTTCATGATAGCAGTATATAAGTTACTATACCAGTCACTGTCGTAGATATCTTGTATACTATTTGATCCGTTTAACCTGTGTTGGTCAGGACTATAAAGTTTACTATAATCTTTTAGATTTTCAAATCCCCACCTAGTTCCCCACCAGCAGCAAGGAAGAACATAACCGTGGTGTGTAATATATACACCATGATCGTCTATACTTCCAGTAAGACATTTTGGTGCTATTATTGATGAAATTATCTTTGGTGTTGCTTTCTTATCAATGTTGTGTTCTGTTTTGCCAATATTAGGTCTAGCACTTCCTATAAACTTTACTTTAGAAAATCCTTCACTAGTTGCATAATCTTCAACTAGATGTGCTTGATGTTCATTGTGTGCAAAATATATAAATTGCCAAACTGCGTTTCCGCCGTTTGCTATGTATGTTCTATAATTTTCTTGTACTCTATTCCAAACAACATTTATCCTATAAAGATGATTAGTGTCTTCAAACCCATCAAGGCCCCATGTTACATTAAGGCGATTGCCGGATTCGGCAGACATTTGTCCTAGCTCTTTCCAAAATTCTTTAGTGCGTGTACCGCCGTTAGTAGCAATAGAAATCTTAGGTTTCATAGGAAATAGATCATCACTAGATAGAATCCACTTTACAATTTCAATTAGATCAGGATTAGTTGTTGCCTCGTCGTAGTTACCGCACATATGTATATGTGTTAAACTTGACCAAGTATCTTTATCAAACCAACTTTTAAATTGTTCTAAACTTATGTACGTATCATTTAATGTAATAGGATACATCTCATCTTTGATATTCTTACGAACCTTTGACCTTGCACAAGCCGGACAAGCAGCATTACAATAGTTAGACATTTCAATTTGAACCTTAACTTGATCTTTAACTAAAATTTTCCAACTCATTTTTGTTCTACTATTTCGTTTTGATATGCTTTATTGTATGCGCATGTTCTTATACAACGCTCTATATGTTTATTGTGTTTAGGGTTCCAGCTTTCCTCAAGTACATTCATATAGTAAGGTTGTTGCATAACTTCTTCTATAGATTGTGTTTTTAAACTATTCCAGCTGTCAGGATAATCACTAAGTTTTTCTGACATATTGTCTATATCTTTAAATGCGCTATCCCATAAAAAACAACACGGCCACATTTGTTGTTGTGCATTAATAAACATTTCACCTTCGTGTACATACTTACATGAAATTGTATTAATGATACTATTGTCAACTTCGTTATTAGCAATTAGTTTATCTAACTTGTAAACTTCATCTTTACGTTTATGTTCGTTCTTGCCTGTAGTAGTAATTACTTTTGTTTCTTTATTGTTTTTCTTACCAATATGAGATATCCATTGATGATAACTGTTACGCATTCCTGTGCGAGTAGCAAATTTAAATCCTAAACGTTTAGCATGTTGTTTTGCTATATCAAGTTCGTATTCGTTATGATCAAAAACAATAAAGACCCATTGTGCTTTGTGAGTATATTCTCCAACTGTTTCACAAAATGCATTTATATTTCTTTCAAGAACACTCCATTTAGTGTTTACTCTATAAATATGATTTGTTTCTTTATGACCATCAATACACCATTGCATGAAAAACTTTTGATGATACTGGTTTGCTAGTTTGCCTATTCTACGCCACATGTCTGCTGTACCTACAGCACCGTTTGTACTAATGTTTGCTTTCCCGCCATGTTGTAATACGTATTCTAACATATCAGCAAGCTGAGGATGTATTGCTGGATCGCCTAATACACCACAAAATTTAAATTCTTTATCTGCTATATGATTAGTAGTAGGAAATATTCTCTGCAGATCTTGCAGTGAAAAACTGTTTATTCTCAGCAAATCATTATGAATTGTTCTAGCACAGCCTGGACAGGCTGCATTGCAATCGCTGGTAATTTCTAGTTCAATTTTTTTAACATCATTAATTGTAAGCATAACTGTACTTATTTGTTCTAAGATAAATATTTGTATGAATTGGTTAGACTTAATAGAACAAACACAACATTGCCAAAGAAATTGGGATCTTGATAAATCTGTAGATCAAGAAATAATTGATTGGCTATTTGATGTAGGTTATACAATGCCTACTAAACAAAACTTATCATCCTTTCAAATAGTAGCGTTTACTGATAGGACAATGATTGAATATCTTACAGCAAGTGCTGTTAATAAAGGATGGCACGGTAGACAAGTGAAGAATCCACAAATGTTAGCTCCGGTGGTATTTACATTTTTTGAAAAACAAGACAGAGACGAAAAAAAACGTAGTCAAGAAAAGCGTCAAGGCAATAACACAACTATGACAGAAATTGGTTTGGCTGCTGGTGCTATGGCATTGGCTGCAAATAATATTGGTCTACGAACCGGATTTTGTAAATGTTTTTATCCGTTAGAAAGTGGAAAAGATAAGAAAAATAAGGTAGCAAGAGCATTAAGGAATTACAAAATCAAAGGCAAAGATATAGGATTAGCATTAGGTGTAGGATATCCTGTTGAAGGATTACTTAGTAATATAGACAATAACAAGTTTGACCATGGTCAATTTAAAAAGAAACCTCAGACTAAAATTATTATTTAAATTGTTCTGCAAACGGATCAAACTCTGCGCCGCATTTCATTGCACACACTTTTAACTTGCCGTCACCGCAACTAGACTTTGTCCAGCTGTCTTGTATGCGTTCAAATATTCCCGTAGCAAACACTGCTTCTAAACCGTTCCGTGCTTGTAAGGCGCTTATATCAGGTATAAAGTCCCATATTTGTTCTACTTTAGGATCTTTGTGCCACCATTTATACATTCGGCCAGCAGTCCAACAACAAGGTAACGCTAGGCCCTCTGCTGTTATGAATAAGCTATTATCTTTCTTTACTTTACAAATGATAGGGGCTGCATCATAGTAAGCGTCCATAGTGCCGTACTTGTTAATAATTACTTCTTGCTTGCTAATTGCTTTGTTTTGATATTTTGCATCTGGTTTTTTAAGTTTAGAAGTTTTATTACCTTTTTTATCAACTGCTTGATGAGATTCTTTCTTTTTTGAATCTTGTGTAATAAAGCGTCCAGTCTTTTTCTTCATAAACTTTTCGCAGCCCCATTCGTTAGCAAGTGCTTCCGCTTCATCTACTTGATGCTGATTGTGTTCAAAAATTAGAAAGTCCCAACGTGCCCTGCCGCCTGCGTCAATAAATGCTCGCATGTTGCGTTCTACGTTATCCCATACAACTCCTTGGCGATATAAATGATTAGTGTCACGCAAACCGTCCACACTAAATATGACGGAGCCCATCCTTCCAAAAACTTCAGCCAGCTGTCTCCACCACTTTTCATTTTTTGCCCCTGCGTTTGTATTCATACTTAGCCACATATTAGGATTGTGTAATCTAAAATATTGAAATATTTCTAATGTGTCTTTAGCAACGATAGGATCTCCCAAGTTGCCACACATATACATTGTATCTAATTGTGCAATAAATTCTTTTGTAAAAATATTTTTGCAATCGTCTAATGATAGTTCATCTAAATTAATGTGCGGATTTAATCCTTCGCCGTTCATATTACGGTCACACATTGGACAATTGGCTTGGCAGTTTTGTGTAACCTCAAGGTGTATTGTTTTTATATCTTCGTATCTATACATCCATTATCAACTTTACATCTTTACCAGGACCAACTTTACTAGGCAGGTTGCCGTACTGTTCAACATACCATTCGATTACAGCCTTGTACCAGTTTTGACTGTTATGATGTGCTACTTTATTGAACTGCCAAATATTATTATTGGTTGCTTGCATTGTACTCAATGCCCTAGCACTCTCTGTTTGCAGTTCTCTTACACTTAGTTCATTTATATCCAATTAACATAAACCTCTTGTACTTGGGCAGTTCTAGTTCACCTGCATATAACGGACCTGTCATACGTGCCATGTTGCCAAACTCTTTGATGTCTTTAACACAATTAACATGTTCTTCTACTTCATAATAATTATTACTTTGTAGAACTACTAATTTATCGTTTGGTATTAGATCATACCATTCTGAAAAGTTTTCTATGTGTTCGCAACTTGTGTTTATAATAGTATTAGGACTATCTGTAATTGGATAGCTCATTCTATTGTTTGCGTTACTCCAATACTGCCATGTATGCTCATTATAATCAATATCCATTATATCTTGTGTAATACTTTTAAATCGCCATTGATCTACAAACCAAGGCTTGTTAAATACTTCAGCAATATCTACACAGCTAGGATCAATGTCGAAAGATCTAACTTTATCTACTTTAATGTTACTCTCAAATAACATTGTAGCTAGTGTAGCGTACCAACCTGCACACAAGAATACTGTGCCTAAGTCAACCTTAAGTTTTCTAAGTTCTTTTACTAACCATAATTTACTTTCTAGTTGTCCTCTAGAAAAACAATCGTCCCAAATATTTGTTTCATTAACAAAAAAACTTTTGAATGCTGCTATAAATTGAGTGTCAGCGTAACAATCTAGTATGGGCCAAAGTTTCCATGTATTGTCTTCTAGTACAAGTTTCCTTAAATCATCGTTGTTACACAATCTAAAGATACTATGCAAATTTTGTTCTAGCACTGCTTTACGAAGTTCTTCAATGTCTCCAGATACATGATTAGGCATTAGTCTAAATATACTGCTAATGTCTTGGTCAATATATGCTCTACGTAGATCTGCTAATTTGCTGTTAGTAGGATACAGTAGTTCAAACCTATCTAATAACTCATGTGTTTTCATTAAACTTCTCCTGAAGCCAATCAAAGTCATTTATTTTTTTAAGTGCTTCACTATCGCCTTGGCTTGCTGTTCCGTAAGCAGATCCTTGTCTAGCACCTTTGATAGCCCATTCGCCGTAAGGGCGCTCTTTCCCTACTGTCGTCCAGGTAAGTAAACGGTCATCTGTTTCTTCATTCTTTTGCCTATCAATTACTTTACTAGAAAGTTTACAACATTCTCTAAATGCACCTTTCCAAGTGCTAAACGGATCTGTATTAAAATTAGTTATACAACTAATATCTGGCATTGCTTTAAACTTTTCTGATATACTAGTTGTCATATCAGGCTTGCTAGTATCCATGTTAAGCGTAAGCTCTCTTGGCAATAGCTTTACGCCGCCGTATCCGTATACTAGATCGTTTATAGGATTTATACTACGCCATACATGTACAAAGCCTTCTTGTCCTTTATAACGGAAATCAAAACTATCTACTATCGTAGCATCGCCATCTACAACAAAAAATAAGTCAGTAGTACACAATTTAGCTGCTTCAATGTGTGCTTGATGTATGCCTTTGACTCCGTGTATACGTTGCGCTCTTGGAAAACGTTCTTTCAAGTTTTCCCAGTTTTCATCAGCATTAGGTTCATTATAACTTATAAACACAATATCATAATCTTTAACTTTAGGATAACTTGCTACTGTTGCATGTTCTTTGCGCTGAGACACAAATCTATAGTCAAACTCTTTTTGTGTAATAGGATTATGTTTACTGCATAACACAATGCCATCAAAGTGATCTCCATTTAAGAACACGTGATTTATTGTTCTGTCGTATTCGTTATCATGTGAAAAATACATATCAAATTTGAATGCCTTTTCAACTTGTACTCTTTCAGGTACCATCCAAAACATTTCTGTCTTGCTCATCTTTAGTGCTTTGAGATAGTCTACATATGTAACAACTTCAAACTTTTCGTATTCGCAAGGTCCACTTGCTGTTATTTCCCACTCTTTTCTGTTTACAATAAACTTGTAATCTACTTGCTTTTTGTTAAGCTGCTTATGTATTGAACATAGGAAGACTCCATTATATAATTCTTTGCCTTCAACACTATGCACAAACGCATGATTTTCTCGCCTATCATAACTGTTATGATGACTAAAGTAAAATCCAAGATCAAAGTTAGGATCAATTGTCAAGTTTCTGCTTACTACCCAAAATAGTTCTGTAGTAGTTTGTTCAAATGCACGTTCGTATTCTTCAAATGTGTCTACATAGAAAAAATCGTACTGCTTGGGTACACTTATTTGTATGTCAACTTCTTTTTTGTTTACAAAAAATCTATGCTGTAGTTCCTTTTCTCTTATTTCTAAACGCTTTGGAAATAAGTTAATACCATCGTAATGTTCGCCGTTTTTAAAAAGATGAACGTATTCATTACTCCATGCATCAGGTACATAGTCAAAATCAAAATCGTCAAGTACTATTACGTCACTAGGTATGTACCAAAAGAATTTGGTAAAGGCTCTTTTTTGTGCTTGTTTAAAGCCGTCGCACTTTTTTACAGTAGGAAATTTAGATTTAAGTGTTTCATACTGTTCTGCATTTTTGTCATTTAGTTGATAGAATATATCATACATATCTTATTATAACACAGATCATTTCATATGTCTAGTATTTCCGTAAGAAACATGTTGATTTGATCCTTCGTAACTGCGCCACGGATCAAATACAATATAGTTACCTTCTGGTAACTTATCATTTTCATGTACTCTAACAACAACACTAGGAGTTTCATTTACTACCCAACCGCCTAGTTTTCTTACATAGTGTTGTACAAGTAAACTATAACTACCGTCTACATATTCAACATCAGGTTTGTAACTATCGCTACTAAACTGTATTTTGTTTCCGTACTTTAATATTTCAATAGCCATATTTTTTGCTTGTATTTCTCTAGCGTTCATTACACTATCGAATATGTCGTAGCCTAGATTTAGTTTATCTGCCATGTAGCGCAAAGCTATATTATCTCTTGGATGACATGCGCCTCCATCGCCCATTCCTGCTTTCATATAGCTTGGCCCCATAATACGCTGTGTACTATCACGTAATGCTCCTGTCACAACATCAACATTAATGTTGCCTTGCTTTTGTGCAACATCTTGTACCATATTTACTAGTCCAATTTTTGTGCTAATAAAGGTATTGTAGAATACTTTGATGCATTCACATTCGTCCCAAGTACCAATAACGTAGCGAGGATCATTTTCCATTATAGATTTATAAAAATCAACAAGTTGTTTTGCATCACCTGTTTCGGTACCATCTTCTGTACCTATCATTACCATTTCAGGATTAACCATATCCCAAGCAACTGTTCCCATAGCAATCAAATAAGGATTGTATACAAAGCGTGTGTTAGTTACTAGCGGTATAAACTCTCTACGCACTGTGCCAGGTAACACTGTGCTTATTAATACAAGTAATTGATCTTTTGTCATATGCTTGTTTGCTTCAGCAATTACTTCTTTAACAATGTCGTATTGAAAATCTTTTGGCTCTAGATGTGCTGTTGGTGCTCTGCCATCGTAATCTGGATCATGAGGTGTTGGTACAGCAACAAATACAATATCAGCACCATTAATTGCACTTTGGATTGTAGGGAACTGTGCTACATTACTATTGCCCCGTTTAGCAATATCATATCCAGTTACATTGTGTCCTTTTTCTGCAATAACTTCTGCACAAGGCAGTCCAAGTTTCCCTAACCCGATAAATGCTATATTCATTAAAATTTTACCTTATCTATAAATTGTCTATTCTTTACTGCTGCTCTCTGCAACATCTTTACATTATGTTCTAAGCGTGGCTTTAAACTAATTAATAGTTCTTTCAAATCTTTGCGTTGCTTTAAGTTTTGTACTACATTACAAATCCATTTAATTCTATCAGTATGCCATTGGTGTTTATATCCAGTGCCAAACAAATCGTCAAATGTATCAATGCCCCAACTATGAAGTATCTTATAAACGTTATCATCACCTAGCACAACAAACGGACGCATACCTATAATAGGCTTAAACACCTTTTCACTAACAAATACATTAGTATGTATCGTAGTTTCGCTAACAATGTTGAGAAAGTGAGAATTCCAATTGCTGCGTAATCCTAAACTAGTAATATCATTTGTAATGCCGCCTGCATCACCTGCTACGCTTTCGTCACCTTCTTTATTGACTACATCACTTTTAAGTGTTATCGGAACTTCTAGTCCATGATAGTCCCATGGGTTCTCAAACTTTCCTAAACTTAGATATCCACAGTCCTGTAAACCTCTTGTTATTAAATGCTTTACTAAAAATATTCTATGCTCATGCGGCTTTCTATTTAGACACATATAAACTTTAGTAATATCATTATTTTCCATATCCATTACATCAGCAGTTTCATACTTGTACCAGTTGTCATGTATAAAGTCTAGCCAAAAACTCCAATAATGATCTCCATCATAGTTTCCAAAGCGTACAACATTAGGATGCTTATCTATTGCTTCGTTTGCTTTTGTTCTGCATTTTCTGTTTTCCCAATCCGGACCACTATAACAAACTATTTTTTTAGGATTAGATGCAAGTAATTCTTTAAGGTCATTGTCTTTTTCTATCCAAGTAGAATTTATAAATGAAACGCCTGGTCCACATTTTGATAATAGCTGTTGCTTAATTTTTTTGTCGTGCTGACCTATAATTGTGGTTGAGTCAAAACCTTTATCATAATGCATGAGTATTCTCCAGCCAAGTCATTACATTTACCCATTTTTGCTTTCCTTTATGTTCAAAGAAAACATTTCGGTTGTGTACACATTTGTCTTTTATGTATTGACTTCCTAATATGTGATCTTTATTGCCGTCGACAATATTTTGTACATTTCTCAAAAGCAAATCACTCCTTTGTCTTATGTCAGTAATTTTGTCATACTCCTCATCAAATAATTCAGGAAATGTTTCATATCCATAGTGACGTAGAAAGTGTAGTGTGTTTACTTGGCTTGCAACTAAGAAAGGATGAAAATTAACAATTGGCTGATAAATTTTTTCTGTTATGAAAAGTACGTCTTCTACATTTACAGGTTCGTATGTTGTTTCTGTAACAAAAGAAAAATCACTATCTAAATAATGATGATTAATTAATGCACGTTGATTGTATCCTTGTTCTATTTCAGTTCCGTCATAATCAATAATGTAAGGAGCATCTTGTAGGAACATGTTTAATGGCTGTTCAAGGCTTTTGTGATGTTCTTCATCTAAACAATATTTGTCAATACTTTCATACATTGCATCAGTATGAAATCTATCTACATGAGGTTCAAAATATCTATTCAACCAACTGTAATAACTATGTCTTAGTAAATCACGTTTATAAAATTCCGCTGCAAAGAATACACGTTGATGTCTTGGATTGGCATTCTTAAATATAAACCGTTTGCTTTTTGGAGCATCGTAGTTTAGAAACGTGTCTACATCTAATGGCTTATCGTCCATTTGTGTAATTTCCATATTATACGTTGCTTCAAAACTGTCCATGCCATATACGTTAATTTCACTGTAGCCTTTTCTCTTTCGCCAAGCTGCAAAATTTTTCTGTATGTTTATATCACCAAACACAAGAAAAACTTTATGTGCAGGTATTGCTAAGTCTTTAACACAGAAATCAATAATTTCCATAAACCTTGGCATAGTTAAACTAAAGCCTTCATTTGGAAACCATAATAGTAACTTTAGTTTACTATCTAAATCACGTATTAGATTCAATGGCTCTTCATCAATATGTTCAAATACATTACGATATACAAATGCATGGTCAATCCAATCAATTTCAATATGATAGAAAGCTGGCTGTCCTACATAGTCCTTAGGGGTAGTACGCTGAACAGGTATATCTAGATAGTCACATACTTCTGTAATAAACTTTGGCTTTACACTCTTAAATTGATTGTACTTATATGCTTCTCTAGTACGCAACTCTTTAGGAACACCATTTGGTATCCATTTCTCGCCAACAACTCCGGATTGGTAATACAGCGTTATCATGTGTATGCTCCTTTAAAGTGCGGTAGCCAAAAGTTTTGTACAAAATCTTCGTGTGCTTCGTAACTAGGATGATTATCGTATCCATCGTCCCATGTGTTTAGATTATTGAGTGTATACTCTCGAAGTCCGCCGTCTTCATTGTCTGTAAACAAAAACTTATTCCAATGTATTTCATCTTGTAAAGTTACAAACTGATCAGCACACCATGTTTTGTATTCTTTTACAAATGCTCTAAATGTAGTAAATCTATATTCCCAACCTTTAAGTTCGCACATCTGTTGAACAAGCAAAATATTCGAAAGTGTTTGATGCCACATAGCATTTTGATTCCACATAAACTTTGAGTAAGATCTAAATGCATCTACATACTGTATGTCAATATCAAAGTTATTGCTCCACCTTGTTTTTTCACTAACGTTACCACCATTCAATAACCAATAATTTCCTGTTATTTTTTGAATGTCACCGTTTGCACTTGTTAGTGCATATACTCCAGGATTCATATCGTTATCGGATTCAGTATTGTTTTGGAATAACATATCTACATAAGGTGTTTCTGTTTCATGTAGTGGAAATTCGCTTCTAGTAGGAGAACTCCACATGATGCTTATGTCAGGCGTGAATCCTTCTCGTTCTGCTTTCAATGCACAGTCAATTACAGCACTTGCAATAAATTTATTGCCGGCTCCGCTTTTACTTACATTCCGAGAATTGTTATAGTTAAGTAAATCACGTTGGATAACTCTTGCCCAGCTATTATGCATGTCTGTAAAGCTACATCCTCCGAATATATGAAATTTTACAGCCATGTTTGTATTTCCTCATTTGATATCTTCATTTGTAAAAATCGTTGCTGATTATACTTTAGTCTTTGTTGTATATCATTTTTATCTATCGAATCTATGCTATTAAGATATTTACTTAGACTGTGTATCGCACTGTTGAATCTTGATATATCTTCGTGAATTGTATCGTATGTGTTGTCTAGTATGTCGTCAAATGTATCATATCCTTGTTGTCTTAAGAATTCTAATAAATTAGGCTGTCCTATATACAAAGCTAAATGGCAGTTTGCAATAGGCTTCCAAGTTTTTTCTGTTATAAATAATCCTCGACTAGCTTCAGGATATGTTTCAGTTACTAAACTAATGCTTGTTTCTTCGTATATCCATTTATTATGCAATCTGTCATTTTTGTGTATCTCGCTATTTGATCTATCAACAACTAGATGACTATGTCTATCACGCATGTGGTCAATTTCTGGTGTATCTTTTTTGTACATTTCTTTAAATGTATCGTAGTGATAATTATTATTAAGCTGGTTATATCTATTTAGGAAACTCACTAATCCAGTATCATACAACCCTGTGTCGTATAACATTTGTAGGGTATAGTAACGATGCCAGTCAGGCCTTCCATTCAAACACAAAAACTTTTTAGCAAATGTATTTTGATTATTTGTTTGTACTCCTAATTCCTTTATATGTGTAAGATAGTCGTATGCCCAGTAATTAAAGAATATGCCTTTAGACATATTTGCGTTACAGTGAATTACTTTACCAAAGTTATTGAAGTAATCAATATCTATATATGCAGGATCTCCTTCAGTATGAAATATTACTAGCGGAGTGTCTTTGTCATATTCTATATTACCTTTGCCTTCTATATGCTCGCATATCTGCAGATTGCCTTTAAAGTCTGAATATTTTTCAATAACAGAACCTAGTCTATTAGTATTAAGACACTCAAATGTACCTTTTGCTAAAGTAATTTTTGCCATAAACTTACACTTTCAAATCCGTTTTGTGTGCCGCTAGTATTGCATCCTTTACACGCCGCTAAACTACTTCGGTTACCTTTGTCTAATTTTTTTCTAACTTCGACAAATTGTTCACTATTCCATAATTCACTAAATGCTATATTATTAATATTTCCAAATGGCTGTTGTTTCCTACTCCAATCGTTACAGCATAGTCGAACTTGTCCGTCCCAGTCTATAAATGCTTTATAAAATGGTAACCAACAAGGCCTAAATACAGTTTCTTCCTTTGATACTAGTCCTCCTCGGTTATTGTAATTGTATTGTTCAATCAAATCCGGGCTACCAGTATCGTGATGATTTCGTATACGATAACTTATGTTACAATCTTGCAATAGATCTTGCACTTTGTTGTACTGTTCATTGCCATCATAACAATCAACAATAAGCATACTAAGTCCTGCATCAGATAATTGTGTGTGAGTTAATTGGCCTGACAAGAGTCTATCGCCGTTAGTAATAATTTCTGTGTAGTATACAGAAAATATCTTTATAAGTTCAAGTATCTGTGGATTGAGAGTAGGTTCGCCAAATCCTGTTATATGTATGTCGCCAGTATAATTTGCTGCTTGCAATCCTTTGACAAGATTGTTTGCTGTGTCTAATGTCATTTGTAAATTTTGATTAGGATATACTGCAGGATTACTACGTGGACAAAAACTGCACGTTCTATTACATAACTCAGTAGGATTAACTTCAACAACTCCTAAGCCTAGTAGTAAAGGATTACCAATGTTAGCTTTTAGATATCTGTTGTTCCTATAACTAATATGGTCTTGGACATTAAAATTTTGAGACATAACTATCAGGAATAATAAGTTTATTACTCCAATCAATTCCTTTTCGATTTGCAGGATGCTCGTTGTTTATAATCACAATACTTTTGTCTTTTGTATGTGTTACACACTTTTGCGGGTCAACAAATAATAATAGTTCAAATATATCACCTAAGAATTCTTTTTCTATATGTATACTAATACCACTATACGCACACTTGCTTGGCAATTCTTCCATTGGTAAGTTGCATTGTAGTAAATCAAATTTATTAAATAGCCCTTTAGTACGATCAAAGAATTTAAAGTTTAACATGTCCGTATGCACTTTGCAGTCAGTTGGATTGTTTACTACCATAGGCAAACTTCTAAACACTAAATCACTCCATTGATCTAATTTAATTTGTGTAAAGCCTTCAAAGTTTGTTGGCATAAGTTTTTCGGGCCAAGCGTCAGAACCTAAAAATTCGTATGTAAAGTCTTTGGTTGTTTTACCAGTATCTACACTGTTAACAAATAAACGTTCCTCAACTTCTGTTCTAAACAATATTGTATCGCTACTCAGTAAACTTTTGCGCAATGTTTCTTCATCAGTTATTACAACACCTTTATCACGTAGTTCTTTAAATGCATTTTGTTCTTTATGTACAGTAAGCATTAAAGGCATTGTCTTACAATTAAGAAACTTTGCTGCTACACACCTATTGGTTCCGGGATGAACCATATATGTTCCATCGTCCATATGATTTACTGCCTTGACACTATTCTTCCATCCGGTCTGACAATAGCTTTGTACTAACCAAAGTATTTTTTCAAAATGATGTACAACTATGTTTTCACCGCCCATTGGTGTAATTAATGCTTTAACTGAAAAATCTTCAACTACACTTTTTGCAATACTCTTATCACCATGCGGATTTTCTAACAGCCAATCATGTAATCTATCTTCGTCAAACTTTAGCCACCAACGTAATGTCTCCATTGGTGCTTCAAATAATATTACAACGTGGTCATCAAACCAATCTTTATCAAAGAAATCTTTACCTTGAGTAGACATATTACTCTCCTAATAATAGTGTGTTTAGTTCAGGAAATACTTGTGCAAAATTTTCTTCCCTGTGTTTATCTAATATATGCGTATATTTAAAGAAACTATCAATTGCTCCGTTGCAATTAGACATTTGATCTGCAAATGGTTTGAATTTATCATTGCCAAGTTTATCTTTAATTACTTGATGTGCATGTTGAGGTATTGCTTGCACATTATAGTGCTTAGGCCCATGTAGTGCGTTTAAGAACAACCGGTCTTCAGGAAGACCAAGTGTGTTAAACCATTGTTGAAATTCTGGCAAATATAATATATTAAAAATATTTACAGTGTGGCAAATACTTGTGTGCAAGAACGGTTGTTCATTTGCAAAACGCAGATTACTTTCAGCTTCTTTCCAAACTGCTGGATGACGTTGGTATTCAAACTGTTTGCCTGTGCCGTCAATACTAAACATAAGTTCAACCCATTTAAATTCTTTCCAAAGATCTAACATTTTTTGTGTGGGCTTTATTGTAGTATTAGTATTATAGTGTAAACTAATTTTATGTGCATGACCTCTTTCTACACACTTTTCTAATAATTCAAAATGTTTCTTAATTAATAAAGGTTCACCGCCTGTGAAATCTAGCCATTCAATATACTCAATTACTCTTTCAAGGTCACGCCAAATAGGACTATTATCTTCTATCCAGTAACTTTTAAGGTTAGGATTAAGAACTTCTCCGTATAATAATTTTTCATCTTCGGCCCATTTGAAACTGCTAAAGCTGCTACATATTCTGCACTTTAAATTACACACTGTTCCTAGCTTTAGATCATAATAGATAGGCGGACCTAGTTTTCCAATCCTATGAAACATATGTTCAAAGCGTTCATTATCTGCTTGACGTTTACTACGTATACCCTGCGATTCGTTTTTCCAACATTGGTTACAACCAGCAGGTTTCTTTCCTGCTAAGAAATCTTTGCGCAATGTTTTCATTTCTTCACTAGACCAGATTTTGCTTAGACCGTCTGTGCCAAAGTGTCCTACAGCTGGTCCTTCATATAAGCAACAAGGCTTTGCATTGCCTACTGCATCAGCTTCAATATGTATCCAAGGATTTATACAAATATCACTCAATTGCGCTCCTAACCATAGGGTATATATATTCGTCTGCTACAAGTTTGTGTCCTTGAGGTGATATATGATAACCATTGTCAATGTAATGATTATTATCTAAAAAGTTGTGTACACTATCTTGATGTACCGGTACTGGTAGTACTTTTTCTACATCTATAGGCGTTGGTACCCACGGAAAGAATATAATCTTGTCACCAAAGTTTTCTATATAAGATTTAAGCATATCTAGTTGACACATTAATTGTTCGGTAGCCAATGTACTAAATGTATGATTTTCGTATAAGAATTTTGTAGTAGTGTCAATATCACTTTTCTTACTTAAACTATTAGAGTATTCACCTACAGTAATCTTGTGTGTCTTTTCTTCTGTTATTCCCCAAAGGCGTGTATGCTTGCCTTCTCGTGTCCATACTGGTTGTTCTAGATTGTCATGAAATCGGTTGTCTAGAAAATTTTTCTTACCACTAATAGATATTTGCATTCTATCAAATGTAGTTAACTGAAACAAAACAACTTTTGGTTTATACTTTTGGTAAAGTCTATATGCTGAGTATACTGCATACGCATTGTCTATGCCGGCATGTCCGCCATTTATAACTGTTGTTCCGCACTTGTCTTGTAGATAAGCCGAAAAAGTTTCATTTGATTCTACACCAGTACCAAACGTCCAGCTGCATCCAATAGTAAGTATCATTTTACCAAGTCCTGTAATTCAGGAAATGTTTCTGCAAAATTTTCATTCCTAATTATGTCTACCATTTCTATGTTTTTCTTAAACTCTGGTATTAGATGAGATGTATCTGCATCATTCATAAATTTTGCAACTGATAAGAATCCACGCTCAACTCTTTCTTCGCCCCATCTCTTACACTTTTCTGCCATATCTATATATTTTTTAGTTAATTCTTTTTTCATGCTTGCAGGTAGTATTTGTAAACTTAGATGCTCAGGATGATGGACAATGTTAATATGAAAGTCTCTTGGGTGTCCTATAAAGTTATCTTCTAATGCCCATTCGTAGAAATCTGTCATATGAAATGCATTTTGTACACTAACTGTAAAGTTAACAAAAAAGTTTATATCAGGTGCTTTTTGTATTATTGCTTTTCTATTAGCAACAATCTTATTCCAGTCAGTACCTTTACGTATATATTCTGCTCTTGCGCCGTAGCCATCTATACTTGCTCCTACATGTACGTTATCAAATCTAGGCCAAATGTCAAGAACATCAAGTTTTTTGTATCTTAACTGGCTAAGATTAGTATTATAACGAATGATAGTATCGTACTTTTGCATTTCATCTAGTTTATTTAAGATACGGTAATGTTCTTCCATTAGTAATGGCTCGCCGCCAGCAAAATAAATATCTTCTACTTTATCAAATAACGGTTCTATTTGATTCCACATGTTAATATTTTTACCTGGGTCAGGTAAGTCATTAGGTAATTGACCCCACATCTTTTTTTGATCTTCGTACCAACCTGTACTTAACTGTGGACCGCAACTTCTGCAACGCATATTACATATATTAGAAAATCTAAAGTCCCAGTAGTGTATACTTAAATCATCTAAACTTCCGTCAGCATTTGTTGTTTGTAATAAATCCATATGATGCGAAAAAGTTTCATTCATATGTGTACGCAAACTTGTTCCGCCATTTGACTCATTAATAAAGCAGCGTTTACAACTTGCTGGTTGTTCATTGTTAAGAAACTGTGTACGCAACTTTTTCATATCATTGCCATTCCAAATTTCAGCAAGAGTATTTTGATTTAAATTACCAACTGAATCTTCCATAGCTGTTAAGCAACAAGGATATACATCGTTGTTAGGCCATGTATGTAAATGTATCCACGGTGATATGCATTTGTTGTCAGTCATATGTTGCTAGAGGCTCATCAATATTTTTTGGATCTGGTTTTAGTATCCAACCTTCTTTTTCTGCAAGTTCCATAATACTTGCATCAGTGTCTGGAATACTTTCAACCCAGTCTGTTAGTATTTTAGGAAATACACTTAGGCTTTTGTTCCTACGTACATCATATTGCTGATAGAAAGTTTTAAAGTCACGCCACAACGTAGCAGGGTTACTTGTACGTCTATGCGGAGCATCTACTGTAACTAAGTAATCTATCAAACGTTCAATACTTGCCTTTTCAAACTCGTGCCATAATTCTTTGTCTTTGTTTGCTGCATACCAAGTAGATAAATTTTTGTGGAGTTCATCTTTAATATGGTTAGGTAAAGCAAGTGGTGACTGAAAGCTAGGAAATCTCAAAAGGTTAACACTTACACTTGGCCATTTACTTCCTGTTGTTTCTTTCAATTCATATATTTGATCTAAGAAATCTGTAATACTAAACAAGCATAAACTATTAATAGTCATCATTACATGTAGATTTGCATTTGCTTCTGACAATATACGCTTTACATTGTTTAACCATTGTTCATAAACTAGCCCGTCACGTATATATTCTGCTTGAGCACCTACAGCTTCACAACTTGTATAAATTTCAAAGTTCTTAATACCATGCGACTTTTGTATAAGTTTATCTATTATATCATTCTTAGCAATTAGATTACTATTAATTGCAAAACGCATCTTGCTATTTTGTGCTTCAAACCAATCAAACAATTTCCAAGTGTTATGGCTCATTAAAGGCTCGCCGCCTGTAATGCGTAGTTCTTCTAAACTACTGCTAAGTCCGTTTTCCCACCATTTCCAAAATGCTTGAATGTAAGGATTATCGTCATCATCTTTGTAAGGTTGTGTCCAACTGCCGTCTTGTCTAAATGCACCAGCACCATCACTTACTAAGTTTGTGTACTCGCCATTCTTTTTAATATCTTTAGCCCATGTGGTTGAGAAACTTGCATTACAATAACTACATGCTAAGTTACACGTTCTGTCAAACGCAATTTCAAAAGTTTTGAGGTGAACATTTTCTGTGTAGTTCATATCATATGCACGTTGTAATTCGTCGTCATCATAGATAATAGTTTTAAAGACTCTGTCACTAACAGCATCTTTTTTCATATCTTCCATTTTCCAACAATACTCACATTCAGCAGGTCGTTGTCCAACTTGCATCTGCTTACGCATTTCCTTTTTGTGCTTTGTGTTGTGTATAGCAGTAAAGTCTGCTTCAACTTCTTCAAGCGGTATTTTGTGTGCTGGCGGGTGATGACAACTTGTAGTAGTGCCGCTACCTAACCATGTAGTTGCATTATACCATTTAGCACCACAGAAGCTAGGACTTTTAGCGTTAATAACTCTGTCTCTATACTCTGTTAAACTTTCGTCGGGTTTCTTAGGCATTCCAGTCCTCTAATATTTCTCTATATTCAGGAAACACTTTCCTAAAGTTTTTTCTTCTACGTTTATCGTATGCTTGTATGTATCTTACAAAATCCTGTCTATGTTCAATAGCTGGCTCAGAATTACGTAAATAATCACAGAACCTTTTTATTTGATCCCACTCTTCTAAATAAAGTCTAGCAAACTTATCTGGGCTATGATACTTTAACCAACTTTCACAGGTAGATTCAATTGCACTTGCATATAGTTCTCTATCCTCAGTATCTAAGAGTGTGCATTGTAAATGCGGTGGCCACCGCATAATGTTTATGCTTAGAGGTATCCTATTATATTCAAACGCTTTGTTATACTTTTTTCTAAAGTCCATTACCACGTTAATAAATTTCTCAAATGTTGGCAATGCTAATATGTTTATAGTTGTCATCATTGCTACTGAACTGTCAGTTTGGTCTAATACTTGTTCTACGTTTGTTATCCATTGTGCATAGTCTAACCCATCACGCGAGTATTCTGCTTGCTCACCAATACTTTCTAAACTTGTGTACACATCTATTTTTTTGACTTTACCTTTTAGTTTGTTAATTGACTCTATCAACTTTGTTATTAGTTTATCAGGAACACACAAGTTTGTGTTTATTGCTATTTCTAAATTAGGCTGTGGATTTTCTACTAGCATGTCTAGAAGTTTCCATGTTTCTTTACTCATTGTAGGTTCGCCGCCAGTAATACGCAACACCTTTAAATGAGGTAACGCATCAGGAAACCATTTCCAAAAAGCCTTAACGTAAGGATTTACTTCACTGTTAAGGTAAGGAAACTTTTGTGTCTTTTTGAGATAACTTAGATCATGTGATCCGTGCTTTGTAGGATAAGATCCATTTTGCTGTATATCTTCCATCCACTTACTGCTAATTTCAGGTGAACAGTATGAACATGCAAAGTTACATGCATTAGAAAAACTTACTTCTAAGTAACTTGGATATGTATTTTCATTAGGATTTGATTTTGCAATTTCATCAAATCTATCCCATGCCCAATAGTCGGCTGTCTTATAGTGTCTGTCACTAAAGTAATTTTTATCTAAGTCTTCTATGTTCCAACAGTAATCACACTCTTTTGGACGTTCTCCGTTCAGCATCATTTCACGCTGTTTCTTTTTGTGTTTACTATTGTGCAGTGCATGTGGATTACCCATTATTTCACTAATAGGTATCTTATGAGGAGCAGGATGGTGACAACTATGATTATATCCGTTTTGCAAGTATAATGTAGTTTGTAACCACTTAGCTGTACAGAAACTACAACTTACAGAATTTATCTGTTTCCGTTTCTGCTCAAGTAATTCGATGCGCTTTTCATTACTCATTCAGGATCAATCACAAACTGTTGCTTTGGGTTTCTACTTGGGTTTTGGTATACCGTCTTAAAGAACTTGCTCTGTTGAGCGTCTAAGGGCTCAACAGCAATAGGAATATTTAATTCTTTTATTAATTTAGTTCCGAGTTCTGTAGAATAATACTCAATGTCTTCTTGTACTAATTTACCTTTTTCTTCCCACATAGCGTTTAGATATTCAAAGTCACGCACTTGTACATAATCCCAGTCAGTACACATTGTTTGGTACAGCCCTTCTCTAGCACCGTATATAGCCCAAGCACCGTTTCGTACATCAGAACCTAGCATTAACCAAATCCATAATCTATGCAAATTCTTCCAATGACCTTTTAGAAATTGTTCTTGTGTAGGCTTTACACCTTGATCTAGTGCCATCTTAACACCTTCTCTAAATCCTGCACGCCATGCTTGTTGTGGTGTTTCGTTATTATATACATAACTGTAACAACTATTTTGTTGTATATACTTTAAGTCCCAACAAAAGTCTACTTGTGCATGTGGATTGTCTGGATCTGCATTTTCGTGTGTTTTCATATCTAATACATACTGCTTTGGCCAACACTTTAGTCCGCCATTACCATACATAAGTCCATTAATAACATTTTTGCCGCACCAACTAATTACACTATGTTCCAAATCGGCGTGGGCGTCAAAGTCAATTTCTTGTACAAGGAACTCTGGGTTAATTTGATTGTCACCATCAACTGTAATAAATCTGTCAGTTTCACTTAATTTTGCACATGCTTTGTGTGCAGCGTCACTACCTTTTACTCCATGTACACGTTTAGCCCAAGGAATCTTACTACACAAGTCCGCATAGTTCTTTTCAGCGTTAGGCTCGTCATAAGACAAATAGATTATATCATAATCAATAACTTTAAATTTATTACTCATTAATTACCTCATGCTTATATGTTTCAAAATACTTTGCAGTATAAACGCTTACAACATTATTTTTAAATTCAAACTTTGATTCAAATGGAAAATTAAATTCATCTGTTTTAATTAAATCATTTACTGAAAGACGTAATGACCTTAATAGAATATTAGGATCGTACTTTGCTGTAATACTAAAGAATATATTACTATTAATATTTACTGCTTCTGAATTCAAAAATTCACGCAAAGACTTACTTACTTTAATTGTCCAACTTTGTTTAATATTATCTTGGAAAATAATTAAATCACAATCACCGTCAACAAACATAGGCACTTCATAAAGTGTATTATATACGTGATCATTTTCAGTTTCTAGGTCGCCTCTTTCTCTAAGTGTGTATTCTTTAAGGCCAATGTCAAAAACAACTTTGTATTCATTCATTGTCTTTGTGCCAGACATGATCTCTGTTATACTATTTGCATCTACTTCAATATAAGAATTGTCATCGTTACCTTTTTTGCCTACTCTAATAAGCTCTCCAGTATCTGTGTCAAATTCTACAAAAGTTTTTGTTGGTACTTGTAGCCCTTGAATCATATCTAAGAATGTATTTGTTTCAGACATCTAATAACTCCTCGTATCTCTTTATAACAGCGCCTTCTATAAAGTCTTTTTCTGTGTAATGTAAAATACCTGTTTGTATGTGATTACCTAACTTTAAATTACAATCTTTATCCATATAAACACTGATTCTGTTTTGCCATTTGTTTATTGCTTCGTGCCAATCTTGTATTCTTGGCTTCATATGTGTAAAACTTGGAAACTTTACTCTTGTATTCGTAATTTCAGAGTCACAATCTAAAATCTTAGATACAATAGCTGCACTTACATCAATACTACAACGCTTAGGATAATGTTCTTTAACATATTGCCCGTAGAATAATTCCCAATTATTAACTACAAGTTCTAACCAAGTATAAAACTTATGAGAAAACTCACATTTCTTAAAGTAATGCAATCCTGAGTACAAGTTAGGCAATTCATTTGCAGTAAATGCTTTGCGATAATAATCACTAGTAACTAAATCACCTCTATACGTGTAAACATTACTTACAAAGTACATTTCATAGTTTTCTAAAAACTTTACCCATGAGTCAATATCTTGCAACACTAACATATCTGTATCTAACACCAACGTTCTTGTATAAGGAGATACATGATATATTTTCCAGCGATTTGATATTTTCCAATTTTCTTTTTCTGCACTGTCAGTCCATGGTATTTCAATAATGTTATCAAAAAATCTTTGATACTGTGCAGGTACTTCGTCATTAGTGATAAGACTAACAGGAATACCAGGATTAGTTTTTGCAATACTCATTGCTGTAACACATGCTTGCTGAACATAGTCGTCAACATCATTATTTTGCGCAAGCATTACAATACCAAAATTATCTTCCATTGGATGTCTCCTTGTCAATTTGTCTTACAAGACTAAATTTATTCATTACGTGAATACTTTGTCCTCTAGTTCGAAGTGCTGTGTATTCTCCTATATGTTTTTCTTTTTCAACTAAGAAAAGCATGTTGTCATTATCTAAATCCCACAATATATCTTTATCTAAAGTGTACAATAGTTTTCCAGGCAAAGGTGTTACAAAGCCACCTTGCTGAAATCCATTCATCATGTGTATTGCTATACTAAATGCAAAGTCATTTCTAAACATTTTGCTAGGTATTTGATAAACTCTTCTGTAGTGATCATATTCGTCTTGTATATGTGCAACTAAATCAAAAAATCTTTCGTTAATACTTGTTTTTTTGAAGTATACAACAGTAGCCCAATAAAAATCTACACTACTATCACTTACATACTTAAATTCTCTTGGATTTCTAATGTTAGATATGTCTATGCTATCTCGATATATTGAAAAGTCATTTACACTACCAAATACATTTTTAAGTAAAGAGTTAGACACTACATAATCAGTGTCCATAAGTATTGTTTCATCATACGGAGAGAATCTGTATGCATTAAATCTATCTAAATTTTTGAAATGCGCACGTTGGCTACTCATTGCGCCATCGTTGAATGTTCTGCCGTTGTCTTTAATCCAAGGTTCAATTGGAATAACCTGATCAAATACTGCTGTATCAAATTCACGTTCTAAATAATGGATAGAATCTGTTACTAGAGTCGTTGGCACGCCTAAGTATTGCTTTACACGTTTAGCTAAGAAATATGCTTGTTTGATATAATCAATTTGATCATTATTTCTAGCAAATAATAGTACGCCTTTGCTACTCATAGTCTACTAAATTTTCCACTGACCTATTTGACTTTATTTTTTCATATTCTGCAAAATAATTATTTGAAGCAGTAAAGTAAACATCTAAAATGTCGTCATAGAATGATTCTAAACTTAGAATGTTTGTAGGTATATCGTTGTCATCTGTAAGCACTGCTTCTTCAAGACCCTTTTCAACTAATAGACCTACAAATGTAATCAGTTCTTTAGTAACAGAAAATTGACATCCGTTTGTATAGTACAATAAATCTTCAAAATATTTTTCTTTAAGTAATCTTTTTTGGTTATTCATAGTAACCATGAAGTTACTAAAGTCCAATGCTTTTTCTAGACGTTCATCCATAAGGCTCTCCAAGTTATTATAATAGTATATAATACTTTTTGGATTTTGTCAAGAAGAACCTGACTAGATAGTTTGTAAAATTGTACCTGTTACAGGTGAAATATCAACAGTAGTATAATCTACTTCATCTATTGTAAATGTACCAGATGGACGGAATAGTTGAACACTAGAATTTAATGTTCCAGTAACATCTTCGTCAATATCAAAGAATGGTGCTTGTGATGGAGGGCTATCAAGATCTTGGAAACGTACTCTAAATCTTATTTCAGTGTTGCTTATTTCTCTTACATAGATATCCCAGTCATTATCTACATAATCACTACCTGAATAATTAGCAAGTAAAGTGTACCCTGCACTAAGACCTATATAATTGCCTTTATTAGCTTGTATTGTTGCAGAACCTGATGTTGTTGTTGCTGATCTGCCAAAAGTAACTATCCCAGCTGTGGATAATAACGAGCGCCAGTCATTTGTCTTTAGTCCTGAACCACCAGTTATACTAGAAAATATTCTAATCTCGCCGCCAGCATTAAAAAATCCTTGACGTTCGTTTGCGTTTTGCCAGTTTACACTAAACTCGTGTGTAAGTGTGCCGTTCCAATTTGTAAATCTTTGTCTTGATATTGTAGAACCTGTACCGTCACGTAGATCATCTAAATCGTACTGTCCAGTTCCTTGGGCAAATAAGTTTGCTTCAATTTGTGTCATTAAAGATTCTAATTGTCCAAGTATAGTGTCGTCAACTATATCAACTTGTGCTGTCGGAGTAAAGTCTGAAAGAGGATTAGTACCTGTTTGATGTACTCTAGCTGCCATAATATCAAGGTAAAGATTAAACCATTGTGTCGCTGTTATTCTATCACCTTGTACTTCACGTAATCTATGAGTACCTACTGTTCCGCTTACAGCAACAAGAAGTTTAGAGCTGTTATTAATTGCAGCCGTAGTATGTAATGTAAATGTATTTGCACTTACTCGATTTACATAATAGTAGTCTTCGTTATTAAGGCTGTATATATCTTGATTGCCTTGATTATCATATAACACTAAATCTCCGTCTACAAATCCGTGACCATTTATTGTTATAACACTAGAATTACTTATAGAACTTGCTACAGCCCAGTTTACATTTCTGTAATTGAGAGCAGTTGCATTTCCGCTTCTAACAGGTTGTGCATATCCTGTTGTACTAGATGACAATAGTGGATTGCCATAAACTGCGGCAATTCTATCTTGCAAATTATTAAATCTTGTTGCTAGTACTGATGTAGGCATGAGAGCTCCGTAACTGTATCACATAACTATTTATGCGTAGTTAAAGTATGATAGAATTAAAGAGATTCGGTGCTTCTACTTCAACGCTTGGGCCTGTTGCTCGGTATACTTGTATAATACTTTTTAATATTCCGTCAACACTTTCATCAACGCCGCCAACAATACCGCCTGGAGGTACTGGTAATATAGGACTATCACCAGTGTCTTCGTCTCTATATGATATTAAAAACTTAATTACACTGCTATTTTGCTTTTTAGCAGCAATAGTATATCTGTTTTCAGCATATGCTGCATTTACGTCACTACCTACTTTTTGGTAAATTAGTTGGTATGTTGTAGTTAAATCATAAAATCCAACACCATATGCTTGTCCAGATCCTGAAGATGCTGTAGTATTATATTTAAACTGTACTGTGCCTGCATTGTTAAGAATTACACGCCAGTCATCTGTCTTTAATTCTGAGCCACCTGATAATGTACTGTAGAAACGTAATTGTCCGCCACTATTAAAGAAGTGCCTTGCTCCATCTGCATTTTCAAATGTTACTTCAACTTCGTGTTGTAAATTGCCACTCCAACCTGTTTCTCTTGTGCTAGTTACACCTGCTGTTAAACTTGCTTGTGAATCATTGATCTGAAATCTGTCAGCTTCAATGTTTAGCATTAAACTTTCAAAAGCACTTACTGCTTTATCTACATAAGGCGAAGTATCATCGTCAATAATTAAATCTGCAACATTTATTGATTGTATTTGAGTAGGAACTATACCTGTCTGATGGGTTCTTGCTCTACTCATATCTAAGTACAACCCTTGCATATCGGCTGCTGTAACTGTTGCACTTGCAAGTGCTTGATCACTTGCTAGTGTTTGGCCGTAACCGTCGGAACTACTACCATTACCTTGTATTGCTGCAATACGAGATTGTAAGTTGTTGAACCTTGCTGCTGTAATTAGATCACCGACTGCCATAACTTTTCCTTATACTTTAAGTACGCATTCTACTAGTTTTTCACCTTCGTCACTATTGCTTTCTAATGCAATACCAACTAACGCTGTTGCTGCAATAGTTGAACAAACACCATCTTCCCAAGCATACACAGGTTGTCCTTTTGAAACTGGTCCAGATACTCTTACTGGAACACGCCCTTTAAGACCAATTGCTTGACCGTCTGCTTCACTGTTCATTAAGTATGCTGGTTTTTCTGAAATAACACCTATACACATATTACTTGCACTTGCTGCTTTTGTTTCGGCTTCTCCGCCTACTGCCATTGCTGTACCTACTGGATATTCTTCGTCAGTTGTATACTTTTCTGCAAGGTCAGCATATTGTGCTTCAGTTGCTCTACCTTCAAATGTTACTGCTCTAAGTTTGTTGTCTGATGTTCTTATAGCTATTGTACCGTTTGGCGCCGCTGCCGGACTTTGTGCTGAACTTGCAGAAATATAATTTCCACCTTCGCCTCTAAGTGTATCAGCTTTTGTTGCTACTCCTACAAAACTTGTTGCATAAACATTTGCCCATCGTAGTGATTCACTACCAAGGTTCTTTGTATTATCTACAGCTGGAACCATTCCATCTGATACTATTGAAAGAACATGCTGTGTTGTACTTGTACCATCATTTACTTTGAAAGCAATTTTACTATTTGCGCCAACAGTATGTTCTATAATACCTGAGCCTTGCAACGAACCTGCCGCTGTTTCAACACGAATTTTTAGATCTAAACTGTCGCCTACTGCAATTCCGTTGTCTTTTTGGAAATTAACTTCTTCAGTAAATACTGTAGCCGAGCCTGGTGCTGCAATAACATATTGACTTGCGTCAACACCGCCTAATTTCAATGCGTTTGTAGATGTTCCCCAAAATCTGTGATCACCTGTTGTTATGCCAGTGTCAGGGGTATTGACAAGCGTGATGCCTTTTTTGATTTTGGAAAATCCTGAAATTGGATTTGAATCTGAAAGTTGAAATGCTGTAGCACTATGTATTGTAATTACTTCGTCGGAAATAATACCTTCAATAATTGTATGTGGCCCACCAACAGTATCAAGAATTTGACGACTACGCATTTGGGTAACACCTTCGCCTGCATTCTGTGGTCCAATTAATACAAAGTTTGTGCCATCAAACACATATAGTTGTTTGTTTGATACGTCCCACCAAAAGTCACCTTGTGTTAGTCCTGTTGGTTGTGCTGCTTCAACTTCTGAGCCACCTGTTGTACGCCATTTATTTCCATCGTAAAACTTTAATTTGTTAATAGTACTATCGTACCAAAGCTGCCCGCTAATTGCACGTGGTGGAGGATTAGCTCCACTAAAGTTTTCTAACAAAAACAACATGTTTTCGTTTTGAATTTCACCATATCCTGCATAGTTTTTGCCGATGAATTTTAGATCAGTTGTTGTATCAACTGTACCATCTTCAACTATTGTTAGGATAGTGTTATTATATCTATCTATTTGATAAGCCATTTGTTACCCCTAATGCTTTAATATTATTTATCGTAATTTTTATATTCCTGGATCAAGGTTTACAACTGTGAGTGGATCCCAAGTGTTTACCCCGCCAGCTTCAACACAAGTGTAGCGTTTTAACCCTCGGCTAATTGTAATACTAACTGTACCACTAGCAGGGAAAAATGCAACGTCTTGCATTACTGATTCGTTTTGTGTTCCGTTGCTGTCAACAGCAACAAATGATATGTTTTTAACTGCATCAACATCAATGTTTTCAGCAGTAGATGCTGCCGCTGTAGTTGTTGAAATAAATGCAAATGATCCAGCAATCTTTTTAGCTGATGGAAACATTGCTTCTAAATGATTGCATATATCACTATCATCTAATCCAGTAATATCTAAACTAAACACAATTGGCTGTGTTTCTATTTCATAGTCTACATAACCTTTAGTTGCAACTGTGTCATCTGTATCTTCTATCGATTCGTCATTTTGTGCAATTGCTCTGTTTTTAGATATCGGAGTTGCTACTCCTGTAATCTTTGCCTTTGATGCTTGATTAATTCTACCTGGATCTGTTGCTGGATTAGGATTTGGTATATCAACACCCATTGAAGTTGGATATTTAAATGATTCCGGACTACTAAAGAAATTGTAGTTAGGTTCATTTGTACCAGGTCCTGAAACAACAAATCCTGGATTGCTTAATAACATAGTACCGTAACTATCAACTCTTAGACTTTGTCCGTTTGATGTAATTGTATTACCATTTAAATTTAAATTATCAACATTTAGGTATTGTAGTGTACCAATTCTAATTAGCCCTTCAGCAAATCTAATATCATTTTCTAATCTGTCTGCACTAAGTTTGTCTGCACCGTTAATTTTATATGACTTACCAGTAACTAAATCAAAGTGTTCTGTGCTTGTCCATGCATCAGTTGCTGACTTCCAAGTAAGTGATTTATTTGATGTTTCAGCAAGTAATATTAGGCCGCCATCGTCCATCTGTGCATCTGGAAGCGGCGCACTATCTTCGCCTCTACCTAGTTCAATATTTTTGTCTTCTACACGCAGTGTACTCACATCAACAATAGTCGAATCACCTCTTACTGTAAGACTGCCTTCAATAATAACATCCTTAGGAGTATTTGCATATATTGCATCACTTCCGCCAATATGTAACATTGCTTCTGGGTTACTATTAAATATACCAACTCTATTATTTCTAGAGTCAATATATATTGAATCAACTGTTAAGTCTAACGAACTACTTTTTGTTCTTAATGTTAAATCACTATCTGTAACTTGGTTTTCAATAAAGTAGTTTCCGCCTAATATTTTGTGCGCTACGTTCGGAGCAGTACCTAAGATTAAACCACCTTGATTGTTAATTGTAATTGTACCTTGAGCAACAGCATCAACATCTGAAGGAAGGAACTGTTCAACTGTACGTACATCACCATCAGCTGTAAGCAAAGCGTTTGACGAAGTAGCTGTTCCGTGGAATTTAAAGTTTGTTTGGTCAACAACATTAAAGCCTTCTTTGATAATACCATTTGGATTATCTACTGTTACTAACTGAGCAATACGTTGTGAATACTGTGGAGTAAATTCAAGATTACTAAACACTCCAACTAATTCACTTGCAACAAATAATTTTGCTACAGGACGTGAACGAGACTGTTCATCAATAATTGTATCAATTCTAAATCCACTTTCACCTTGTAGTGAACTATATTGTGGACCAGCTAGTGTTAAGTCTGTGCCGTCATAGAAATATAATTGGTTATTTAGGTTATCAATCCATAAGTCGCCAGCAACCATTGTAGGTGCTGTAGCTTGTACAAACGGACCACCTGATGCTTTCCAAACTGTACCGTCATAAACTTTTAATCTTTGCTCAGCTGTATCCCACCAAAGTTGTCCGTCTAATGGATTTGTAGGTGCTGCTGTATTAGCAAAATTTTCTAACATCTTAATAAAGTTTTCGTTAATAAATTCACCAAAACCTTCGTAGTTTCTTCCGACCAGTATTAAATTTGTGGACTGATTATCAATCTGTCCGTCAATTAAGTCTACTAGTAATGTGCCGTCGGTTTTATTTAATTTATAACTCATCTTTATTATCCAGTATATATAATGTAATTGATTGCCAAATATGGATTCATTGTATCAATTGGTGTACCTAATGTACCTGTTGTTTTAACGCCGCCACTTGACGGTAATGCTTGTCCTGCTAGTGTACCTGTAGGAGCATCATATTGAATAGCCTGGTCATCGTCTGGTACACCTGCATTATCACGTACCGCATAATACTGCGCATTGTCTGCGCCGCGCATATCATGTTCGTGTTCTGGTAAGTTGTCAATACCTACTGTAATAGTTTCACTACCTGCTGAGTTACCAATTGCTTGCGCACCTGTACCAGTAACTCTACCTGCTGACGGAACGTCTCCCATATTATCAAGTCCTAGTGGGAATCTACCTCTAAAGTCTGGCAATGCAAAAAGATTAACACCGCTATCTGATAATTGATCAGGATCTTTAAAGTTAAATCCTATTGACAGGAATAATTCACTAAATTCTGATTTTCTAATTTCTTGACCATTACAAAATAACCATCCTGTCGGAAGTGCTGATCCACCAAACGGTACAATTGTACCTGCTGGAATAAGTGGAATAGTTTTTAAGAAATTTTGCTTACTAATTCTATATAAGCCTTGTGCATCACCTGATGTTTTGTTAATAAGAATTTCATCGCCGGGGCTTCCGTTTGCTAAACTTTCTTTATTACTAATAAACGAATTACTAATTGAAGTTACAAACGTTTTTGTGCCTTCGCCAGTTTTGCCATCAAATGCAAAACTTGTAGCACTTACATCTCCAGACATTGCAAATTGTGTAGCACTTGAAAGTCTATCTGCTGATCCTGCTTTACCTGATACTGTACCTGAAACATTACCTTGTAAATTACCAAAGAAATTGTTTGAATATATTTGATCATATCTATTTAGGTTATTACCTACAATGCGTGTTCCGTTACCGTCAGGTATAATGTTTCCTGTAGACAAAATTCCGCCAATATCAAGGTTTGCGCCTACATATGCATTTAACGCAACTCCCAATCCGCCTTTTGTAATAATACTACCTGTACCAATACTTGAAGAATTAGTTGTACTTTCAACTTTTAACTTACCTGTATTTTCTATATCGCCAGGAGTACTTGCAATTTGTATGTTTCCTCTAACATCTAATGCTTCGTCCGGAGCAGTATTATTAATGCCTACAAAACCGTCGCTGTCAATACGCACTACAGTATTTGTTTCTGCGCCAGAACGCACTCTAATATCAATGTTTGATCCTGAAGTATTGTGCTGAATAATTCCAGCTTCGCCTTCAACTTGTAAACTTAACTGTCCGCCTTCACCAATTTGTATACCTTGGTTACTTTTAATTCTCATTTGGCTATCTGTTGTACTTGGAGCATCACCTCTTAAGAAGTTGTTTGCACTAACTGTTTCAATACCGTTTGCTACCAAAGGACTGTTTGTTACTTTAAGAGCTGCTGCTTTTGACGACAGTCCTATAAATTGATAGTCATCTGTTTGATTTGGGTTTGCTAAGTTAATACCCTTTGATACACTATCAAAACCAAATATCTGTGTTTTTAAACTAAATGCAGAGTCGCTTATAATAGCAACTGTTGTATCTCTAATATCAATTTTTAAGACTGTGTAGTCTATATTATCCTGACCTACTAGTGTTACAGGTGTTGCTCCTGTTACAAGACCATCAGAGTAACTTGGACCAACTAATATCCAGTTAGAACCTGTATACAAGTATAGTTGTTGGTTATCAATATCAACCCAAAGGTCACCTGCATTTGAATTACTAGCAGCAGGTTCAGCTGTACTTTTCTTTAAGCCAGAAGCTGAAATCCATAATGTTCCGTCATAAATTTTTAGCTGATCAACACCTTCTGTTGTATCATACCAAAGCTGTCCTTCTACTGGTCTATCAGGTGCTGTGTTATTTGCAAAATTTTCTAGTAATCTTAACAAGTCTTCAGCAATTGCTGCGCCGTAGTTTGTTGTAAATCTTCCTGGCAGTTGTAAAGAAGTATCTTGGTTAATCGTGTTGTCTTCAACCGATATAACACCTTTGTTTGCTTCGTCTGTGTATCTTACCGTATATGCCATTTAATGCTCCTTATACACCTGACAAGCTCTGAATTCTAACTGTATAATCAATTTGAATTAATCTGTTTAAAGATTTTTGTACTGGGTGGAAAATAACGTGTGTCAAAAGTCTACCCGAGCCACTAGTGTCATAACTACGTAATCCTAGTTCGTCAAATATATAATTGTTAGTTAAGTCATTAGCTGTATCAAATGCATCTTGTCCATTAGGCTCACCATAATCAAGTAAACAACTTACAATTACATCTGTATAATTTGTTCCGCTAACATGTCTTGTTTCTAATTTATTTCTAGCAGGGTCTGTATTGTTAACTGACCTATCGTCTACTACCTTTGTGTATGTTTGGTTATATAGACTTGCATTTGTGCCTGTACTATTTGGAGTCAAATAAGTAATAATGCCTGTAGGATCTACACTAGTACCACCGTTACCAAAACTCATTTCATACACAAAACCTTCACCTGCATTAGTAATACTTTCAGCAAGTGCTATACTCATATTTTCGTAATGAATAGCATTACGCTTGTCCACAATAACTTTGCCTGATTCTGGATCAGATATTTTAATGTGTCCCTGTAATAGTACACCGTTTTGTTCGTTTATATTATCAGTCATTTTTTTGTTTCCTACAATGTATTTATTCAATAAAGTTTATGCTGCCACTACGCAAGAAATTAGCAATATTATTATCACTATTAGCTAGTGATGTGTCCGGATCATTCCAAACTTTGCCCTGTTTTCTTATTATATGTACCTGTACGTTAGCAGGTGGAATATAATTTCCGTAAATTCCTGTGTCAGGATCAGCTATATTTAATGTTAGTATGTTCCCAACTACGCTAAATTCTGGCGGTAATATAATGTCGCCTTCGTTACTATCTAATGCAGTAGCCGGATTGAAAGATAATTGAGATGTTTTTCTCAATCTACGTCCTTGATAAAATACTTCAAAAAATTCTACTGCACTAACTTCTAAGTCATGTGCTGCATTATACACTTGTGCATTGTTGTCTGGATCAAAGTCTAAATCAATAACTTTAGTTGACCCGTCGGTTGTATGTATTCTTGTAATAGTTTCATCTTTGTATGGTATTGACTTGTTTGGACCTTGGTCATATACTGAAGTACCGCTTGTAATTGATTCATTTACACTTGTACCCAGTGTTCCTCTGCGCAATTGACGTAAAGTGTTATCTTCTTTAACAAGATATTCTATACGTTCTTTATTAATCCAAATTATGCCAGGTATATTTTTGCCTTTGTTTGGTTCGGGTAATGTACTACCGTCAGCTACTTCAATCCTTAAATCATAATAATTTAAGTTTTGTGTAAGTGTTGTAGTTGCTTGATCGATACGCTTAAAGTGTGTTCTGTTTAGCATGTCCTTAAACTGCCTATATGCAAATCGCTCTGTAGCAATTGGAGCAGAGAAACTTAATACATCAATAACATCATCTGGATTTAGTTTTTGCTCTATTCTAACTTTTGTTCTGTCATCAGTAACATGATAATCTAAACTAGGTATTAGCAATTCTCCGTTTACACTTATCCAAACATATTGTGCATCTATTACAGGTTTGCGTAATAGAATTTCACCTGTTGTTAGTCTATGATATGTAGAATACTCTTTAGATCCTGCTGTAAGTAAACTTCTAGCAGCAACTTCATAATTTATACGCTCAGAATTTAGTATATCATGGTTAGTAAATGTAATTAATTCTATACTAACATCATATCCTGGTGTATCTACAAATGTAATAACATTGTTTGTTATTGTGTACTCACCGTCACCTACAATATAAACTTCTAGTATATCACCTGGTTTTCCAACTCCAGGTTGTAATTCAATAATACTGTTACTACTATCAAATACCCATTGATTAGGGAAAGTAATTGCTTTGCCGTTAATAAATGGTTTAACATTGTTTTCAACATTCGAAATACTACCGCCTGGTTTTTGGAATAATTCTAATTGATATTGACGTTGTCTATCTTGTGGAATTGTAAATTCTGCATTATAACCCGGATTCAATACTTTATTGCCTACTTTTACAAGCATCTTGTATTCTAATGGTGTTTGATATAATGGTGTAGAAGGTAATGTAAACGATACTGTGCTGCCATCACCTATTAGACTTGATCTTGCCATTTGACTTACATTAATAATAGTGTCATCTGCAAATATTACATAATCAATTAATGCACCTGTGCTAGGTTCAGATTCAAAACGTATTACAGTATTGCCGCCAAAGTTTGGAAAACTGTCATCAGCTTCTATTAGAATTATATCTTGCTTTATGCCATTTATTGTAACATATGCTGACATACTTTCTTGGTGCTTAACAGCAGTTAAATAATCAGCTGTGTCGCCTGTTGCAACAAAACGTCCTGTATCGAGTACATTTTGTTGTCCAGTTCCTACTGCAACAACACTTAATACTTGATTAACTGCTAAGTTTGCACTATCAAGTACTAATTTATTATTTGTCCAATCAATAGTATATTCACTTGGGCTTAACAATGTATTATCAAGTTTTACAAGAATAGAATCAACACTTGCTGGAATAATCTTAAGATCAAACTCAGTATCGTTAGCACCCAACACAAATGTTTGTGCATATATCATGCCTTGACCGCCAGTTTCTCTTTCGTATACTTGTATGTCTAAACTATCAATTAACTGTCCTGGAACTAACTCTTCTGTACCTTTTGATGTTGTTGGGGTAACAAATCCATCACCGTCTATAATAATTTCTTCTGCTGCAATACCTTTTGCAGTTGAATATGCTAAGTCGCCGCCGCTTAATGCAGTGTCAAAGCTAAGATCATCTGGTTCAAAACTTCCGTCACTAGTTTCTTTTCTTATAATGATACTATCACCATCTTTTACAGTAATACCTAGTTCATCTAACTCAATTATATCAGTAGTACCATCGCCGATAAGTGTTTCTATCCATGGTCCGTCGTATGTTGTATCTGAACTATCAGGACTAGCACCATCTATTCTTGTATATTCTGTTTCGCCAAGAAGTCTTACATAAACATTGTAGTTAGTTGCTGCTTCTAATGGCTGTCCTAGCTTTATACTAATAGTAGATCCATCAAATATAAACACTTCATCTTCAAATGTATTAATATATGAGTCCCAAGTTGTTGAGTACCAAGAATCACTATCCCATCCACTTGGACCAGTAAATTCAAAACTACGTACCTGAACACCACCATAATCAATGCCGTCCATTAATTGGTTAAGTTCTTTACCTAACATTCCTGAAGTAGGATTATAGAAAAAGTTTACTCTATCTTGTGCATGTAACATGTCAACACTTTTTTCGTATTCGACAGTTATTACTGCTAAGTTACTAGGTGGTGTAGTGAAGTCAATTACGCCTTGTAATCTTGTATACGACTTATCATTATTTTCTTTATTGTAATATGTATATTCACTTCTTAATGCTTCTTCACCATCTACGCTAATTTTAACTTTTGTAGAATTATTTGCAATTGGCCATTCTAAGTTATATGATGTCTTGAATCCTGTTCCAGCAAATGTTTCTGCAGTATCAAGATCCATTATATACATACTGCCTGACGTTCTGTCAAACTTAACTTTCATTAATGCAGTTCTAATTAAACTATTACCAATTATTACACTTGCACTAGCTTCAATACCGCCTGATGCTTGCGAACCTTGTATTGTAATAGTTGGAGCAGATATATAGCCACTTCCTGGATTAGTAACTTCAATTTTAGTAATTGCGCCACGTCCAAGGTATGCTTGTGCTGTTGCACCAGAACCGCCACCACCTTCAATTATTATTTTAGGTGTAAATGTATACTTACTTCCTGGATTAGCAATTTCAATTGATGTAATTTCATATCCAACATTATCAGTAAAGTCCTTGCGAGGAAATTCATTAAGTTTAGTATTATTAGAAACTACAACATCATCAACTACCTTTATAATTGGAACTGTTATCTTTTTAGAAACAGTATCATAATATGCAGGAACATCAAAATCACTAATTTTACTATTTGACTCGTCAATTGCTTCATAGTTACTTACGAATTCTCGTATAGATGTTTTAAATGGTTTTGCTTCTTTGATATATGCTTCATAACTAGGTAATGTATCGTTATTAAATGTAATATCCTGCTGTAGAACTCCTAAGTTATGTTTTGCCTTTACAAAACTTGTCTTAAATGCCCAGTCAACATATAGTTGCTCAGAAAATACATAACGTAAACTTGCAAACCATAAGTTGTTGTATTCAATTTCTAATTCATCAACAAATATATTATCTCTAATAGTGTTTAGAATAATTCTTAATTCTTGTACAGGCTGATTATCATAGAAATAACTGTCGAAACTTCTTACATCATAACCTAAACTATTGTTTAATAAATCATAAAGTGAATTATCAAAGATAATAGTACCGCTTTGTCTACCAATTGTTTCATAATTTATTGTAAAGTCTTCTGTATCTTCGTTTGCAACTTTTCTAAGTAACAGCCAACCGCCTGTTCCTACAGAACTAATCTTAACAATATCGCCAATTTTGTTTTCCAAGCCGTAAAGTTCATATGTTCCTTGTAGACTATAATCAATATCAGTAAATTCATTATATCCGTTAGCATACCAATCTGCGTATGACCAAAATAAAGACGTATCAAATTCTTGTACACGTTTTCTAAACCATTCTTTAGAAGAATTATCCCAATCATATATTGACCACTTACCATATACAGTCGAATCTGTAATTACAAGTACTGATAATTTTCTAACAAGTAATCGTGTTGCATTAGTGTAATTTTCACCTTGATTAATAACTTCTACACTAGTAACTTGACCTAAATTATTGATAAACGTTTGTATTTCTGCACCAGTACCTTGTCCTACTATCTCTACTGTAGGACCTTTTCTAATAGTATCAGTCTCAGGATTAAAGTTAATATCTTTATATCCTCTTCCTGGCTCTGTAATTTCAACTGATCTAATTGCACCGTTTGAAATAACTGGTGTAAGCTGTGCTTGTACAATTTTACTTGTACCTATAAACCGCAATTCTTCAACTGTGTCAATTTCAAAGTCATATAAATTTGTAAATTTGCTTGGTATTGACTGTGAAGATGTTAATGGCGATAAATCAAAATCATCAACAATTAGTTTTTCTGCTAATACTAAGTTTACTCTTTCAATAACTTGCTTTAGTGCTTCAGTTTTGTTTACAAACATACCTTGACGGGGACTAAATCTGTTACCATACTTTAATTTAACTGGTAAATTAGGATCAGGTACTTGACGCATTTGAGCATCATAACCAACTAAGCTATCAAACCACTTTTGTTCAATTTCTGGATTTAGTTTGCTTGTTTCTAAACCGTCACTCATAATTTGATACTGTGTATGAACGTTTTGCTCTCTATCATTATTAGCAAGCCATCTAACATTTAGTACAATATCTTTATCATTTAATAAACTGTCACAGTTATGAACAATAAATCTGTCTTGTGCTAATAGTGCTACATGCTTATAACCATTTCCTGCAGGATTTTGTATTAAATTTCCTATATCTAGGACTGATAGCTTTCTATTCGTTGAATTTTTCGGAACATCTGTTTTACGTGTTACCCAAAAGTAGAACTTACTACCAAAAGTCTGTGTTGCCGAATCATAATTAACAACTTGTGTATACTGTGCATCTGAATAAACTGTTTGGCCTGTTATGCCTGCTTGATATCCAATCTCAGTTTCACTTAATTCGTCCCACTTAGCTGGTGAATAATCACTTTCTACCCATTCGTGTACTGAAACTACGTAGTCTGGCATCAATTTATTGAAGTTGTTTTTTTGGAATGTTATATCACCTTGGTAAGCATTTATAAATTTACTTAAACTAATATCATACCATACACTACCAACATAGTTTGCGCCCCATGGATCACCTTCATCAAACATTCCTTCAAGTGGAGTAACATTATAACGTGCCGGATCATAAGGTACTTTGTAATCAATTTCTTGTTCGGCAGGACCGGGCAGTTTGCCCTGTATAATGTCAACATAATCTAAATCTAGTACCTTTTGATTAGTACGTTTGTTGTATAGGAACATTCCTTCTATTAATTTGATATCAACTGTATCTACTGGACTACGTATTATGTTCCAAGCCGACTTGTTAAATGGTTTTCTATAGTCAATTATTTCGCCTTGGTAAGTATCTTTCTCTATTCTTGGCATACCAACATATGTATGATTGTCATTTATAACAAGTACTTCGCCAAATGTTTGTGTTTCGCCTGTGTAGTTGAATCTTTCTGCAAATACAAAACTATCATTTAAGTTTTCAAATACATATACAACTCCGCTATTAACCAATACGTTATTAAACGTTGTAAATCCTGAATCATATGTAGTTGTTGGTTCAGTATTACCTACTATCGTTCCATCAAATGTAGTTGGCGATGTAATGTCACCATTTTTGCTTGTAATTACAATTTCATTTTTAGAAAAGTCAATGTTAAATCCAAATAATTCTGACTGTTCGTTATTTGGACTTATCAGTGTTTGAGAAAGTTCAAACACACCTGCTGCATTTTCTTTGTATACTAGTACTCGACCTTGATCAATATTAATACTATCATTATACGGTTCGCTTACTGCAAAGAATTTACCGTCATCACTAACTGCAATATCATGATATATACCGTCTTTGGTTAATGTATCTTCAAGCATTTGCTTAAACATATATTTTGTACCGTCTAATTTATAAATGCCAATTGTAGCAATAGTATCATCAACTGTAAAGTTAGTAATATAGATTCCTTCAGCATACTCGTCAAGTGCTAAGTATTCCCAAGTACTATCAGCTGTATCAGCTGCTAGAGTTGCATCACGCACAGTTTCATCATCAAACAATGTTGAACTGATTCTAAATGTTGTGTCGCTTAGAATACTATGAACATAATATGTTTGGTTTTCAGCTAGTGGGGACTGGGCAGCAGCATTGGATGAATCAAGTTCATTTGGTATTCTAACTCTAACTGGCATACCAATATAAAGCCATGCTGTTGAATCAATTGTAATAGTATCAGCATCAGTATCAATTGACTCTACTTTAGCTTCAACTGAATGTTCATTTAATACTACTAATAGTTTTCCGTCTTTGCTTAGATCAAAACTCTTTGCAAATTGTGTCAACGGCCATTTAGATTCAAATAACATTTGTGATTCGTATAATGTGTTATTAGTTTCTGTTGGTAAGTAACCTAAATAATCTTCGCCACCTGTAACTATTTCCCAATCGTTAGTGCTAAATGGCTGTGTGCCATCTACTTTAGTTTTTGCTTTATAAAGTTTTAGTGTACTATCGTCATCTGGATCAGCATATTTTACAAGTTCTCCTGGTGCATAATCTAGTACAGGATCGTTTTGGAATAATCCTCTATAATCATCGTCCTTGCCGTATCTCCAACTTATTCTATTCCAGTAAGTAGTATTTCCTATGTCAATTACAGGTTCAAGTTGAGGTACATCTCTTTTTGCTTCATAAAACTCTCCTTGATACTCAACTATTACACCTTGTTCAAATGTATTAAGGGGTCCCCATTCGCCAAAATAGTTATCGGCTTTGTCAACAGGTACTCCGTGTTTAATAATTTCAAGTTGTCCGGTTCCTGATGTACTAGAAACAAGCAATGTATAATCTAAGCCTGATTGTACTAGTTTAAGTTTTGTACCGTACCCTCTATTATCACTAGCTCTTTCACTAACAAAACTATCTACGTATCTAAATCCTGAAGTGCCATTAAATTTAAAGATACTTATTGTACCTTCATTAACATTCTGTACTTGACCAAATTCGTCAACTGGTATACTATAAACTTGTGTATAATCTCTATTAAATGCATCTGGGTAGTTTGCAGGAACTTGTGCTCCTTGTTGAGCTACTGCATCATAGAACCAATATTCTTCGTCTACAATTTTGCTGTACTGCCAACTTGGATCTTCAGCAACTGGTGGTAATGATACTAATGGTAAATTACCGTCAGTATTTTCAAAGACCATTAATCCGCCAATTTCATTACCACCCATAGCAACATCTTGAAGCACACTATCAATTTTGCCCATTACTCTTCCAGGCTGTCCTGGGAATAACGTAGCATCAGGTTCTCTACGAATTTCATATCTACCAATATTGTTTAACTGTGACCAGTCGCCTGATATATTTTTAAGATAAACTCTTACTTTGTTAAAGTCTCTTTGATAAAATACAACTTCAGCTCGGCTTGTAGTTCTAGTACTTAAACTTAGTCCGCCAAAACCATCAAACGGTGTTTGTACATCTGTAACAATCGAGCCAACTAACGGTTCATATGGTAAATCATTTTGGAATTCTGTAAATTCAAAATCAATAAATCCATCCCAAATATCTGTTATTGTATGTTTTTTATTTAATTGTTCAAAAGTAAAGCCTGCAGAAGCAACATCAATAACATAGTTGTCAAGGTCATATAATTGTAATCTAACTTTAACATTGTTTCCTGTATCAGGATCTATTAATATATTTCCATTTATATCAGTAATTTTATTTTGATACTCGCTACTCATTCTTACTACAAATTTATCTGTAGCAAATGTAGTAGGAGTAGCTAAGTTTCCATTGTCACCTAAATATGTAAGGTTAATAATTTGTCCAGCTTGCTGCTGTTGACCTGTATAACTTCCTATACTACTAATTAAATTTTGTAAGTTAAAGTATTCAAAAATATTTCTATTATCACTTTGTCGCTTAACATCATTATATATTAAACCTGTACCAATTTCAATCCATGTAGAACCATTTTCATAAACTTTACTTACTGTTTTTTCAGCATCCGAATAAACATTAACTAACCAAAAGCCAGATAGTCCGTCAATTACATTATCTGCAAGTATATTATATGTTCCCATTATGTCAGCATCATTTACATATAAATCACCAAATGCATCAAACACACCGTTGACATTAGTTAGGTACATTACAACACTATCGTCTTGTGTTTCGATGTAATAAACTTCGCCGCTACCTGTTGGAGTAGTAACTGAATTTCCTATCTGTGGTAATATTGTAAACGTATCAACATATATTACTAAGTCAACTTTTTGTACAATAGTATGAGTATCACTAATATCTTCATATGTAAGTGTTCCGCTATCGCCGTCCCAAGGTAATGTTAAATCTAAAGTAGGGTTACTTCTAGAAAATCTGTTCCAAGTAAGGCTTACACTGTCGCCCGGCTCTGTTGCAAGATATGCTGTCTTCGGAGCTCTAATTAAGAAGTGATCAGTTGGTTTATCAATAAGACCAGGATTACCAGTAAGTAGTAAACTGATTAAACTACTATCAGCATCATCTTGACTTGCAATATCTGTATAACTGTTAAATGTATTAAATTCAACACTAGGTTGCTGAGGTATAATAGTTCTATTAGCTTTGTATAAGCCTTCTCTAAACGAAATTACATCATTTTTATTATATTCTTGTGTCGGTACAAAATCACCTTGAAATCTTGTTCTTATTTCTGCTGCGTCTGGAGTACCTACTGCTAAGAAATTGCCGTCTGGTGAAATTGCTATATCACTACCAAAGTTAATATCACGCTGTGTTATAACAAAACTATCAAAAATACCATTATTACCTAATGATGTTTCAATTGTTCCGTTGACTGAAATCAAGTTAGCACCTTCTACATTTAGCTGTCCTCGGACATTTTCTAAATAAACTGTGTTACCAGATGTTGTTTGTGATATAGTAGCTGTGCAATTTCCTTGTTTAAATTTGTGTCCTGCAACTACATTTACTGACTGTGATAATGTAAGCACTGCATCGTTAACTCTAATATTATCTGGTGGTAAAATAGTCTGTGTTAATACTAAGTTATTAGTTTCTACTGATCTTCTATAGTAATGAACTTTGCCATCGTTGTCATCAGATGCAGATACCATTAAGTTTCTATTGTCGTCACTAACTGAAAGAGCTACACCGTATTTTTGAAAGTTATCTGTAGAAGTTGCAGGATTAAAAATAACCTGTTGTTCTACATAATTCTCAGTATTTTGAATTACACTCCAACTCTTATCTAATTTGTCAATCCAAACTTTTTGGTTTTCATCTTTATAACTTTCGATAAGAGTATTCAACTCATTTATATCTTTTACTCGTACACTTCTAAATCTAGCAACCAGATAGTTTACATTTTCTATTGCTGATACTACAACTCCGTCTGGTAATTGTAGCACCATTGTGTCTACACTTACTTCTGAAACATACAAAAAGTTTAGAAGATTTGATGATGCTGCGCCATATATACCAACTACATCACCTTTCTTTATATCGCCGCCTACAAATTTTGTAGTATTAACTCTAACAAAAGGAGTTGTAGATCCAGTAATTTCGTCAGCACCTTCGTCTTCTGGTGTTATGCTAGTAATGTTGTAAGGTGTATCAACTAACTGGTACACATTCCAATCATAATCAAAACTAATATTATCATCAGTTACCCAAACATAATCGCCAACAGTAATTTGCGGAGTTTGAATTTTAAGTAGATCATCTTTAATTCTAACTCTAAACTTTATATCTTCAGTTCTAACATAACCAGCTGACTGAATATATTCTTTTACATCATCAATTTTAGGAAATACTTTTGATTGATATTCAGAATCTCTTGAATATACTTCGTATGGCTGTATTTCAATTGCTGTATCGCTTCTTGTAGGATTCTTAATATCTACTAGTTCAATTGGCTGAGGAGTAATTCTAAATTTAGATTCGTCTAAAATAAAGTCTACATCTTTATACTTAGAAGTAGCACCGTATTGTCCTAATTGTACAGCCCATTCTTCAAAGAACTCTAAACTATCTTTTTCAGCATAATTTAAAGCATCAAATAATTTGCTAAGTGCATTAACAGTACCTTTGTCCTGTATCATACCTTGATAAAATTTATATTGACTTACGTCATCATTTATAATATTAGCAAGATAATTTCTTGGTTGATAACCTATAAGATGTTGTGCAAGTTTTTGTTGCTCAATATCAAAGTTATCACTATCGAGATCATAAAAGTCTGCAAATTGATTAATTTTATAATCAAAGTTTACCATTAATTGGGACTCAGGCTTTTCTGCAAGTTTTTGCCAACTAGATGTTTGGAACAACTCACTTCCTGGAATGTTTACTAATGCTACATAATAAAACTCTTTATACTTTACAACATCGCCAATTACGTAATCTTTGTAACTATCCCATACAGTGATATTTGTGTCATCGTAAATAAACCCTGGAACATCCATTCCGCCAGCCCATTCGTCACTTCTGTATCCTATAACTTTAATACGTTCTTGCCTATAACCAGTTGCTGGATGGAAGATTGTATCTCCAAACTGTGTTGTATTATCTAGCAAACATACATGCTCTTTTTGTACTAACGGTAGTTGTGCTTGATATATGCCTTGTTCGGTATTCTTAAGAACCATTCCAAAACTATTTTGTTGTCTAATAGTATGGTCAAAATCTTTATTAATTTGGCGAGCATCTGCATCTAATATACTATAAGGATAAAAGTTATCAAATATATTATCAACTACTGCATAATCTTTCTTAAACTGTAATACATTTGCTGCTGGACTTAAACTGATTGCTGTGCCTGCTGCCCAGTTTTGTGTTGTCCAGAATAAAAATTCTTTACATGAGTATGTCCAGTCATCAACATCGTCTGTATTAGCATTAAAGGTATCAAAAACAAAACCTTGATCTTGTAAGTATTTTCCGTATCCTAGAAGAAAATCTACAACATCTTGACTTGTTCTAAGTTGTGTTCCGTAATTTAATTTTTTTATTTTTTTACTAAATGTTTTTCTAATAATTGCACGTTTGCCGCCTTCAACTGGAACTTCCGGTATTGAAACTAAATTATCAGTTGTAAATACTGTTGTACTTTCAAATCCTGTTGTTACTCTATAATAACGGCCTGCATTTTCTATAACAGCACCTTCTGTAAATCTTCTATTAGGTGTCCAAGATTCAAAAGTTTCACTAATGCCGCCGATAATAATTGTTCTATCTACTGTAGACTCAATATAAGGGTAATATGAAAAGTAAGGAGTATCAAATGCATATCCTCTTACAATAAATCCGCCGGATTGTTTTTCAATTGTTACACCACTATATATTTGGTTTTCTAAAGGTGAACTTGTATTAAATATTATTTGGTAATTTTCTTCTGGAACAAAAACATTACCTTGATTATATGGTGTTCGTGAATCTAATATTAACTTAAATTTAGACTTATCAGTAAATCCGCCGATCTTAAATCCAAGTTGATTTGTTAGTGTTGTTAATTCATCTTTATATTCTTGGTATATTGAACTTACGTTAGCACTTATATAACTGTATAGATAATTAATTAATCCGCTTGTTATAACTCTTTCAGTACCATTATAAGAGTTAGGAAATTGTATGTCTGCTAATGTAATAAATTTACCTGTAGTAGAATAAACATGTTGTCCTGCAAGGTTTGGAGTAATTCTAGAAAGATCAAAACATCTACCAAACAGCTCGTTAGGTTTATTTAGAACTAATCCAGATATAATAGCAAACGGATATTCACTACTACGTCTCCAAGCATTTTCAACAGGCGATACATCACCAAATTTAAACTTGTTTCTTGTATTTCTTGAAACATAATTTTTTGCAAAGTTTGCTTTCAAGGGTGAAACTATTTTACCATCAGAACCAACTGGGATATGCTTTAATAAATTAGGACGAGCATATCTTACATCGCGCCTAGTATTAGCAGGGTCTTTAATTAGTCCTTCTGAAATGTCTTCCCAAAGAATTAAGTTATCTCCTGTATACGGAGCCTTGCCATATGTATCTTCCCACCAAGTAGGTTTCACTGTAATACCAAGCATTTCCCAAGGATGTGTATGCGGACGATCAGTGTCGTATGCTTTTCTATATACGCCGCGCCAAAAACCTGGAAGTTCTTCACCATTAGGAGCATTCATATAAGAGTAATTAAACGTTAATTGATTACCTCTATCGTAGAAAGAGTTATCTGTATAATCTGCATCGACTAACTGTTGCCATTCAACAAAACTGCTTAGTAATGAACCATTAAAGTCATCATACTTAATACCAGTGCTTCTATAATATCCAGGAATATAGTCGTGTATATTAAATATTTCTTGATTGTACTCAAACTTAATATTATTAAAGATTCTTTTTTCAAGTTCTAATAACAAGTTATCTCTATAATCATCAAATGCAATAACTATAGATCCGTCATGTCCTTGTATAACTTTAGTTTCTTCTTGATAAGTGTCGTCTACAAAAATAGCTGGTTCATATTTTGGATATAATCCTAACTTAGTAGGTGTTGCTGGAATAAAGGATCCGTCAGTTGATTCCCATTCAACTATTTCAATCTCATCGCCAACATTTTGTTCTGCTATGATTAGTACAAACCCTTCAGTACTAAAGCTATAGTCAATGCCATTAGTTAGTAATGAACCATTTAAGTATACTTGTACAGATTTACTAGACAAAGCTGAAGCATCAAATGCTGATGTTAATTGATAAAAAGGATTTCTTGAATCAAGTACAGAGTTTCTAATAACATTGTTTGCTCCAGTAGGAACCATATCACTAAAGTAATACGGCATATTAGGAGTTTTATCTTTGTTTAATTCTTTTAATATTAAGTCAACATGTGTCCTTATTGGACCATCGTAACCTAATGTTTCTGCTGTTTGTAGAAATACTCTTTTGAATTTTGCATAATCATTTTTTGATTGCTTTAAAGATTTTACAATGTTAAAGTTTTTATTAGTTATATGATATCCTGCTAGATTCATAGGAGCAGTATGCTTTACAAATCTTTTACCGTATCTATTAACATTTTTTATATCACGTAAATTGCTCGGACCTGGATATATGCCTGAAAACGCATTTATATCTTCTACCATAGAATCTACATGATCAATAACTTCGCCTAATGTAAACTGAGTTATATCATCGTTGCTTGGGTTTCTTTCTAAATTAATCGGAAAATCGTAATGTCCGTTTTCATTTTTATCAGCTGTTGTTTTTACCCTTAATTCTAACACATCGTTTTCTAGTAAGTCTGTTAGAAAACGTACAAATACTCGGCCATTAATTCTGTCTAATTCATAATCTAAAAAATTACTCTTTAATTGTTTGTTAACATAAACTGCAACACGCAAGTCAGTAACATTTACTGCATTATCTACAACGTCTACTTCAAAGTTATTCTGTTGATCTATTGTAGATACATATTGTCTAATAATTTTCTGTACCATTTTAGTAGGAGTTGATTCCCAACTATTTTGGTAACTATATTCTTTATTATTATTATATTTTTTGAGGAATGCTGTATCAGTCTTTACAGTATAAAAGCCAGCAGCATCTTGATAAACAAATGTATCAGTAAGAAGATTAAAGTTAAATAATATATCTCCTGAATTTTCAATTGATTGATATTCTAATGGAAATCCTAGCTCACTATCTGCTGTTCCTTCACCTTGTGCATAACTGAATAATTTAGTACCTGCAAAATTACTTGCTTCATATGTTGTAGTATCTGAATAACTTACTTCGTTTGCATCAAACAAATCAAACGTTGGATTTATGTTTACTCCGGCTTTTGCTTGTGATGCTTTCCATTGCAAATTGTCATAGTAAAATAAACTACCTGCAAATTCAACACCTTGTGTAATAAGCACTGTCTGTAAATCTTGAGGTATAGCGTCAGCTGTTTCGATTAAAGTTATTTGGCGTCTATTATTAGTTGTTATAAACTTTACTTCATAAATTTTTCCGTTAACAAGTATATCAGTATCGGCTGCAAATAGTACACGCATGCCTTCTGCTAATGCAACACCATCAACACTATAACCTAATGATCCTTCAATTATTGAAAATACATCTGTTGTATAGTTGTCAATTAAGTCAATATCTTTTTTAGCAAATACTCCGCTATTGTGTAACTTTAATCCTGGTTCAAATTCAATAATAGGTCTTTTTGCTCTAGCACTTTGATCTATATTACTTGGTTGATTATTTCTTAATGCTGCATAATCAATAACATCTTTGTGGAACCATCTATTGTATCTTGCCCAAGGATTTTTATCAGGAGCAGCTCTGTTTATAATAATGTAATCTTTAGTACCTGCATAACTGCTTTGGTTTGCAAAAGGTAATCTATCAAATCCTTCGCTATCAAACAAGACAGCTTTTTCGGAAGCATAAGCAGCAGGAATAATTAAGTCTTTATCTCTAACTAATGTTATTTGGCTTCCGACTCCTTCAACATAATATGTTCCTTCACTATATGTATTTGGAGTAACTTTTCCTAAGAATTCAACTTTAAGACCATTTGTAAATTTAACACCATTAGAACTTGTGTATTCTTTTTTGCCAATAATTTCTGCATCTATATTAATTGCTGTATTTTCTTCAATATCAAAAATTCTTACTTGGCCGCTAGTATTCAAATCATTCTTACTAATATAGAATAAGAAGTCAGGAGCATTTAACGGAATAGTAAATTCTATTACTCCGCTTTCAATATATACATTTGCAATTTCTGTACCTTCTTCATCAAATCTAGATATTCCATTAGGATATAATTCACTAATGTTTTCGTCATCTCCGATTTCAATACCGCCTTCACGTGGCTGTACAATAAATTCTCCAAGATCATATGACTCGCCAAATAATGTAGCATCAAATAATCCTTCTCCTCTAACACCTTCTCTTGTTGCTGTTATTACAGAATTGCCAGGTGTAAATGATCTTGATACTGCAAATGCCATTGGGTGGCCTGGTGTATCAATTTCAAACCTATATGTTTGACCTCTATATAATACAAGATTTGGGTTAGCAGTTAGTCCGTCTGGAGTAAACAAAAATGCAGTATCTTCTCCGGCAGTAGTTAAGCCTACTGAGTATGTACTTGTGACTGATTGAGATTGTCCTAACACTTCAACTGTTTGTGGACCAGTTGGTAACCAATAGTATTCTCTAAAGTTTACAAATTTATCCCAATCAATATGTGGGTTCCACGGATGATAATCTTGGGCATAAGTTTCTGAATGATTAGTAGTGTTGCCGCCAAATACACCTATTTGGTTTGTAATATCATTATAATCTTTGTAAAAATTAACAGTACCTAATTCGTCCTTTTGAACTATAGCTGGTTCAAATTGATAGTCTGTTCTTTGCTTAGATACGTCAGGAACATAATTATCTCCCGGTACAAATGCTTTTGCTGTTGTTCTTCCATAATAAGATGTAAGTTTTTCAGCTACGCCAGGTTGTATTAACTGATCTAAAGTTGCTTGTAAAAAGTTTACGTTTGCTGTTGTTCTAAAGTAACGAGGTAATAAATCTGAGCTACGTCTTTTTTCACCGCCTTCGCCCGGTAGTGGTTTATCGTTTTGATTATCTATAGCCATTAGTAACTATAACCTCCGCTTGAAGAACTTCCCGAAGAACTACTAGAGCTACTTGAAGAAGAACTTGAACTGCTAACATTTGCTACATTACTACTACTTCTTGTGCTTAATACAGGAGCACTTTGTACCCCTACTACTTCTGCTGGTGTAGACGTAACAATTTTTCCAGACGACTGTAATTTAGAAGAAGTAATTTCGTCAATTACATCAATATCTTTTACTGTTGCGCCATTTATAAATATTTCATCGTTTTCTGAATTAATTTGGAATAGGCTTCCAAATGATTGATCTGCTTGTTCTGGAACAATAAGAAAACTTACTAAATCAGGACTCATAAAATTCATTACATAAGAACTAAGTTCTTGAAAATAAAATGTGTCTCCAAAGTCCCAATTTTCTGTGCTAAAGAATCTATTAATTAAAGCAACTATACGTGATTTAATATCATTGTCATTTAGTACAAGATCAGGATTCTTTACAACTTTAAATTTAACTTGCAAGTCAGGCATTGCTTTTGATCCAAATAATACTTTGTACTTAACAGGGTGATATATTATTTCATCACTTATTGATTTAATTGCATTTAACTCTTTTCCATAAAGTCTAAATAATTCATCACTGCTAGGTGGCTTTGGTTTCATTGGCATTTCGCCTGAAAGATAAAGTCTAAACTGTGTATCATAATTTCTACTTAATACATGAGTATCAATAATATTACTTAAACTTGGATCTATTCTATTTTCAGAATCAGCTACATGTAGGTAGTTAAACTTCAACGAGTTTCTACCAATATATGCTCTATAATTTGAAATTGTAGTTAAACTATTTGCAGTTGAATTATACTGTTTAAATACAGCTTCTTCAACTAGATAAAATATCTTTCCGTTGTTATTACTAATACGCTCTACTGCTGCTTCGTTTGTTACTTGTATAATATCTGCATTAGTATTATCAAAATATTTAAAGTCTTCAACACCATCAGACGTAGTATATAATTTTTGGTATATGTACTCATTAGCATTAACTATTTCTTCAAATATTTCAGGGTCATCAAATATGCCATCATTGTTTGAATCATAAAATGTTACTTCTAATTTTCTAGTATCTCTGTATCCTGCTGGATCTCTAAATTCTTTAGCTGCACTCCATGTATAATCTTTATTAAACGGAACTCCAGAACCATCAGGTTTTGAATTAATAGACAAAACATCTATTTTGTCTTTAAGAACTTTACCTGTCCTCGGATTAAAGACTTTATTTGCTTGATCAAAATAAAACTTTAGTTCGTCAGCACTTTCAAAAACATATCTTAAATTTCTGTAAGTTATTGTATATGTTTCACCATTTGTTTTGAAGTAAAGCAACCAACTAGAATCTAGTTGCTGTCCACTAACATCGCCTGTTTTACCTGTACTAAAGTCAGCTGTTGTATTAATGTTATCAGCTGTAATTAATTTCCAACGTCTTGCAATATCGTCATATCTAATAGCATAATCGTTGTAAGCAAATGTTTGGTCAATAATCTGTGTCTTAAGGTCATCTAATAATACCGAAGACAATTTAGGTTTAATTTGTGTCAATATTGGTTTGATATTTGCATCGCCGTTTGAAACAGGTAATATTTCATTTAGAATAATATTTCCTATGTTGTTTGTTGTACCAGTACCGTCACCTGTAACACTTACAACCTTTACCCATCTATATAAAGATGCGTTTGGATGATCAGCTGGTCCAGGCATTATAATATTTTCTGCATCGTCCATAAAGTGATAACCTTCTGGTGCAGCAAATCTTAACATCGATCCTGCTTCAATTAATCTTAAACTATTACTTGTAAATGCTCCAACTTTATATGATACTGCATCTTGGTCAATAAAGTTACCTGTGTCAGCATTAGTTGACGTAGATGTTGACGACCATCGTGCATTTAAATCAGTAACAATAATTTTTGGATATTTTGCCCAATAAAAGTTTTTCATATTAGTGCTAGTTAACAATCCTTGTATAGTATTATAAATTACACCTTCAACATCACTTTGTGTTACAAAACTAAAGTTATTCTTTTCGTCAAATTTTTGCTGGTACAAAATACCATCTGTTCCAAATAAATTTGTATTACTGTATTTTCCTGTAGTATCCTTTAAATCTAAATATCTGCTTATTCCGCTGCTAACTCTATTAACTGATCTTGTCTTAATAATATCTTGGCTTACACCCAATGGTGCAACATTATAGTCTTCGCCTGTAATCATTCGATTTTGAGTATAATACGTTGCAGGAGCATTTGATTTTATGCTTTCATTTGACTCACTTTGTGTAGCATTATTAACAGCATACTTAAGACTCATTGTTATAGTAAGTTTTTCGTTAGTATTTTTTCTACTAATGTAAGGTATAGAAATAGTAATATTTGACATACCTGCAGGATTAACAGAAAGATTTCTGTTAGCACTTGTTCTATAATATGTTCTAAAGTTGCCAGCTGGAAGATTGCCAAATACACCGTCACTAAACACTAGATTAATTCTATCACTAACTCTTGTAGCAACTGTAAATACGTTTCTAATATTTTTAGACAAACTATTATAGATAATATTGTTACCTTCAACAGCAGCTAGTTTTGACCAAAGTTCGTTTTCAAATCCATTTGAATCAATGCTGTATAACCAGACATCACTGTTGTTTATGTTTGTTACATCAATAGCAATATTTTGATTAGGCGTTGGATTTTCAACAAAAAATTCTCCAGACTTTAGTGTTCCTTGTCTAAAGTGCATAAAGAAACCTGTATTAGAACTGCCAGCGCCTCTGCCGTCATCTCTAAATAGAAACGCAGGATTATTTCCTGGTAACGGTGGTTCTTCTAATATTTCTCCGTCTTGAATATCTGTACTTACTGCTTCAAATGCTACAGTAGTTCCTTCAACAGTTTTTGTAAACTTAAATCTTGGAATATCTGTGTTTAAAGAATTTAATCTGTACTGCTCTGTAGATATGCCTGATACTTGTTCATTCTTTAGAGGTGTACCTACGCCGTTATTTGCAGGCAATGCTGCATTAAGTATTTTTGTAAATTGCTCAAACCAAGAGCTGCTACTAGCATCGTTCCAATTGACTGTAATACCAGCTAAATTTGTTCCTGAACTATCAATAAGTGTTTCAGTAGTTTTTATGCTATCAAACTTTAATAGCCCTGATGCTGCTTGATTTCTTTTAGGATTATAAGAAATTAGTCTTGCTAAACGTAATATGCTTTCTCTACGTTCTGCTGTTTCAAGAAAGTTTTCTCTAGCATTTAAATCTGTTCTAAATGACAGATTTTGGCCGAGGAAAGCTATCATGTCAATTAGTGCTAAGAATTCACTAGATTCAATATAATCGTTAAAGTCTTCTGGATAATTTTGGCGCAGATAATTAATTAAAGTTCTGCGTAGGCTATCAAAATCATAACTTTGAAAATCAGCATTCCTGTATGATTGGTATATGCGTTTCCAGTCTTCTGTTACTAACAGTCGATTTTGTCTATCTGTTGATGACATTGGCAATTCCTCATTTGTTGTAGTATTTAGCGTTAGAGATTAACTACTACTATTATATCAGGCCGGCAGCCTGATCAAACTTAAATCGCAATGTTTCGGATATATCGAAAGCTATATATGTTAAATCTGCTTCAATTTGAAGACCAAACTCATACGGAGTAACAGTGATAGTGTTAACTCCTACTCTAGGATCATAGTTTATAATTTCTGTAACGTTTTGAATTACTGCTTCTTTAACATCGTCAGTAAACGGTTCAAATAATATGTCCCAAATAATTGTACCAAATTCAGGATCTGATAATTTTTCGCCTTGTCTAATATGAAAGTGATTTATAATATCTTGTTTAATAATATCTAAATCGTATAATGCATAAGAATCTTTACTAATATCAACTGTTGAAAATCCTCTATAAGACCTTCCTTGCTTAGTATCCGTGGCTCGTGCAGCATTTTTTACTGTAACTCTTTTGTATAAATTCTTTTCAATAGTACTCATAACGTATTTACCTTAAACTGTTGCTGTGTTTCCTGATCCACCGACTGACCTTGCACCAAGTACATAGTACTCATCTGGCTTTGTACCATATGCGTCAGCTTGTCCACGCTGTCCATTTCTCCAGTTCTTCATTGCAGCAGCACCTAATAAATGTGCGCCTGCTAACATGCCTGCCTTTTTATCGTTTGCATCGCCGGAACGTATGCCGCCGTTGTTTGTTAGATATATGTAGTTTTTATTTGTATATGCTATCATTGCTTTTTCTTGGCAATTACCAACATTTGTTAACCAATCTTGTTTGTTGTTAACGCCATCTTTGCCTGTCCAAGCAGCTGGATTATTAAGTGTTCTGTTATTACCACTAGAACCTAAAATAATATATCCTGCTTCTTGACACGCTAATGATCCAAATTGATACTTACCTGAGTAGCCAATAGTATTAACAACATCATATTTGTTGCCGCTTTCACGCTGTCCAATTGCACTCATATAATTTGCAGTTTCACTTCTACTAAATCCTGTAATTGTTCCAGGAACTTCAGAAGCAGATAAAACAGGAGCAGCTAATGTTCCTGGCTGTTGAAGAGCAGAATCAAGTGTTCTGTCAACTGTTGGATCTAACGGATCGCCTCCTGCTGATAAACTAAATCCTCCTGCACTACTGTTTGAGAAACTTGATATCGCAGGGTTAAGAGATGAAACTTGCTGGTTTGTATTTTTTCTAAATGTATCAGGTGTCTGAGCCGGTCTGCCGTCTATTAGTTGTCCAACTTGCTCTCTATCAGTTTCTTCTAATTTAAATGATTGCGGATTTTGATTTTCATGATGCGGCCAAGGTTCGTGCTGCGGAGATCTTGCTAGAATACTTTGGTACGTTCCTGGAACACTAACACCCGGAGTAATTTGAGGTAATGAAATTAAAGGCAGTCTTACAACTGGTTCAGGAGTTTCTGCTGGACCTGCTGCGCTTGCGCTACCGGACAATCCACTATTCCAATGTACTTCTCCTGCATCCCCTGAAAGTATACCCGGAGCTGCTAAACTAATATTAGATCCTGATGATACTAACGTACTTGATGCTGAAGTAATATTAACATTTGCTCCTGCTTGTAGATTCATAGCTGCTGTTGAAATAACATTTACAGCAGCATCAGAATCTATATTAGTTGCACCTGCTGATTTAATATTAACAGCAGCACCTGCTTCTGCTTTGATTGCTGAACCAACAAGCAATTGATGACTAGCACCAACAGTTATTTTAGATTCTGTACCTACGTCTAAATTAAAGGCATGCTTAGATTCAATTTGTACTCTGCCAGCTTCATTTCCACGTCCATCTTTATTTGCAAAGTTTGCATATCTAGCACTTGCTTTCATATTGATGTTTCTACCCGCTTCTACATTAAAGTCTCTAAATGCAGTAAAGTTTAAATCATTTTCACTGTTAACACTAATACTATCTTGACTATGAATATCTATTTTACCATCACTAGTAATTTCTATCCATGCAGTTCCACGTGAGTTAGCAATATAAATTAAATCTTCTGAATTGTGTAGTAAAATTTGATGACCAGTACGTGTCCTAAATCTTAATAATTCGTTGTGTGGTATAGTTTCGTCGCCGCCTGCTTCACCTGCTTCTAAACTAGCATAGAAAGGCGGTGCTTCTTCTGCATGTCCTTTCCTAAGTAACTTATCGTCACCGTCATCCATAACAATACTAGAACCGCCTAAGCGGCTTGCATAGTAATTTGTTTTATTTTGTTCTGAACCTGTGTCAAGTGTAGGTGCTCCAGGACGTTTATCTGTTGGGCCTGGTGTTGACATACCAAAAACTCCGCTAGGAACTTCTCTTCTAGCACTTGTAGTTGTAGTACCTCGTGTTTCGTCTGATATTAATCCTTGAATTTGTAAAATTTGACTAAAGTCTTTGTTGTAAGGTTTTACAAATCTAGTTGGATCTTTACCAGTACCTGTTTCAGTTTTCTTGTTATATTCGCCTACTGGTAATTTAATACCTTGTAAATCTTGAGGAGTATTAGGAGTAGTTAAGTCAGTACTTGCTCTTCCGTCAGGAACCATAAAGTTCATATTTTCGTCTTGAATACACCCTATCCAATAAGCATAGTTTGTATTATCTTCTACAAACATAACTAGAACTTTTGTTCCAACATCTGGCGGAACAGCCCAAAAGCCATAGCTTTTTTGTGTATATTCATAGCCGTCGTTTGCTGTTGTACCCATTGACGGAGTAACCCCATAAAATGGACTTAGATATTTACATGTTACAAGTTGGCCAGTTCGTTCAGGATTGTTACCAGAACCATTCTTAAGAAGTTCAACTTCTAATGTTCCCATATTATAAGGATCAAGATGATTAACAATAATTGCTTCATATGGGCCACCTGCTTTTGGCGGACCAGCACTATTGACTGTTCTTGATAACGTATTTGGCCTAGACATTAATGTACTCCATTAAATTGTTCCTTAAGACGGTCCTGAAGAACCACTGTACTGTTCAAAAGGTTCACCATTTTGCTGATGTGTCAATTTGTATTGTCTGTCCCATTCAGCTCTCTGTTCTCTTTCCTGCGGATCAGTCGGTCTTGGATCTACAGCTTCAAACGCCGGAGCATTTTGATGCTCCGCAGTACTATGTGTATTAGATCCGCATTCTTTACACGCAGCAAGATTTCCTTGTGGAGTATTTACTCCTGCACCAGTACTCCCTAGTCCACGTTGTGATCCTAGTTGTGCAGCAGCATTGGATAATGTAAATACTTTTTGTCCAGTACGATAATCATATCTATTATCTAAAGGATCTGTTGGTAAGTATGGTCTATTAGGCACTGTTTGTATTCCGCCACTAGATCCTCGTGCAGTTAAATTGCTAGGTAATTGTGATGCAGCAGCAGTTGCAGGCGAAACTGTAGATAATGATGTTACATCAGGACCTGCGCCTCCAAAAGGATCTAATTGAGCAGCTATATTAGTAACATCAGGCAACCCTGGAACATCTGGTATTTGAAGTTTTCCTCTTGGGTCAAATGAGTCTGGTGTTAAATTTGCTATTTCAGTTGCCTTAGCAGCAATTTTTCGTGTTGTTGCTTCTAATCTTGCTTTTTGAGTTTCGATAATAGTGCCAACAGGACCTGCGGCTATATAATCTCCTTTTTTTAAGAAATTGTTAATTGCCATTATTGCGCTCCGCCTGTTCTAGCTTGAGGTGTTTCGGTAGCAGGTAGAGACGTTGCACCACCAGAAGGAATTACTCCTCTGCGTAGACCTTGAAGTGATCCACCTTCGTTTGATGCAGCTGAGAAATGCATAGCATCTTTGCTTTTTCCTGTCCAGGCTCCGCCCCAACCCATTCCGTATTTGTTTGCTAATGCAACCATTTCACTACCTGTGCCGCCTGCTGGCATGTCTGTTATATAGTTTGGACCAAATGGGTTTTCACGAGGGTTAATATCAATAGCAATGCCGCCGGAGTGCCAACTCAGTGTTGACGTGTCGCCAATATATCTATAATTATAGCCGCCAATGCTGTATATTTCATACCCGTAGACATTTTCTAATTCGTCAATCATTGCTTGAAACTGCGGTGCTAGTGATGCTGCTACTTGTGTTGATTTGCCTTTCTTACTAGTTGTAATAGTTGCAAGTTGTCCCCCGCTTCCAGCTGGACTACCGGCTGGTGCTGTACTGTTTGTCGCACCTGGCCCAGTTCCGCCGCTTGTTGTTGGAGAATTTGCATTTGTTAGTGTACGGTTTTGTTGGTTGCCTACTGGGCCGCCTGGTCCTGCGTATTGTCCCGCTGCCATTCTATCAGCTGCACGAGGATCCATATTATTTGTAGCACCTTCTGTTATTGCTTCAGACTGACCTGTTGCTTCATCATTTTGGCCGCGACGTCTAATCATTTTTAAATTAGTCTTGAATTGACCTTTACTGAATGTATTTGTAACTTCATTTACTTGGAATAGTCCACTAAACGGCTTTACTATAGTGCTAAATTGCATCAGTCCGCCTTCGGCATAATCTGTAGGAGTTCTAAAGTTTACAACAATTAATACTTCTTCGTTTTGGTAGTCCATGCCGCCATCAGCATTTGTATTACGCTTTACTCCACTTGCTGGTGCATTGTAATTTCCCATTCCGCTTGTTGGAATATAGAAAGGATCTCCCCAAATTTCCATTTCAGCTTGTACCATATCAGTATCACCATTAATTAATGTGTTATGAAATGCTTCAGCAATTGCACGTTTTGTACCCGATGATGCAGTTGTAGCTATTCCGTTTGGTACAGGTGATTTGCCATCGCTGTTTCTAACAGGAGCTTTTGGTTCTGCTAAGCCGCCACCGCCGGCTGGACCAATGCCAGGAGGTGCTACAACCGTTCCAGGAGGTGGTGTATTTGCAACAACTTCACTTCCGGCGCCTGATCTAATTGGTAAATTAAACTGTCCTAAATCTGCATACAAGTTTTGATAGAACGCTCCTTTAAATTCAATTGCAAAATCTAATACATCTTCATTTTTTCCTGTGTAGAAATAGTTGTATTCTTTTACTGCGTTTGCCTTTAATTCTTCTGTACTAGAAGGTGTTCTACCAGGTCCCATAAATTTAGCCTCGTCTGCTAAAAAAGGAACAACACTATATACATACACTTTTGCTTTAGTACCGTTTGTTAATTCGCTTGCTATATTTTCAGTATCAAAAACCATTGTTTCAACTTTGAACCATGTTTTAAACCCATTTTCAGCAGGAGTTTCTGCAAGTGATTTTCCGTATTCACTACTAATAATAACATCTTCTATAATACCAACAATATTTGTACCTTGTACATACTGCCCTGTTCTTTCAAGATCTTGTTGTGCTACTGCTTGTCGATTCATATATCTTATTGGCCCGTCATCATACATTGCATCAACATGACTTCCCATTGGTCTAGTGCCACCTTCATTTGTATCATTAGTTAGAATAGCCCTACCAATTTCATTTACGTGAGTTTCTGAAAAATTCTTTAATGTTTCATAAACATTAGCCCCACCCGCGGCTTCTACTGCACTTGTAGCACCTTGCTTGTCATCAGGAAACATAATAATATATCTATCTTCTTGAGGAGAAACATTAGCATCTTCACGTGTTTCATTTCTAGCGTTTAGTACATTTGTTAAACTGCGTTCGCCTCTTTGTAAATATTCATCAACAGCATTACCACTAATTGATACATCTGTTGGTACTTGTGCAATTTCATCAACAAGTGCTTGTTCATTGTAAGGAATTGCTTCAACTGAATATCTACTACCTTGTCCGTCAACTTGAAATTCAACATTAGTTAGTTTTATCGGAACGTATTTTGTTGTAACGTTTTGTTCTTGTTTATTTGGCATTGGAGCACTATTTTCATCAAACCCCAAAAACTGTATTCTCAATATATACGGTGCTTCGATATAATTTGCATGATTTGCTTGTACTGCTGCTACCTGCATAGCTTCTAAAAACTGTCCCATACTATATGGTTCTAGTACTGTAAATGCAATATTTGTACCCATTGCAACACCAGTTTTAGAATTTGGAGCAATAAGTGCATCCATTTCTAAGTCTTCTAAATAATACTCTCCGGTAGTATTGTAGTTTACTTCGCCAAATGTAGTAACTCTTTCCGTAAGTGCGCCGCCGCCGGTTTGGCAAATTACATTAGATAACCCACGAGACCTAAATCCACTTTCGGGTGTGTTTACTTCAGCACTGGTTATACAAGCTAATGTAATTCTGTAATTATATGCAGCGTATGATCTTAAAGGATTTTTTAATCTACCATTAGCATCAGTTGCTATAGCTGTGTTAGATCTATCAGTTCTACCACCTGAGCCTATTGATGCTAGTCCAAAAAACGCTCCTCCTAAGTCGCCGCTGAATAGACTTGTTGCTGAATTTAAGAGGCCACCTATTGATCCGCCTGCTACTTTTGCTATAGCACTGTTAATAACATTTTCACCAATGCCGCCAGCTAATCCGCCAGGCAATACTTTGATAGCATTACTCATTGATTCAAAATCTTTGACTAGAGGTATCTTTCCAAGAAGGCCCATTTCAAAATCTTGCATACCGGCTCGCTGAATACTTTCTAACTTTCTAGTAAAATTATCTGTTATGCCTTGTACGTTTCCTGGTAGTCCTGATATACCAGATATTGCGCCGCGTAAATCTTTGTTAAATCCGCCAAAATTGACTTTAGATAGTTGATTTTGTGCCGCCGTTAAATTTTTATTAAAGTTTCCAAGGGAGCCGGCTGCTCCTGAAATATTTGAAGATATGAAACTGCCAAAACCCATATTAAGCTCCTATCAATGTTTTCATATTAGTTTCTTTAGGCAACCGTATTTGTGTTCCTGCAGAAAAATCGTATATTGGATCTTTTATTATGTCCATATTACGCTGTGCAAATATCCACCATAGATCCTTTGTACCGTATAAATCATATGCTAATAGATCTGGCCGATTATGATAATTAGGTGTAATTTCAAATATTACGTCATCATCTTCAGCTGGGATTGGTATAATCTTTAATATATCTAAGTAACCTGATCTTGTTATACCTGTTTTTGCATAGGGGTTCATACTCATTAGATAAATCCTTCTGTGCCACTGGCCGCATAATCGCCGTTCGCAAACTTCTGTAGATTAAATGTAGATTGTGTTGTTCTACTGTACTGTGGTAATAGTGTTACTGTAATTGTAGATTGTACAGGAACATAGTTATCTTGGTTTTCTAAATTAACTTTTATATAATCTACTTCTGCAGGTAAATCGGTTGTAAAGTTACTTACAACTACAGGTATGTTATTAAGAACATGTCTGCCATATCCGTTTAGTCTAGCAACCAAAGGTGGATTACCACTGTATGCTCCGTCGCCATAGAACATTTTAGTCATTGTTCTAAGATAATGTAACACAGCAATCCAGTATACGGCATCAGCTGACGATTCGCTATAAAATTCACCTGTAATTGTTATTGCATCTACTTGACTGTTTTCATATGCATTATAAGGATAGTTTACATGAGTTGGATGTATTTGACTATAACTTGCTGTATTACCAAATAATATTGTAGGTGTAAACGGAAAAACTAGTTTGCCGCCACTGTTTTTAAATGGGTTAAATAAAGCACTGTCAGTAATAGCTTGAGGTATAGATAAACTAACTCTCCAATCATTTGATTCAGGATCAATTCCGCCAGCTGACACACTTTGACTTATTAGTTGAGCCTGTGCCGAATTAGCAGAAATTGGGTTAGCGCCAGGTGGAGGACCGCCTGCTGCTCCCATTCTGCTTCTAGTTCCAAAACCCCGTGTAAAGGTACCTTTGAGAGCGTTAAAGTCAGCTGTTGCACCTTTGGCAAGATTAAGTAAATCTGATCCTTGAGATACTAAGCCTTTTAAGCCACCAATTGACGGTTTACTAGCAAAGTTTCCGATAGCACCTTGTAAGCCACTAACTCCGCCAAAAGCTGCGGTAGCATTTGATTTTAGATTATTAAATGTACTCTGAGCGTTCTTTACAGAGCTTGCCATTGATGATAATTGATTAAATCCGCTAAAAAGTCCCATATTTCTTTATCTCCTACATAGTATTTAGTTGACAAATTTAACTACGTATATTATAATAGTATATATACTATAAGCCTGGAGCAAAAATGAGAAAAAAGAACTACCTTAATAATAAGGACATTTTAAAAGAAATACACAAATCTAAGAATACATATAACAGTTACGTAGAAGAAGATTACGGACAGTTTGATATTATTTTATTAGATGTTGACAAAGTTAATATTAGAACTATTGCAGAAGCAAAACGCAACAAAGCAAAACGTCTAAGCACAGCTGACTACGAAGCACGTAAGATGGCCGGACAAAAAGTTAAACAAGCAGAGTGCGAAGTTGATTATAGAAAAATTACAAAAGAAGAACTAATTTTTCGTGTCATGACATTTGATCATATTCCAGAAGAACCCGGAAGAAAAAAGAATCCGAAGACTATAGCAGACACAAAAACTAAATTAAACTTTCCTCCATTTAAACATTATAAGTTTACAGATGACGGCGAATTAGTATGTGTAGGAAAAAGTCATTGGGAAGGTGGAATGGAAAACGGTTGCTTTAGTAAATCACATGGTAAGGCAACAAACAATCTAGCTATGATGTGGATGAAACTTTGTGATAGATACGCAACAAGAGGCAATGTACGTGGTTACACTTACAATGACGAAATGCGTGGTCAAGCAATCTTGCAGTTAGCACAGATTGGCTTACAGTTTGACGAGTCAAAATCACAAAATCCGTTTGCTTACTATACTGCGGCTGTAACTAATAGTTTTGTACGTGTTATTAATATTGAAAAACGCAATCAAAATATTAGAGACGATATTCTTGAAATGAATGACTTGAATCCAAGTTATACAAGACAACATGCAGGCGAATGGGAAGCTTCCCTAAAAAGACAAAAAGAACTTTCAAAAAAGTAGTTGACAAGTGTACATTTTTGTTATATAATATAACAAGTAGATAACCCGGAGACTATATTTTGTTTAAGAAAGCAGCAGTTTTTACTGACATACACTTTGGCCTTAAAAGTAATAGCCGAACGCATAACTCAGACTGTGAAGAATTCATTGATTGGTTTATTGTTAATGCAAAAGAAAAAGGTTGCGAAACCTGCATTTTTTGCGGCGATTGGCATCACAACAGAAATTCACTTAATCTTACTACTATGGATGCAACAATTCGTAGTATGGAAAAGTTAGGCAAAGCATTTGATAAAGTTTTGATGTTTGTAGGAAATCATGATTTATATTACAAAGACAAACGTGATGTAAGTTCTACTGAGTTTGCTAGGCATATACCTGGTATTACAGTAGTTGACAAGATACTAGTCGAAGATGACGTTGCTCTTGTTCCATGGTTAGTTGGTGATGAATGGAAAAAAGTAGGAAAAATTAAAGCCAAGTATTTGTTTGGTCATTTTGAACTACCTAGCTTCTATATGAATGCCATGGTGCAGATGCCTGATCACGGAGACTTAAAGGCTGAACATTTTGTTAATCAAGAATATGTGTTTTCAGGACACTTTCACAAACGTCAAAAGCAGGGTAAAGTACATTACTTAGGTAATGCATTTCCGCACAACTATGCAGATGCATGGGACGATGATCGCGGAATGATGGTACTAGAACACGGGGGCGAACCCGAGTACATTAACTGGGAAGCCTGTCCAAAATACAGAACAATAAAACTTTCTAAACTAATTGATGACACTGACAAACTTATTAAAGATAAGATGTATTTGCGTGTTACACTAGACTTACCAATTAGTTATGAAGAAGCTAACTTTATTAAAGAAACTTATATTAGCAATTACGGTGTTCGTGAACTAACACTTATACCGCAAAAGCAGATGGAAGAAATTAGTACAGATTTAGATATTGCACAATTTGAAAGTGTTGATCAAATTGTAGCAAGTGAAATAGCAGAACTAGATACTGCCAACTACAATAAGAACACTCTCTTACAAATATATAATGGTTTAGAATGATACGAATTAAAGATTTAACAGTTAAAAACTTCATGAGTGTGGGCAATCAAACCCAGGCTGTAGATTTTAATCGAGAACAATTAACACTAGTACTTGGTGAAAATTTAGACCAAGGTGGTGATGATACTGGATCAAGAAACGGTACAGGCAAAACTACAATAATTAATGCACTAAGTTATGCATTATATGGTACTGCCTTAACTAATATTAAACGAAATAATCTTATAAACAAGACTAATTCTAAAGGTATGTTAGTTACACTTCATTTTGAAAAGAATGGTGTTGATTATAGAATTGAACGAGGTAGATCACCTAACATTCTAAAGTTCTACATTAACGAACAAGAACAAGAAATGATTGACGAGTCGCAAGGTGATAGCCGAAAAACACAAGAGTCAATCCACGAATTGCTAGGTATGAGTCATGATATGTTTAAGCACATTGTTGCACTAAACACATACTCTGAGCCGTTCTTATCTATGAGAGCTAATGACCAACGTGCAATCATCGAACAGTTACTTGGTATTACTATACTAACTGAAAAAGCAGATAGACTTAAAGAAAGTGTTAAACAAACTAAAGATAGTATTACAACTGAAACTTTAAAGATAGAAGCTATACAAACAGCTAACAGTAAGATTGAAGGGACAATTTCTAGTTTACAAAGAACACAGCGGGCGTGGCTTTCTAAGAAATCACAAGACGTTGAAAAACTAACCTTAGGAATTGACGAATTAGAACATGTAAACATTGACATTGAACTAGAATCGCATGAAAAACTATCAAATTGGACTGATCATAACAATGCTATTTTGGCTCTTAAAAAAGAACTTAGTACTTTGGAACCGGCACTACAACGTGCTGATAAGAGTGTAACAAAACTTGTTAAAGATGTCGCAGATTTAGAAGATGCTACGTGTTATACATGTGGACAAGAGCTACATGCAGACAAAAAAGCAGAAATTGCAGAACGTAAAGAAAAAGAATTAGATGATGCAAAAGCATATGCACTAGAAATTACTACTAAAGTAAAAGACGTTATGCTTGCTTTGGATAAAATAGGTGACATTAATGGTAAGCCTACTACATTCTATGAAACTGCTAAAGAAGCATATGAGCATAGACAAAATGTTGATAGTTTAAGGACTGCACTTGTTTCAAAACAAAATGAAACTGATCCTTATCAAACGCAGATTGACGAATTAAACAACAGTGCTATACAAGAAATCAATTGGGACGAAATTAACGTATTAACAGATTATAAAGAACATCAAGAATTTTTGTTAAAGTTACTAACAAACAAAGATAGCTTTATTCGTAAGAAAATTATTGATCAAAATTTAGCATACTTAAATAATCGGTTGTCTTATTATTTAGACAAACTAGGATTGCCTCATCAGGTTGTGTTTTTAAATGATTTAAATGTTGAAATTACACAATTAGGACAAGATTTAGACTTTGATAATTTATCAAGAGGAGAGCGTAATAGACTTATACTCGGCTTGTCGTTTGCATTTAGAGATGTTTGGGAGAGTTTATATCAAGGCGTAAACTTGTTGTTTATTGACGAACTTATTGACAGTGGTATGGATGCTGCCGGTGTTGAAAATTCATTAAGCATCTTAAAGAAAATGGGTAGAGAACGTGAAAAGAACATTTATCTTATTTCGCACAAAGACGAACTAATTGGTCGTGTTAATCATGTTCTAAAAGTTATCAAAGAAAATGGATTTACAAATTATGAAAATGATATTGAAGTTGTAGAATAATGGATGATACACAAGATAAATTAGCTCAAGCATATTTAGAATACTTTCGAGCAAACGAGCTGTTTGAAACACGGAATAGTGTACGTACACACAGGTATGTAAGAAAATGTTTAAGAGATATTAGATCACTTGCAAAAGACAGAATGGAAGAAATACACGTAAAGTATTTGGATAAGAAAAATAATGTTTAATATTTGGAAAAAGAAAGAAAAATTACACATAGATTGCTTTACTAATTTTGGTGGTATTACTAAACTTTTTCCAATAGAATCTAGTTCTGCTTTCATGCCTGAATGGTTTAAAAAGTTGCCTACAACAGCACAAACTGATACTGGCGGTAATGTAGGAACTGTAAAATTATGTCCTGGAATAACTGATACATTAAAGGCCGGTATTGTTATTCCTGTTTGGTGTGATATGTTTGTAGATCATGCAAACGGAGTTGTTAAAACTGAGCCAGAAGAAATGGCAGACGGACATCCAAGTTGGCAATGGGGGAATCATTCATTGTTTAAAGGTTATCATCATTTAAAGATTTCATCACCTTGGCGATTTAGAGAAAAAACAGGTGCAAAATTTATGATGACTAATTCTTTTTGGAATGATCCTCAAACTAATTATTTTGTTCCAAATGGTATTTTAGATTTCAAATATCAAACTACAACTAATATTAATATTTGGATACCGAAAAATAAATTTGGAGGTAGCGGAAAATTTTTACTCGAAGCAGGAAATCCGCTAGTACAAATAATTCCATTAGAGGATAAAGAAATTGTAATTCATATGCAAGAAGTTGGTGATGATGTATTTTACGGAGACGAATTAGATTATATCTTTACACAAAAAGGCATGTATTATAAGAGAAAAAACATTTTGTCCAAACGAGAAGGCAAAAAGACTTAGGCACACATATATACTGGATGCAGTGGACATTTGAAGGTAAAATAATAGACGAAATACCAGAAGAGTACGAAGGCTTTGTTTATCTTATTACAAATATCACTACAGGACAAAAATACATAGGCAAGAAACTAGCAAAATTTAAAACTACTAAGCCACCGCTTAAAGGCAGAAAAAATAAACGACGAGGCTATAAAGAAAGCGACTGGAGAACATACTACGGTAGTTCAGACAGACTAAACGCAGACGTAGCATCAATAGGCTCAGATAAGTTTACAAGAGAAATATTATACCTATGTAAAGGTAGGGGCGAAATGTCCTACATAGAGGCAAGAGAACAGTTTGATAGGCGAGTACTTGAAACTGATGATTACTATAACGGTATCATCAATGTTAGAGTAGGCGGTTCAGACAAACTCAAACAGGCATTGCTAGAACAAAACATCAAGGCAAAACAATCTAACACATAAGGTTGGCGGGCCAGATTAATTTACCGCTGTGGAAAAAGCTCTCGTATAGAAGCACACGTAACACGTTGAGTCGCGTCTGGTAATAAGGCGTTGGATTGACGTAGATTGAATGTTAGCAATTGAAAAACACAACACAGTACATAAAAACCCTTTAGCACTAGGAACGAAGCGAGGGAATAGTGTTACATATAATGTACATTGTATATTATAAGCAACATAATGTCGACGTAGGTTGGGAAAGGTCAGAGCCCATTGTACTTTGTGTATAAACAATTACCTACTTCCAATGTCTTGGCTGGTGCAGACTCACATGAAGCGCATTTTGAGATTAGATGGGACCGTAACAGGTTCCGTCTGACTGAAACAATCTACATGAAACTTAAACATTATTACATTCGTAATAATGCATTTGTATCATATTCATTACTTCTATCAACAAACGAAGTATGTAGTTTGAGCGTTAAGCGAAAACAAATATCTACGAAGTAGATATTGAAACTATATAATATAAATACATTAACTATTAAGGATTCTTCTAGATGAAAATTGATGAAATTGAAAAACTTGATGAAGTGCCTGCAGGTATGCTAGGACAAGCTGGTAAAAAGCTTGGAGCAAAAGTATTAAACAAAATACCAGGTGGTGCTGCTAAATCAAAAGCTGCTAATATGGCTGCACAAGCTGACTTGGGAGATACTGCAAATAATTTACATAAAGAATTTAATGCTCACCTTGGGTCTAAACAACTAACAATGGCACAAGCAACTGGAGAAGAATTAGTTGCTTTTCTAAAAACAAAGAATCACAAGACTGCTGCTAGAATACCTTCTGGTGTATTACAAAAACAGCAACTTGATGCAGTACTAATGGCAGTTGCAAAAGAAGCAACGGCAGCACAAGCTGCTGCTCCGGCTGCAAATGCACCAGTAGATGCTAACAAAGATGGTATAGATGACAATACAGGAAAGCCAATCAAAGCTGCTCCTGCGGCTGGTGCAAAACCTAAAATACCAGCAGACATTATGGCACAACTACAAAAACTTAGTCTTGAGCAAAAACAACAGTTGGCAGAGCTACTATGAAACTAAATGAAGTAACATTATTTGAAAACAAATCACATCGTATACTGCAAGAAGGTTGGCAAGATCTAACTGAAGCACAAAAGTTGTATCAGTCTAGATGGGAAAGAGAACTTTGGCCATTATTAGAACAGTATGTACAATTATGTGAAAATAAGTTAACTCCAGACGAAATACAAAAAGTATTTACAAGTGCAGAACAAGTGCAAAATGCACTAGGAAAAAATACTAACGCTTTAGGCAAAGCAGGTAACGCAGCAAAAGCTGCTGCAAAACTACCAATTGATTTAGCTAAAAAAATTGATGCTAAAATTACCGAATTAGGCAGAGCTGCTCAAAATGCTGAAGCAGTAGTAAATGCAGATGCAAAATTTGAAAAACTAAAAGCTGATATTATGAAATCTAAGCCTGACAACAAAGTTGTTAAAGGCATAACGGCTGTAAGCGATTGGGCAAAAGAGAATCCTGGTAAAGCAAGTATTGCTGTAGGTATCTTAACAACCATTGCTGCATTTGCAGGCGGTCCTGCAGGCGGTTTAGCAGCAGGTATGATATTAAGATCAACAAAAGAGCTATTGCAAGGTGAAAAACTTTCAACAGCAATTGGCAAATCAGTTAAAACAGCAGCCTATGGTGCTATTGCTGGCTGGGCGTTGCAAGGAATTGGTGAATGGTTTGAAGGTTTACGTTATGATGCTGTACCTTTTGAACAATCAGAAGGGCTTGTAACACTAGAAATTGGATTTAAAGACAATATTAGTTGGCCTGGATTTGAATCTACTCGAGAAATAGGTAGTATGGTGCTTCCAGAAAGTCAATTATCTGAATTTACACAACTACTTGATCAAATGAAAGCAGCAACAGCAGTTGTTAATCCAACAACTGATCCTGGAGCATTAAATGCCTTTGATGAACTTTGGAAATTTACAAAAGAATTTGATACACAAGAATTTATTGCCAATATGAATCTAAATAACGAAATTGCTCAAATGGTTGCTGCTGAAAACGATGCATTCCTACAAAGCATGAAAGTTATTAATGACGGATTAGCATCAATTGCACAAGGTAGTATTACTGCAAAAGGCGAAAACACTCCAGTTAAAGTAGGTAGTGAAGAATATACTGCAAAAGACACTGCAAAAGCTGAATCTTTAGATATGAACGACAGATTTGCTCAGTATTTGAAAGAAAGACAAGTAGACGAAGCACCATTTGGCGATATGATCAAAAAAGGTGCTAAAGCAGCCGGCGGAGCCATTGCAAAAGGTGCTAAAGCAGTAGGTGCTAAAGCAAAAGAAGTTGGAAAAGAGCTAGGAAGTATTGCTACAGCTAAAAAACTAAATGCAATGTGGGTAAAGGCAGGAAAACCAATGGATGTAGGAAGTATTGTTAACATATTGCAGCAAGGCGGTGTGCAAGACAAAACTATTTCTACAATTGCTAAACAATCTAACGTTGCATTGCCAATACCTAAGGATGCTAATGCAGTTGATCCTAAGATGCAAGCATTAGCTGACCAAATTAAACAATTAGGTGTGGCTCAAACTGTTAAAGCAATGCTAACACAGCAAGTATAATTAAAAATAAGGTAAACCAGACTTTTTAGTAACTTCTATGTTCTCTTTTACTATAGAAGCAATAATTTCTCTGTCTTCATAACACAAACCAAACACTTCGTCAGTTGTAACTCCGCCACGCATTGCCCAAGCCATTTTAAATAGTTCTGATTTGAGGGCTTTTTGTTCATTTTCTAACGTTTTGGCTTCTTCTAGGATCTCGTCAAGCCCCATTGACAGGATCCTTATGCGAAAAAATTTGATTGATCGAATGTTATAGGTATTTCAAAAGTTTCAGGTGCACCTTCTTCAATTTCTTCTAAAGTACTTTCAACTTTCATTGGTTCAATATTAAATTTTACTTTTTGTGTTTCCAAATGATCTAAAATATCATTAAAGAACTCTTTATCTGCATTGTCAATAAATTCTTGTATATGTAAGGGGTTATCTACAACTTGATCTTCAACTTCAATACTCTTAATACTTGTTGCTAACATGTTTACAGTCATTTGTGTGAGTTTTGCAAATGCTACATTAAACTTTTCAATCTTATCTTCATCTGGTATGTCATCATCATTAACAATTCTAAAGATTCTTTGCTCTTCAAACGTTTTCATAGCATTACGTGTGAATTCTTTATAAGTTAACGGTGCTAAATTTACTACCATATCGCCAACTTGAATACGATCATCAAAATGAGTGTTGGTTATCTTATTCAACATCTGTCTAAGATCCATATTATAATCACGTTCGCTTGTTGTATTAGGCGTAGTGTACGAAATCTGCATATGTTCACCGTATGTAGCAATACGTATAGCAATTAATATAGCATCTAAGTCTACACTAGGCATTCCCCAAGCGTTTTTTATATTTGGAATACAACTTTGTATTACATCAACTGTACTTTGTCCGTTTAATAACGCATCTGGTGTTTTCATAGCTAATTCATCTTTAGCTGTCATAGCAAATACTGGCAATTCTCCAGTTTCGGTCATTTCAATTGCACCGTCTGGGTAGTATTTTCCTCTACTTGGTAAATCTAAATAAACTTTAGGCTGTCGATAGAACTTCTTTAAAGGGTTTGCACCGGGTGCAGTAATTTCTGGCATGAGCGTCTCCGTATAAATACATTATATAAATATGTATCGTTATTATTTATGTGCGCACTTAACTGGACTTTTGATAATTGGCTGAACAAACTGTAGAAATTGAAAACGTAGGCGGGGTTGGCGTTGCAAGCGAAGTTACTCTTGAAAGAGTAGCCAAAGCTGTGGAGAAAATGTCTGGAATCAAGAGCAAAGGCCAGGCAGTTGAAAACAAACTACGTGAATTACATAACAAAGCACAACAAAGTGGTGTTAAAGTTGTTAAAGATAGCACAAAGGCATTAGATAAAAATACAGAAGCAGTTGATTCTTCAACAACTGCATTTAATTCTGCTGCTAAGGGTGCATTAGGGCTTGCAGCTAAAGGTTTTGGTACATTATTAGGTAGTGCAATAGGATTATCTAAAGAACTTTTAAACGGCGGCAACCGAGTAACAGATTTTGCTCAACATATTCCTTTAGTAGGCAGTCATTTAGCAATACTTACAGGATTTATGGATAATACTGTAAATCAATTTAGAAGTTTAACTGCTGTAGGTGTTGATTTCGGCGGAAGTTTGTTTGAAGTACAAAATATGGCTGCAAAAAGCGGACTAAGTCTTGACACATTTTCTTCTGTAATTCGAAATAATAGTCAAGACTTAGCATTATTGGGTGGTAACGCAAGATTAGGTGCAATAAGATTTACAGAGATTAGCAGACAACTACAAAGCAAATTTGGACCACAGTTTAGTGCATTAGGTATGACAATGGAAGAAACAGCAGAGTATACTGCTGACTATATCAAATTACAAACTAGACTCGGCCGAAGTCAGCAAATGAGTGATACTCAACTAGCTCAAGGTACAGCGTCATATACGATGCAATTAGATAGACTTGCTAAACTTACAGGTAAACAACGAGATGAAATTGCTGCTAGTTTAGAAAAAGAAAGTCTAGATGCACGTATGCAAGCAGTAATGTCTACAATGAGCGACACTGCTCAAAAAAATCTTCTAGGTGTAACAACCATACTTGAAGCAGCAAGTCCTAAAACTGCAGAAGCTATTAGAGAGATGGTTGCAACTAACGGAGTTCCTATAAGTGATTTTGCTAAGGACTTAATGCGTACAACTCCCGAGTTGCGAGCGCTGACAATCGGACTTAGAAATGAGACCGTTACACAAGAAGAATTTATAGAAGGTATGAACGCAGCTATTGAGTCTAGTCACAATCTTTCAGACGAACTGATATTAAGCTATGGAACACAAGCTGCCTTAGGTAGTTCAGTTGGTAGTGCAGCACTTGAATTAAGAACTCTAGGTAAACTTGCAACAGAGTCAGCAGATGCAACAGAAGCCCAAAAAGAAGCAGCAGATAGAAACGCTGCAGGACTTCTTGATTTCGAAAGACGAATTACAGAAGTAAGAAATAAAATTAAAGTTGCATTAATAGATAGCGGAATATTTGGATTGCTAGAGACAAGTATAGACAAAGTTATAAGTTACTTTACAAGTGAAGAAGGCATGAAAGCTGTAGAAGATACAATTAAATCAATGGCAGCAGGTATAAAAGAATTTGTAGACTTAGTTCAAGACAAAGGATTGTTTGGAGCAATAGGCGAAAAAATGGGAGATGCATTAAAGGCAGCTCTTACTAGTCCAGCAGTACTTACAGCAGTAGGCGGAGCATTTGCATTACTATTAGGCGGCGCAGCAATTAAAAGTGCAGTTACTGGAGCAATAGGCGGATTGTTCAGTGGCGGCGGTGGCGGCGGTGGCGGCGGTGGCAAAGGTCGAGGCCGAGGTGGCGGCGTTGGTAAAGGTGCAGGCGCAGCAGTTGGAAACTTTGTTGGATCAATGGGCGCCGGTGTAATGAAAGGTGCTGCTACAGGACTAGCAGCATTTGCTAATCCACAAATATTGGTTGGTGCTGGTATACTTGGCGGTGCAATTACTGCTGTTGGTGCAGGTATAGCAGGTGCAGCATGGTTGTTAGGTAAATCATTACCTACGTTTGTTGATGGATTAAAATCATTTGAAGAAATAGACGGTACAGCATTATCAACAGCAGCGACTGGTATGCTAGACCTAAGTCTTGGAATGGCAGCGTTTGGTGCTGGAACAGCAGTAGCCGGACTTGGAACAATGGTAGGCGGTATTACTGAAGGCATAGGAAAACTATTTGGTGCTGATGATCCGTTAACTAAACTAAAAACATTTAGTGACACAAAAATAGATGCAGCACAAGTAAAGTCTAATGCAGAAGCAATGAAAGACTTTAGTGATGCAATGGGTGCAGCAGCAAGCGCACCAGGTGAGTCAATAACAAAAGCAATAGGTAGTTCAATTGCAGGATTCTTTGGAGCTGAAGGCGGTATACCTTATGACCAAATAAAAGAATTTGAAAAACATAGCTTTGACGCAGCAAAAATAAAATTAAATTCAGAAGCACTAGTTGCGTTTACAGATGCTTTAGCAACTTCTAAAAAAGGAGAAGCTGTTGCAGGCGCAAGCGCAGCAGTTGGAGCAATTGGTAATGCAATTGCAGGATTCTTTGGCGGCGAAAGTGGTATACCGTATGATAAAATAGCAGAATTTGAAACACATACTTTTGATACAGTAAAAATAAAGGCAAATGCCGAAGCAATGGTAGCATTCAACGAAGCTCTAACTTCTAGTGCAAGTGCAAGCCAAGAAAGCGGCATAAAGAGTGCTGTAGGAGCAATTGGTAGTGCTATTTCAAGTTTCTTTGGCGGATCAACGCCATTTGAAAAAGTAAAAGAATTTGGTGACTTAGCAATAAACGCTACTGGCGTACAAGCAAATGCTGAAGCAATGGGATCTTTTGCTACAGCAATGACAGCATTTTCTGGTTCTGGTATTGAAAATGTTTCTATTCCTAAAGCACTAGTTGATCGAATGGAAGATATGGCAGCAATTACAGGAACTGGATTCAAAACTACAGCAGACGGCTTAACAGCATTAACCGCAGTACCTGGACTAGCAGCTACAATAACATCACTTAATTCACTTGACGCAACTGACGTTCTAACGTATAATGAAGCTATGAAAGATTTAGTTGAAGTATTAAGAGAATTAAATACCGAACTTGCTAAAGATAATAAAGTTGGTTTTGGTACTGGAACTAATGCAGGAGATGTTGTTAGTAAATTAGATTCAATCGGCGGATCCAGCTCAGGAAGCAATCAAGCACTAAATCAGTTAAATAGTACTATGCAGCAAGTATTAACTGTATTAGAAGAAACATACGTATTAGAAGAAAAACAAAATACAAATATCAAAGGACTAAACGGAAATTTAATCCGAGGTTAATGGAGTCATAAATGAGTTGGAAAAAACATTTTACACCTGTCGCAACTGGTGACAATATGGGAGGAAGTTATAGCCCTCTCGGGGGTGCGTCCAACGGAAGCAATCCAGGTCCTGCACGTACTAACTATTCAAGTTACTTGCCAGATGTATATGTAGGAACTCCAAACAGAGTTGAGCGTTATGGTCAGTACAACACAATGGATCAAGATTCAGAAGTTAATGCTGCACTTGATATACTTGCTGAATTTTGTACTCAAGAAAATAAACAAAATAGAACTCCGTTTATAATGGACTTCAAACAACAAGCTACTAATTCAGAAGTTACTATTATACAACAGTACTTGCTTCAATGGTGCAAGCTACAAAACTTTGATACTAAGATGTTCCGTACAATGAGAAATATTTTTAAGTATGGAGATGCATTTTTTATTAGAGACCCAGAAACCAAACGCTGGTTCTATGTTGATCCTGCTAACGTAACAAAAATTATTGTGAATGAATCAGAAGGCAAAGAACCTGAACAGTATGTTATTAAGAACTTTAATTTAAATTTTAAAGATGCAGTAGCAACAACTCCACACACCACAGGCGGAAACATAAGTGGCGGCGGCGCAGGTTCTTATCACCCGCAAGGCAATGCTAGAGGAATGGTAGGTCAACCGCAATCAAGTTTTACTGCAAGTAGATTTACAGAAGAAGACGGCGAAATAACTGTTGATGCAAAACATATGGTTCATCTAAGTTTGTCAGAAGGGTTAGATCAAAACTTTCCTTTTGGTAACAGTTTACTTGAAACTATTTTTAAAGTTTACAAACAAAAAGAATTACTTGAAGATGCAATTATTATCTATCGAGTACAACGTGCGCCAGAGCGCAGAGTATTCTACGTTGATGTGGGCAACATGCCTTCACACCTTGCTATGCAATTTGTTGAGCGTGTTAAAACGGAAATACATCAAAGACGTATCCCATCGGCGACAGGAGGCGGCACTAACGTCATAGACAGTTCTTATAATCCTCTGTCAATTAACGAAGATTACTTTTTCCCACAAACTGCTGAAGGACGTGGATCTAAAGTTGAAACACTACCAGGCGGTACTAACTTAGGAGAGATTGATGACCTTAGATATTTTACTAATAAGCTCGTACGCGGTTTACGAATCCCTAGTTCATACCTACCTACCGGCGCTGACGATTCATCTGCGCAGTACAATGATGGACGAGTCGGCACTGCATACATACAAGAATTAAGATTTAATACTTACTGTGAGCGTTTACAAAATCTTGTATCTGAAGATTTTGATTTAGAATTTAAGCGTTACATATTGGAAAAGGGTGTAAACATTGACACAGCAATGTTTGATCTAAGATTCCAACCACCACAAAACTTTGCAGCATATAGACAAAGTGAAATTGATAATGCACGTATTCCTACATTTACACAAATGAGTGCAATACCTTACGTTTCAAATAGATTTGCAATGAAACGTTTCTTAGGAATGTCAGACGAGGAGTTAGCAGAAAACGAACGCTTGTGGCGAGAAGAAAATGATGAAGCAATTGACCAGCCACCTACTGATGCAGGAACTGAACTAAGAAGTGCAGGAATTACAGGAGCAGGTATGGAAGCAGACTTAGGTGCAGCAGAAGATGAATTAGACACTGGCGAAGCACCGATTGATGGCGGTGCTGGCGCAGGACCAGAAACTGTTACAGCTGATCCAATTGGTGGAACAGGCAATGACGCAACAACTGACCAAACTGTATAAATACTAACATGATACTTCGAGAACTATTTTATTTTGATAAAGAAACAATTGATCCGGTAGACGATAAGTCTTATGAGCCGGAAAATGATTCATCACCTGTTAAAAAAGATGACACTCGCAAGACTAGACTTACATTACGCCAAATCAATCGGGTTCGCAAAGCAAACGAATTACATACAGAACAATCAAAGAATGATCTATTCTTTGTTAGACAAATGTATGGCATTGCTTCTAATGCTGAAGCCGGTGGGGTTTAATGGGTAAATTAGATAAGTCACAATACACAAAAGAGCAATGGAAAAAAATTAAAGCAGAACGCAACGCTGCAAAAGCACGTTCACGAGCTGCTAAAGAAGTAGCAAAGAGAAATGCATTAATAGAAGCATGTGCTAAAAAGATTTCCAAAAGAATAAAAGATTCTAAATGTGCATTTGTATTAGGCAATGGCGCAAGTAGAAAAGAAATAGATTTACATCTATTAAAAAGTGCAGGATGTGTATACGGTTGTAATGCACTGTACAGAGAGTTCGAACCTGATTATCTAGTTGCTGTCGATACTAAAATGATTATTGAATTGCATAAAGCAGGGTATCAAAGAACTCACGAAGTTTGGACCAACCCAAACAAAGCGTATACTAATTATCACGGATTTAATTTTTTTCAACCTAGCAAAGGCTGGAGCAGTGGACCAACAGCATTATGGTTATCAAGTCAACATGACAACGAAGTAATTTATATACTAGGCTTTGATTATAAAGGCCATGAAGACGGTAAACGCTTTAACAATATATACGCAGACACATTCAATTATAAAAAGAGTAACGATAGTGCAACATATTTTGGAAATTGGATGCGTCAAACTACTACTGTTATTAAAGAAAATCCTAAAAAAAGATATATAAGAGTAATAGAAGAAGAAGGATTTATTCCGCAAGATTTAAAAATCCTTCCTAATTTAGAACACATTTTTGTCAAGGATTTATTAAAAATTCTTCAAGATCCTGATATTCTATAAAAACGAGTCGTTTTGAGCCTATTTCTACGTACTTTTCTGTATAAAGAGTAAATATATTATGACAGCCCACGCCCTCGAGGCGTACATACATTTATAGGAGATGAAAATGGCAGATCGCAGCAAATTTGAAGAAATGCTCGAGCGTCTTATCAATGAAGATAAGGATGGCGCAGAAGAGCTATTCCACGAGATTGTAGTAGAAAAATCACGTGATATATACAACAACCTACTAGAAGATGAATCAGAAGTAGACGAGTCAGATGACGAAGTCGAAGAAGCTACTGATGAAGAAGTAGATGAGTCAGATGAAGATCTAGACGAAGCATCAGACGAAGAAGTTGATGAGTCAGACGAAGAAGTCGAAGAAGGTTTTGACCTTGACGAGTTCGAAGTAGAAGCTGACCCAATGGACGCAATGATGGGTGGTGACGCAGGCGACGACATGGAAATGGACATTGACATGGACGGCGGCGACGAAGAAGGCGACGACGAAGGTGATGAAGGCGATGTTGAAGATCGTGTAGAAGACCTAGAAGATGCGCTAGATGACCTAAAAGCAGAATTTGAAAAAATGATGGCTGGTGACGACGAAGGCGACGACATGGATGACATGGGCGACGACGAAGGCGAAGAAGAGCCAGAAGAAGCATTTGCATTTGAAGCAAGCGACGAAGAAGTCGACGAAGCTGCTGATGAAGAAGTAGAAGAAACAACTGATGAAGAAGTAGACGAAGCAGAAGAAGAAACTGAAGAGTCAGAAAAATCAGCTGGTGAACAAATGCGCGAATACGTAGAAAAAGTAAGCGCAACAATGGGTGACAATGGTGTTAACAACAAGTCAGCACACGCAAGCCCAAATCACATGGGAGACGGTACCTCAGCTAACATTCTAAATGGCGGCGAAGATAACGGTGGCGGTGACCATGCTGGTCTAGCAGATATTAATGCTAAAGAAGATGACGCAGGCAACATTAACAAGCCAGGCGGAAAAGCATCTAAAGCAGGAAAATCACAGCCAGGCCACGGGGCTGAGAAAAAAGGTAAGCCCGAAGCAGCAGCTGATAAGAAATCATCTATCGGCAGCTAATAGAGTAAGGAACTTAAAATGATGAACTTACGAGAGCATTTGACATTCGACGCAGCTAGAATGGTCGTTGAATCTGCTAATGAAGGGAAAGACCTTTATATGAAAGGTATTATGATACAGGGCGGTGTGCGTAATGCAAACCAACGTGTATATCCTGTAAATGAAATTGGCAGGGCTGTCAAAACCCTCAATGATCAAATAACGAACGGATTTAGTGTTCTTGGCGAAGTTGATCATCCAGAAGGCCTTAACATTAACCTAGACCGTGTTAGTCATATGATATCCGAAACTTGGATGGACGATGCAAACGGTTACGGTAAACTTAAAATTTTACCAACTCCAATGGGACAACTAGTAAAGACAATGCTTGAAAGCGGCGTCAAACTAGGTGTCTCATCTAGGGGCTCTGGTAACGTTTCTGAAGACGGCAGTAACACCGTTTCAGATTTTGAAATTATCACTGTGGACGTTGTGGCTCAGCCTAGCGCCCCTGGTGCATATCCTACACCAATTTACGAACATCTAATGAATACACGTGGCGGATATCAGGCATATGAATTAGCGCAGGCAACTAAACACGACGACAAGGCACAAAAGTATCTAAAGGAATCACTGATCAATATGATCAGTAAACTCCAATAAATTAGGAGAACGTAATGATAGATGCACTGAAACACCTCTTTGAAAACGATGTAGTTTCCCAAGAGATCAGGGCTCAAATCGAGGAAGCATGGGAAGCAAAGATTCGCGAAAATAAATTAGCTGCTACAGCTGATTTACGTGAAGAATTTGCTCAGAAGTACGAACATGACAAATCTACAATGGTTGAAGCTATTGATAGTATGTTATCTGAAAAACTTGCTGAGGAAATTCAAGAATTTGCTGAAGATCGCAAACAACTCGCAGAAGCAAAAGCAAAATATGCTGTTGCAATGCGTGAAAATGCAGATCTTCTAAAAGATTTTGTTGTAGGTCAACTACAAGGCGAAATCAAAGAACTACATGCAGACAAAGCAGCAATGCAAGAAAACTACGCAAAACTCGAAGAGTTCGTAGTCGAGTCCCTATCAAATGAAATTGCAGAATTTTATGAAGACAAAAAAGACTTAGCTGAAACAAAAGTACGTTTAGTACGTGAAGCTAAGACACACTTTGCTAAAGTCAAAAAGAACTTTATCGAAAGAAGTGCTACAGCAGTTTCTGAAATGGTTGGTAAATCACTTAAAGGTGAAATGGCAACTCTTAAAGAAGATATTGAAGCAGCACGTAGAAACGACTTTGGTCGTAAAATATTTGAAGCATTTGCAAACGAATATAGCATTTCACATTTAAATGAAAAAGGTGAAACTGCGAAGCTAATGAAAGTTGTTGAATTGAAAAATAAACAACTATCAGAAGCAAAAGCATTTGCTACAAAAGCTAAAACACTTGCAGAAAAAACAAGCAAAGAGAAATCACGCTTAGTTGAAGCTGCAAAGCGTGAAAAAATTATGAACGATTTGATTTCGCCACTAGGCAAAGATCAAAGAGAGATTATGACAGACTTACTGGAATCTGTACAAACTGATCGTTTACGTAAACAGTTTGACAAGTATCTACCATCGGTTATCGATAGTGGAAATGCTCCAGCGAAGCAGAAGGCAGTTCTAGCAGAAGGCAAAACAATAACAGGCAACCGTGACGATATGTCACAAACTAACGTTAGTAGAAAATCAGCAGACGATGGGAATGTCTTAGACATCCGTCGATTGGCTGGCTTAAATTAAGGAGATAATTATGTCAGAACTACTAGAAAGTCGCTGGCAGGATACCAAAACAGCTTTACTTGAAGGCCTATCAGGCAATAAAAAAGCAGTAATGGCTTCCACGCTAGAAAACACTCGCAAGTATTTGAGTGAAAGTGCAACAGCTGGTGCTACTTCCGCCGGTAACGTTGCTACTCTTAACAGAGTAATCCTACCAGTCATCAGACGTGTTATGCCAACAGTAATAGCAAATGAGCTAGTTGGTGTACAGCCTATGACAGGTCCAGTGGGTCAAATCCACACATTAAGAGTTCGTTATGCGGACACTTTCAACGCAGGTGCATCAGGTGCAACAGCAGGTGAAGAAGCTCTAAGCCCATTCAAAATTGCTGAATCATATTCAGGTGCAACAGACGGCAAGGCTGCGGCAACAGCAGTACAGGAAGGACAAGCTGGAAACAGAATGTCAATCCAAATCTTGAAACAAACTGTAGAAGCAAAAACACGCAAACTAAGCGCACGTTGGACCTTCGAAGCAGCTCAAGATGCACAGTCTATGCATGGCATTGACGTTGAAGCAGAAATCATGGCAGCTCTTGCACAAGAGATTACTGCTGAGATTGACCAAGAAGTTATTGCTTCGCTACAAACACTAGCAGGCACAGCAGCTGAAACATACGACCAAGCAGCAGTATCAGGTACAGCTACTTTTGTTGGTGACGAACATGCAGCACTTGCAGTTCAAATCAACAGAGTGTCAAACTTGATTGCACAGCGTACACGCAGAGGCGCAGGTAACTATGCAGTGGTATCACCATTTGCACTAACTATCCTACAGTCTGCAACTACAAGTGCATTTGCACGTACAACTGAAGGCACATTTGAAGCACCAACTAACACTAAAATGGTTGGTACATTAAACAATGCAATGAAAGTATATGTAAACACATACTCAGCAGATAACGCTGATGTACTAATTGGTTACAAGGGATCAAGTGAGTCAGACGCACCAGCGTTCTATTGCCCATATATCCCACTAATGTCAAGTGGTGTAGTACTAGACCCAGCATCATTCGAACCAGTCGTGAGCTTCATGACACGTTACGGATATGTTGAGCTAACTAACACAGCTTCGTCACTAGGTAACGCAGCTGACTACTTAGGTAAAGTTGCTATTACTAATGGTAACGTTAGCTTTAGCTAAGTTTATATAGTAATCCTAAAATAGGCGCTACGGCGCCTATTTTTTTGGCTACAAATCTAAGTATCACTAAATACCCTGATACACATTCTTAAACTACCACAGAAAGGTAATACATTATGAAACAGATATTGATTACATTATCTGCAATATTTTCTATTATTGCAGCATCTGCTTACGCAGAAACAACAACAACTCTTGAACAAAGAGTTGCTAACTTAGAAAAGTCAGCACCTTCACTTCCGGCAGGTGTGTTTATTAACGGTGAAATTGAATTATACATTGATCCTGATAGTACAACAAATAAAACGGAAACTAATGCAGAAATATTTATAGGTCTGCAAAATGAGATTGACCATCCTGTAATAAATTGGGCAGGAGCAAGCACACGCCTTGATTCAAAATATTCCTTAAACAGAACATTGGACAATACTATTGTTGAAAAACAATTAGGATTTGGAATTGCTGGTACAAGATTATATTTTGGCGAAACAGATGCTCAACGTTTAGGCTTTGCAAAAACATCTAAAATTGGCGCACCATTAGTTATTACAGAGTCAAGTAGTAGAATTGACCATAATGAAAAAATTGTACTTACATTTGGTGGATGGAAAAACAACAACGAGTTTGAGTTTGACGAATATAGATTACAGCGTGATACGCCATACGGCGGAGTTGTAGCATACGATCCAAATAATGAAGTAACATATGCAGGAGCAACAGTAAGTTTATTTGGACTAGCTGATGTTTCTTATATGCGTATTGACAAAAAAGATGCAGTACTACAAGAAGGCTATTCAATTGGCACTCAAGTACTTCGTAGATACCGAATACCTGTAGGACTTGGAGTTGAAGTATGGGACGATGGCAACACTGGAACATTTACTTCTGAAAGTAGAATTGATATGGGAATAATGTACAATGTCAATAAAGAATTCATGCTTACTGCACATAAAGTCAAAAATGACGATATTGGTACAGATGCAATGTACTACGGAGCATTATATACTGTAGGTAATATCCAAACTGGATTGTATTTGCACCAAGTAGATAGAACAAACACATGGACCGGTCAAAGAACTGAATATGCCGATAGTATGAAAGCTACAATTAAATATTCTTTTTAAAAAAAAAGGTTGACATCTTATATATAGATGCTATTATGTATATATAAGCTAAACGACGGTTTAGATTAGATAGTGCAAGGAACGGTGTTGCGTAGTGACACAACTTGGCTAGTAGCTGTAGTGGCAACATATGAGTGTAGAGATACAAAGATATGTTTTTGGAAGTAACTATCCGATGCTAGGCTCCTCCGAACATGGCGAGAGCTACTAGGAGGTTGTTGGTATTCTCAGAGTCCAACCTATCACTTTATTATTAAAAGGTCTACCCACTAATGCGGTAGGCCTTTTTTCTTTTCTCTTAGACCTTTGATAAATACTATTGTCAAATAGTGTGCCGCAAGGCGGACTTATGCTGTACCCACAGCGTAGCTCATAGAACGGGCATAGGACTACTTTTTATAGGAGAAAAAAAATGGGAAGACCAATTAATAAAAGATTTTTCGGAGAGCCAACAGCAGCTGGTTCTGAAATCAAAGTACGTTTTCGTGCTACAGGACAAGCAGAAGCAAACGGCTGGATTGTAAAGCAATTAGGATCTAAGAAGTTCCGTTGCTACGATGGTACTAACACAATGGATTGTACAATCGTTGACAAATCACAAGGTACGTTAGCAGTAGGCGAAATGACGATTACAGTTAAAGACGATGGCGGCACAGCACGTCAAGTAACTAAAATTGCAGGACGCAAAGTAACACTTGACTCAGGCGCAAGTATTGCTTGGAACTTCAGTAATGCTACAGATGATGCAGCAGTTGAAATGGAAGAAGCTGGTACAGCTGATGACTTCACTGGCGCAGACGATTTCGAAGCTGACTAAAAATAAATTAGGGGGATTTATTCCCCCTACACTTAGCTAGGATTACATAATGTCAAGATTTCTTAAAGTACCAAACGGTGATTACAAAATACAAGTACAAGATCAAGGATCTATTGTATTAGATACAGGCTTTCAAACAGGCCAAGTTCGCATCACTGGAGATCTTGTAGTTGAAGGTGACACAACAACTGTACAGTCTGAGAACATGAGTGTTAGAGATAACATAATTGTTATTAATGACGGAGAAGCAGGTGTAGGTGTTACATTAAATGAAGCAGGATTAAGAATTGATCGAGGTAGTTTAGTTGATGCATTTATGGTGTTTGACGAAGACTTAACATGGACTGATCCAGTAACAGATAGTTTAAGAGAAGGTGCGTTTGTTTTCAAAGATGTAAACGGCGGAGCAGTTGGCTTACGATGTAATAGTATATCAACAGGCGGCGGCGACTTATACTTAATTAATTCAAGTACTGGTGTTGTTAGTGTATCAGGTACAAACAACTATGAAAATAATGTTACTGACGATGACCACCTTCCTAATAAGAAATATGTAGATGATGAAATTATTAATGCGTTTGCTACAGTATTCCAAGCAAGAATTGGTGAAGGGTCTGTACTTCCTTCGTTTGTTGAAGTTGAAGATAACGAAGACACAACACTTCCAAGTGTTGTAAAGATTGGACTAGACGATGTTGTTGTAGCAGAGTTCTACCGCAACAGAATAGAATTAAACGATTTAAGAATCGAAGGAACAAAACTAGAAACAGTTAACTCTAATGAAGACTTAGTACTTTCTACACCAGGATCAGGCGTAGTACGAGTACAAGACGTACTAGAGATATCGTCAACACCTAGTATTGACGATCCAGATCAAAACTTATTACAAGCAGGTGTACAATACGAACCTGGCTTTCCGAGTAATGGTATTAGACTATATGTAAAAGAAAGAGAATTTGGCGGCAGCGGAGTTTTCTTCAAACATCAGGATCTAACTAGAGACGAATTAATAAGTAAGAATAGATCAATAGTTTATAGTATGATATTTTAAAGGATAAAAGATGGCAATTAGCAGTGTAGCAGTAGCAAATACAGATACAGATTTAATACTTGTACCAGATCCGGTTGCAGGATGGGATCCTGCAACATCACCTGAACCTACAATAAGGTATGCAGTTACAACTATTATGGTTTGTAATACTTGGGTACCTAATCCAGTTCATGAAGAAGATGGTATAACAAATTTTGATTTGCATCTTGTTAAAAGAGATGAACCAAAGAGTGACACAAATAAGATTATAAATGCTTTACAATTACCTGCAGGTGAAACATTTACTTTTGATTCAGAAAAAATAATTCTAGAATCAGGTGATAAAGTAGTTATAGTAGGTGAATCACCTACTAATCTAAGTGCAACGGTAAGTTACTTAGAGGTATAAAATGAGATTAATTAAAGCACAAAGCACAAATTTAAGAAGTATTCGAGGCAAAGGCGTTAGATACGATATAAATGACCAAGTTATTATGGATTCAAAGACTGGTATGCTTGTGCCTAAAGGGCCTGAAAGAGATAGACCTTTTTATCCTGAAAATGGATTTGTTAGATATAATACTAACGACGAACAATTAGAAGCATATCAAAACGGTGCTTGGAGAGAAATACGCTTCAAAGAACCTAATCAAGATCCTGGTATTGTACAGCAGTCATTAGGTGTCGGCGACGAAGTTGAAACAGACTTTGGACCATTAAACAGTGCTGATGCAGACTTTCCTGTGCCAGCTGCTGCACAAAATGTCTTAGTATTTGTTGAAAATGTATTCCAAATTTCAACAACAAACTATATACTGGTTCAAAATCCAGCAGGAAAAACACCAGGATGGTATATTAGGTTTAGCACAGCAGTTCCATTCGGAAAACCAGTTACTGTACTACATAACTTTGACAAGTAAAACCTATAAATACATTGTATAGGAGTTAATATGTCACAGTCTGGTAGAATAAGTGGCGGCGTTCTAAGAGCCAACATTGAAATTAATGAAAATAATGCAGGAAAAGATTTTCTAAATTTTAAGAATTCTGGCGCAAGCACAGCAGTATTACACATAGATCCACTAACAAGTAGGATTGGTGTAAATATGGAAAACCCATCTCGTCCGTTAGAAGCTCCTGTTAAAATTCGTACTACGCATCTTGATGCAGATACAATGTATTTGCCCAACTTTACTATCGACGGCAACATTACAAATAATATAGGCCCAACTACATACATTGGTGCTGCAACAAAAATTGTTAGTAGTAGTATTGCTGTTGCTGATCTAATAATAGATAATCAAGAAATTAGAAGTAGACTTACTGATAGTAATATTAATTTACAACCTGGTACTGGCGGTACAGTAAATGTATTCAATGATGTTAATGTATTTGGATCACTAAATGCAACAGGAAACATTTCACATGCAGGTAGCTTAATATTTGGTGATAATCTTGCTGAAGACACAGTTTCATTTGACGTTGACATAAACAGTGATCTTATACCTGATGCTTCTAATACATATAATTTAGGAAGTCCAACTAAACGTTGGGGATCTGCTTATATCAATTTACTTAATGGCAATGCAATCCAAGCAGGATCAATATCAACAAATATTGTAAACAGTGAATTACGTCCAGGAAATATATTTTATGTTTCAATAAACGGCGACGATACTAATGTAGGTGATCATCCTCAAGGTCCATTTAGAACATTAACTCGTGCATTACAAGCAGCAGACTCAAGTGCAGGCGGACCGGTTAATATAAAAATAACACCTGGAGAATACCAAGAGCAATTACCATTAATAATTCCTCCTAATACTACAGTTGCAGGCGCTGACTTAAGAAATTGTATAATATCGCCAGCAGCAGGATACACTGATAAAGATGTATTCTTACTTGACGATAGTACAGGGGTAGAAAATTTAACTATCAAAGATTTCTTTTATAATAGCGGAAATAACACCGGACATGCCTTTAGATTTAGAAACGGCGGCGCAGTTACTACTAGATCTCCGTATGTTAGGAATTGTACAGTAATTACAGCAGGTAGTGTTACGTCAGTTAGTGATCCAAGAGGTTACGATCAAGGCGATGCAGGACGCGGTGCATACATTGATGGTGCTGAATTAGATAATGCAAGTATAAATGCTGCATTATTGTTTCATGCTGCAACATTTATTACTCCAGGAGTCGATGCTGTAACAATGACAAACGGCTGTAGAGTCGAATGGTTAAACTCATTTACTTACTTTGCAGCAAAAGGATTACGAGCAGTTAGAGGTTCAACAGGTAGAACTAGTACAGATGGTAGCACAGTTGAATACGGAGCAGAAGTAAGAGCAATTGGTTCTGCAAACGTATACGGCGGCATTGGTGCTGAAGCAGACGGTGATGGTACAATAATGTATCTTATTAATCATAACTTTGCATACATCGGTGTTGGTAAAGATATTACAAATGATGCTACACTTGTTGATTCGTCTCAAGTAGCATTACAGCTTAATACTGGTAAGATATTCTATAGTGCTACAGATCAAGTAGGTAAATTTAATGTTGGTGATGATTTCTTTGTAGATTTAGACAAAGGTATTACAAATATTGACACTTCAAATGTGAATTTTGATGGATTAAATAGCCTTGCTATACAAGGAACCAATAGTAGAACATTATTAAGTTCAGAAGCTGTAGATACCGGCAATTTAAGACTTGCTGGTAACACATTATTTTCGTTATCAGGCGATGTAAATATTACTGCGGCAACATCAACAACTAATTTACAAAATAATGTAAGTATGAAAAAAGACTTGTCAATGACAGGCGACTTTACTATTGACGGGTCATTAATAACTTTTGGTAATCAGTTTCAAGACACAGTTACATTTAATGTAGACATTGATCAAAATCTTAATCCTGATAACACACAAGAACATATATTAGGATCTTCTAGTTACAGATGGAATGTTGCATACCTAAGTAAAGCAGAATTAGATGGTATACAAATTTTTGATAACCAAATAACTACTAAAGATACTAATGCAAATTTAGAACTTCTTAGCAACGGCGGATCAGGAGTTGTATCGTTGGAAAACGTTACATTTAGAGACAATGTTATTAGTACGTATGCCGGAGATCTAAATTTAAATATCACAACTGATTTCCTTGATATACAAAGTGAAAAATTTGTACTATCTAATGGTACAACAGCTCAACAAATTAGCAATCAGTCTGCGTTAAGATTTAACACACAAACAGGATTGTTTGAAGGATACGGCGATGGTAGGATTACATTCGGAGGCGTATACTCAGATAACCAAAGAACAAAAGTAGTTGCACACAAAACAAATAATACTTTAAACTTCTATGTTAATAATATAGAAGTTGGCGAAGTTAATGCAATGGGTTTAGAAATAAACGGATTACAAAGTGACGGAATATTAATTAACGATAACGTAATTACTACTAACGAAACTAATGCAAATTTAGAACTACGCAGAACAACAAACGAAACTATACGATTAAATGATCAAGAATATATTAGAGATAATATAATTACAAATAATAATCCTGCTGGGGCAATGATATTAGGTACTACAGGTAACGGATTTATAAAGTTTGTAGGTACTACAGGTACGTTCCTTAGTACAAGTGGTCAAGTTTCAATAGATGATATATCAGCAGTAAGTATTGCTACAAATACTGTTACTGGATCTAATATTTTTGCAACAACAGCTGGTGGTGTAAGTATACAATCTGCAGGAACCGGAGTAGGTGATAATGGAGGGTTTGCAACTAACACACACTATCTATTTACAAGTACATCTAATACTAGCATAGAAACAAGCGAACTTGATCTTACTAACTTTAGCGGAGCTTCTTTAGAAGGTAAAGTTATTGTTGGCACAGGATCAAATGGTAGACAGCGTCCAGAAAATTTAGAAACATTGTTGTTCCAATGGTCAGATGATAACACAAATTGGCAAACTATAGGAACTATTGCATCAGGAGCAACAGCAGCAGAACAAGCTGATTGGTCTGACTTTGAAGTTAGAGTACCATTAGACGTATTTGGACTTGCTATTCCTGCTGCAAATGGATCTATAACAACATCTGAAATTGGAAGTTCGTCAAATGCAAGCAATCAAACCTTTAGATTAAATATTGAAGACTTGTTAGGATTTGAACCTGATAATGCAACTATTACTTCAATTGAGTTTAGAGGTGACTTTGGTGATAATACAGAATATGTTGATGTAACAATTAACGGTGTAACATATAGAATAGGCGAAACAGAAGATGCAGGTGACAGTGCAGTATTTTTGCCAAGCACCAACGGAACAAATATTGATATAACTAGTTTGCTTAATGAAGTAGATTTTCAAACAGGATTTGAAGTTAGTGTAAATCCGTCTAGCGATATTAGTTTTGATACTGTAGGTATTGGAGACTGGTGGCAACTACGATTTAATATTGATGCAACAAGAGATGAAGTAAGCACAGATATCTCACAAATTAAATTTAGATTGTTTGAAAATGTTACATCATTAGATGATGGTGATAATTTTGGGGTTACTGATTTATCACTTAGATATTCTACTGATGAAAGTGTTAGTCCTGAAATTGGTGCAATAAGATTTAATATAGGTTCTAAGCAACAAGAAGTATACAATGGTACAATATGGATACCAGGTACTGGTCAAGAAGAAGATCCTGTAACTAATGAAGTTATGGAAGATCTTAGTAACGAATGGACGTTAATCCTAGGCTAACGTAGCCCTTTTCTTTATTTTTGATAAATATTATTAATGCAACGTATGACCAATACTTGCAGGGACAAACTGTGGTTAGCCAGCAAAGAACCGTAAGGGTGAGAATTAGGCTAGAGGGACAGGATCCCCGTATTGAGGAGAAAAGATGGCTGTTGGTCGCATATCCGGTCCGCTCTTGAAGCAAAACTTACTTCGTGAAGGAGTAGACTTAGCTTTTGAGACTGACTTACTTTATCTAGATGTGAATAACAACCGCATCGGTATTAACAAAACAAATCCTCAATTCGATTTAGATGTTAATGGTATAGTACGCACCCCCACTGTTGAAGCAACAACATTCGCCGATATAAGCGGCGTTCAATTCTCTGGTGATACAATATCTACTACAAATAGCACACTTACAATCGGTACAGGCGACAATGTAGTATATCAAAACAGATTAGAAATTGATGACATTAATTTAGAAAATAATGTTATTAGTACAGACAATACAAATGCAAATATAGAATTTAGACCAAACGGAACTGGTAGTGTCGAAGTACATTCTGACATGAACGTAACAGGTAACATATTTGCAACAGGAAATATTACAGCAGACGGCGAAATTACTATTGGTGATGCTGATACAGACTTCATTACATTTAATGCTGAAGTAAACAGTAATATTATACCAGACATAGATAACACATACAACTTAGGTAGTGATCCTGATCTAGGAGGTAAGCAATGGGGTGATGTCTATGTGCAAAATTTCTTTGCAGGAACAGTTGATACAACTGGATTAATAGTTGACGGCATAGATTTAAATCTACGCCCAGGCAATACAATCTTTGTTGCAGAAAATGGTGATGATGCTAGTTCAGGTGATCATCCACAAGCACCATATGCTAGTGTAGTACAAGCATTAACAACAGCAACAGCAGGTGATACTGTTTATATTATGCCTGGTGTTTATACAGAAGTGTTTCCACTTACAATACCTACAGGTGTAAATGTACACGGACATAGTTTGAGAAGTGTTACAATACAACCAACTGCTGGTACAGTAACTAATGATGCGTTTATTCTAAATGGTGAAACTACAGTTGAAGAATTAACAATTACAGGATTTAATTTTGATTCCGGCAACAACACAGGTTACGCATTTAAGTTTAATTCAACATTCCAAGTAAACAGCAGATCACCTTACATAAGAAATGTAAGTGTTATTACAACAGGTACAACAACTACAGCGGAAGATCCAAGAGGATTTAATACAGGTGATGCAGGTAAAGGCGCATACCTTGACGGAAGTTCAGCAACACCTGCAAGTAAAGAAGCAGCGTGTTTATTTCACGCTGTAACATTTATTACTCCTGGAGTTGACGCTGTTACATTTACAAATGGTGTTAGAATAGAATGGCTAAACTGCTTTACATATTTTGCTAATAGGGGCGTATACTGTGTTGACGGTACTGACGGAAAAGCAAGTGTCGGCAAAACAGCACTTCGTGTCAGTGATTTAACAGGAACAATTACACAAGGCGAAACTGTAACATATTATGATACAGACGGAGTAACAGTATTAGCAACAAGCACAGTCGAAAGTGTTGATGCAGATAACAAATTTTATGTAAGTGGAAAAGTTACAGGATTTGAAACAGCTGAAGAACGCCCAGGAAAACAAGTCACAGCAAACGGTGACGCACAACTTGACACATCTATCAAAAAGTTTGGTACAGCAAGTTTACAAGTTGACGGCACTGGTGATTATGCAAGTATACAGCCACAAAATGATTTTGGTTTTGGAACTGGCGACTTTACAATTGAAACTTGGATTTATCTTCCTTCAACACCTGCAAGCAATAACGTATTAATAGATTTAAGAGCAGCACTCGATAGTGACGTTGCTCCAATGCTTAAGACAAGTAACGGATCTCTTTATTACTTTACTGACAATGCAAATAAGATTACAGCAGCAGGCGCAATATCAGCAACAACATGGCATCATATTGCTTTAACACGTAACGGCACTGATACAAAATTATTTGTAGACGGAACACAAGCAGGCACAACTTACACTGATAATAATGATTACGGAACTGCTAAACCATTAACAATTGGTGCAGCACATGATGCATCTGATGCAACAACAGGTCATTTTGATGATGTTAGAGTTATAAAAGGTACAGCAATATATACTGCAAACTTTACTGCACCTACAGTAAATTTATATGCAACTCCTACTACAGTATTATTACTTAGATTTAACGGAGTTGATGAGTCTACAACTTTTGAAGATGAAGTAATTTACGCACAAGATATTAGATTTAGTGGCGGTGCAACAGCAACTAGAATTACACTTGCAGATTACACAGATTTCGGCGCAGAAGTTAGAATGATTGGTAGTGCAAGTGTATATGGTAACTATGGTATTTGGGGCGACGGTCCAGGGGTTATTGTATATGCAATCGGACAAAACTTAGCATACATTGGTAACGGCAAAGAAGTTACTAACGATGCAACAACAGTTATACAATCAAACGAAGTAGTTGAATTAAACAATGCAAAAGTAAGATACAACTCAGTTGACCATAAAGGCGACTTTAGAGTAGGCGACTTATTCTACGTTAACCAAGAAACTGGCGTAATAACATTTACAAGTTCTAACTTTAATGTATCTGCTGGACAAGGACTTACTTTCACAGATGGCGGCAACACTACATTTGTTGACGGCAATAGAATTGACACAGGTAATTTAAGACTTAGTGGTAATACATTAGAAAGCCTTTCAGGAGACGTTAACGTAACTTCTGCAAGTGATCAAATTAATTTAAACAATAATGTTAATATTACAGGAAACTTAGATGTTACTGGTAATGTTACAATTGGCGGCGATATTACAATTGGTGATGAAGCATCTGACGCAATAGAATTTATAGCTGGCATAAACAGTGATATTGTTCCTGCACAAAACAGTACATATAGCTTAGGTACTCCTAGTAGAATTTGGAAAAATATTTGGGCTAACCAAGCAGAAATAGACGATATAAGAATCACACAAAATTATATTACTACTACAGCAACAAACGCTAACTTAGAATTAAGATCAAGCGGCACAGGTAGTATAGTAATTGATAACTTGACTGTAGACGATATTACAGTTTCAAGTACATCAGATATAAATTTAGCAGCAGCAAGCGGATATGTAAAAATACAAACTACTGGTGCTATAAAACTTCCAACAGGTACTACAGCAGAAAGACCAGCAGTTGAACCAGGCATTGTAAGATTTAATACACAGTTAAACAGATTTGAAGGTTACGATGGCAGTGACTGGATACAACTAAATGGTGTTATTGATCTTGATGGTGATACACAAATTAGAGCTGAACAAACACAAGGTGCAAATGACAATATTATAAGATTTGATATTGCAGGCACTACTGTAGCAGACCTTAATGGAACAAGATTAGCAGTTCCAAGGTTAACCGTAGATGACATCGAGATCGACACTAATGTGATAACTACAGTTACAACAGATACAGATTTAGAACTAAAGGCACAAGGAACAGGCAGCGTATTATTAGAGAATTTTGCATTTGATGATAACAAAATTACTAATACAGTTACTGATAGTATAACACAATTTGTTAGCACAGGTAACGGGTACGTAAAAATTGATGGCACCAACGGTGTTGTTATTCCGGTAGGTACAAACCTTAATAGACCGGCCCCAGCTTTCACAGAAGTTGGTATGTTAAGATTTAATACGTCAGATGGACGAGTTGAAGCATACGACGGATTGCAATGGGGGTCAGTTGCTGGACAAACAGGTGCTATTACAACAATTGACGCAGGTTTCTTAGCAGTAGAAACAGTTTTATACTTAGGATAACACAATGGCAACATTTTTTAGAAATAACGTAATAAAAGAAATTGGCACAAAGCCTGTAGAAATTCTACAGACAACGCCAGCAAACAGGGCAACAGTGATTGGACTAAGTTTAACAAATTTAACTACTAGTTTTGTTTACTGTAGTGTATTAATACAGGATGATACTAGTGTTACTGGTTTCTACTTAAAAGAAACATTGTTGCCAGCAAACACAAGTTTGCGAGTAGTATCAACAGGTGAAAAATTAATTATTGCACCGTCAAACAAATTACTTGTACAAGCAAGTGTAAACGATTCAATTGATTGCGTATTAAGTTACGTAGAGATTACATAAGGAAATAGATATGTCATATTATGTAGGTAACAATCCACAAGACGTAGTAAACGGAATTATTAAACGTTATTTCTACGGTATGCGCAGAAACGATGACGGAGAACTATTTCTAGTTAGATCCGATCAGTTACAAGGCGGCGAAGAACAAACAGTTACAGTTAACGATCTTGGAACAGCAGACGGAAACTTTCCAGACTTTGAAGAAGGTATTGATTTCTTAGACGGTATTGATGAAGATCATAACTTTCTTTATGAAAATTTAAGATATCCTCAAATTAAATGGGATGGTAGATCAATATTGTACTACGTTGATCCAACAGATGGTCAACTTATATTAAGAATTAGTGAAGGATATGAGTATCCGCAAAATATTTCAGCAGAAGGATACTAAGGGGTTTTTAAATGGCAGAGTTTAATTTAGAAAGATTTAAGTATAACTGGACAGGTGAATGGACACCTTTCATAAGTTATAAAAGAGATGACGTTGTAAGACATGGCGCAAAATCATATGTATGTGTTGTAACACACACAGCTGACGCAAACTTCTACGTTGATTTAGATTACATATTACCTAATTCAAATCCACCGGTATCACAGCCAAAATGGAAAGTAATGACAGACGGTAAATCAACATTTGTTGGTGACTGGACAATTGGTAACGAGTACAGATTAGGTGATGTTACATTATATTCAGGTACATTATATTATTGTGTAGTTGCGCATACTGCTGCTGAGTTTGGAGCTGAAATAACAAACTGGAGCGTGTTAGCAATAGGAAATAAATTTGTAGGATCTTGGGCTCCAACAACATATTACGGTCCAAATGCACTAGTAAAGTACAACGGTATTGTTTACAAGTGTTTAGTAGGACATTTAAGTCAAAGTGCTTTAATTGGTATTGAAGACGAATTTGGTGATGACTCGGCAGGTAAATGGGAAGTGTTCTTAGACGGTGTTGAATTTGTAGGAAATTATGCTGGCGGAACAAGGTATAGAAAAAATGATTTAGTTAAGTATGGTAGTTCTATTTGGAGATGTACAGTAGGACACAGTGGTGCTAACCCAATTGACAACAGATACTTTAATGTAGAATTTCCAGGACAAAACACAGAAGGCGATTGGAACGCAGATAATAGTTATCAAGAAGGGGATTTAGTAAGATCCGGTGGTAGCGTATACCTAGCTATTGCGTCTACAACAGGTGAAAAACCAGACTTTGTTGATTCAAGTTCGACTTGGTTAAAAGTTTCACACTCTAACAACTTTAGAGGCGACTGGGACGCAACTGCAACTTATTCAACAGGTGATTTAGTACGTAGGGGTGGTGAATTATTTAGATGTGTAAGAAACACACTTAATGACGGTTCGACACTTGATTATTTAGACGATAACGATTGGGAACTTGTAGTTCCGTCACAAAATTGGAAAGGTCCTTGGACACAAGACACAACTTATGGTAGAGGCGATATTGTTAACTTCTTTGGTAACACATATTATGCTTCTCAGTCACACTTATCAACAGATAACAACTTTCCGGGCGATAACGGTAGTGGATTTAACTATTGGGACTTATTAGTACAGTCTGGTAACACAGTTGGTATGAACAATACAGGTGACTTACTAACTTATAATCTTTCACGTAGATTACAAGGTGACGGGTCAACATTTGATGTAACTAACGTACCTATCGGTGAACGTCAACAAGTACTAATGGTAGACGATAATGAAACATTAGGTTATGAATATTATTCTAAAGCATCAAACCAACTATATGTTTCACTTGACGGTATTGACGACGAAACTGATACTTTAAGAGGATCAATACATTTACCATTTAGAACAGTTAAGTATGCAGCTGAATATGCTGATAAAAACTTTAATGGCGAGCTTTGTAAAATATTTATTAGTACAGGTAGATTTGAAGAAACCCTGCCTATTATTGTACCAAAGAATTGTGTAATTATGGGAGACGAACTTCGTTCAACAACAATTGCTGCAGGCTCACCTGATCCTGACTTAGCAGTCGATCTTTCTTACAGAAAAACAGTTATTGCTAGATTAAGAGCAATTATGCCAAATATGCTGTCAGGAGGCGAATTTGAAAAAACTCCAGGCAATACATTTGATTTTGATAATACATTCCCTGCATCAGATTCTACAAACACTAATAACTTACAAGTGTTGCTTGATACATATGACGACTATTTAGACTTTTACATAGGAAGTATAGGTAATGTTGCAGATACTGAAGGTAACAACGGCGCCGACACGTCAACTGAAGTTGGTTATGCTCGCGATATTTTATTAAACAATAGAAACTTTATAATTGGCGAAGCAACAGCTACTATGGATAACTTTAGAGCAGATGTTACAAGTGCTAATGGTTCAGAAGATTGGCTAATTGGTGCAACAGGTAACTTGACTGTAGGGTTACCTATCAAATTTGCAGATACAATTGGCGGCCTAGAAGCAAATGTACGTTACTATGTACACAGCATTGTAGATAATATTACTTTCAAAGTATCGAAGCGTGTAGGTGATGACCCAGTTGATTTAATAAGTGAAGTTAAAACAGTACAGCAATATTACGATTATAAAGCACAGCAAGTTACATTAGACATAAGTCTATTAATTGAAGCACTAAGATATGATTTATTATATCCAGGAAACTATAAAACAAAACTAGCTGCAAGATATTACACAAATGATATTTTAGGTAGTAACTTAGAAGATATGTTCTACTTTAGAGATGCAACAGGCATGAGACAATGTACTATTGAAGGTCTTAAAGGTGTACTTAATCCTCCAGGAGTATTTGAATTTTACCAACGTCCGACAGCTGGTGCTTATGCATCACTAGATCCAGGTTGGGGACCAGAAGATGAGCGTTGCTGGATTATGACTAGATCACCTTATATACAAGGTGTAACAACATTAGGTACAGCATGTATTGGTATGAAAGTTGACGGAGCATTACACAACGGTGGTAATAAGTCAATGACAGCTAACGACTTTACACAAGTATTAAGTGATGGTATTGGAGCATGGATTGATAATAATGGTAGAGCAGAACTTGTGTCCGTATTTACATATTATAATCAAGTTGGATACTTAGCTACACAAGGCGGAGTTATACGTGCAACAAACGGTAACAACTCATATGGTAGATACGGAGCAGTAGCAGAAGGTATTGATCCAAACGAAATTTCTAAAACTGCAACAGTGTTTAACAGAAATCAAGACGCACAAGTAAGTGCAGTGTTCGCTGGCGAAGTTAGTGACTTTATTCTTAACTTAGAATATAGCAACGCAGGTCAAAACTATACAAATGCTAATGTTGCATTTACTGGTTCAGGAGCACAAGCAAATGCTGTATTTGAAGATATAAGAGATGGCGGATTATTCGAAGCAAGATTGCTTACACCACCAGATTCAGGTAGCGCAGGCGGCAGTGGATATACACTTGAAGGTAACAACGCACAAGATGGTGACGAAACTACTATTACTCTTGCAACAGCAGATGATAATGACGCAGCAGCGTATACAGGGCAGCGAATTCTTATTACATCAGGTGTAGGTACAGGACAGTATGGATATATACAATCTTACAATTCAGTAACAAAAGTAGCATCTGTTTATAAAGAAAGTAATGATGAGCCAGGTTGGGATCATGTTGTTGCAGGTACTGAAATTGCTAGTGAACTTATAAGCAGTACAACATATAGAATTGAACCAAGATTAACTGTAAATGCTCCTGCCTTTACAGCAGAACAAAAATTTATTCCAGGAAACGGTAACTGGGTAGATGTTGCCTTTGGCGGCACAACTGAAACTTTCTTAGATATTGCAGGCGAATTTGGTACAGGAGAAACTACTGATGTAGTTGCACAAGTTGCTAGATTTAATGTTACAAAGACAGGACAAAGTTACGTTGTAACATTAAGAAGCGGTTTTGATGGAGCAGGATATGCTGTAGGCGATACTATTACAATTGTTGGCGCATCAGTTGGCGGTACAACACCACTTAACAATATTGTAATTACTGTCACAGAAATATCAAATGATAGTACAAACAGTATTTCAAACTTTACAACAACCGGTACAGGTACAGAAGGACGTTTTGTATCAGTACTTAAAGGTTCACTAAGTGCAGCATATTCTAGTAATGGCGGAGACTCGTGGTCACCAGCTGACTTGCCTGATTCAGGAGACTGGACAGCAGTAGCAGCAGGAAACAACAGATTTGTTGCAATTAGAGATGCATCAGCAAGAATGGCATATAGTTTAGATGGCATAAATTGGACTAGAGGATTCTTACCACAAAACAGAGAATGGATAGATGTAATATATGCAAAGAATAAATTTGTTGCTATTGCAGCAAACTCTCAAGATTATGCAATATCAGAAGATGGCATAACTTGGACTGAGCAAGTATTTCCAGATGTTACTTCCGGAGGAGTTGGTGACTCAACAGCAACACAATGGCAGTCAATTACATACGGAAAAAATAAGTTTGTAGTATTATCAAATGCCGATAATGTAATTGCAACATCGCCGACAGCTGGTACAGGATCATGGACAGTTTACGAAGATGCACTTCCGGTAGTTACTGATTGGCAAAGTGTTGCATACGGTAACAACCGTTATGTTGCTATATCAAGAACAAACAGTGAAGCAGCATATAGTTTTGATGGCGAAACATGGACATCAGCAACTATGCCAAAACAAGACGGATCATCACATCATAACTGGACTAAAATTAGATACGGACAAGGCATATTTTTTGCAGTAGGTGATACAGGTAGTAGAGATGTTGGACAGGACCCGACTTTTGGTGAAACTACATTTGCAGCAACATCTGAAGATGGAATTATATGGACCAACAGAGAACTACCAAGCCCAAGACAAAAATATAGATCATGTGCATTTGGATCGTTTGAAGGTAGAGGCAGATGGATGCTAACAGCTGAGAATGACATTGGTGACGGAACATGTAGAGTGTTTACTGGTTGTAGAGCAAAATTGAGAGCTAATATTAATACTGGTGTGTTTAGTGAAATTAAAGTTTGGGATCCAGGTAGTGGGTATACAGCAGAAGATCCTGCTGTAATAACAATAGTTGATAACGCATTTTCAGTTGCAGTATTAACAGAAAACAGAATAGGTAACGGCGTTCTTGCACAACCTAGCTTTGTATTTAGAGGTTTTGGATATAGAACATCTAGCACACGAGCAAACATAAGTGGTGACGGTTTTGCAGATATTATTCCAATTGGTGCAGATATAGTTGTAGATAATTTAGACGTATATCCAGGACCAGGTGCACAGTTCTTGTTTGCAAGTATTCCAGACTTAGACACTGCTAACGAAGACGACTTAAAGATTTTCACAGTACAGCAGATAACACCACTTGGTGCTGATGATAATGGAAAATTAAAAGCAGGAATAAAACTTACACCTATTATAGAAAACTCAGACAGTCTTCAAAACGCTGTTGTAATAACAATACGTTCACGTTATTCACAGTGTCGTATTTCAGGACACGACTTCTTAGATATCGGAACAGGAAACTTTATAACAACAAACTATCCAGATGTTTATTCAGACGGTGCTTACTTTATTGCTGCACCTGAAAACGAAGTACAAGAAGAAAACGGTGGACGAGTGTTCTATACAAGTACAGACCAAGATGGTAACTTTAGAGCAGGTGAGTTGTTTAGTGTGCAACAGGCAACAGGTATTGTTACAATTAGTGCTGAGTTCTTTGACTTAGATGGGTTGAGTGAATTAGCACTAGGCGGAGTTAGACTTGGTGGTTCGGGTGCTGTTGTTAGAGAATTCTCAACAGATCCAAACTTTACTGAAGATAGTAACAACGTTGTTCCGACACAACGAGCAATAGCAACATTCTTGCAAAACAGACTTAGCCAAGGTGGTAGTGCTCTTGAAACAGGAACACTTATTGCAGGTGTTACACGTCTAGGTAACAAAGGAACAGAGGACCAGTATATTGACACTACAACTGGTATTGAAATATTATTACCGAGAAGAATGGTAATTGATAAAGGAGCAGAGATTAGCGGAACAATAGTTAAGCAAATGATCATTCTAAGCGAAAGCGGAAATGACTTTAGCACTGACAATGACTTTAGTGACGGTAGTTTTTAAGGAAAAATGAGCAATCAACATATTAGGATAAATACTTTGAGCGGAGTAGAAAATGGCAGAATTTAAACTAGGTAGAATTAGGTTTGTCTGGAAAAACAATTGGACAACCAGTACCACATACTATAAAGACGATGTTGTCTTTAACGGCGGCAGAATGTATATTTGTGTCATTGGACACGAAAGTCAGGCAAACTTTTATAGTGACTTTGACGTTGTTCCGCCAAAATGGAATATTGTCAGTGATGGATTTCAGTGGAAAGGTGACTGGTCAACAGGCACAGCATACATCTTTAATGACATTGTAAAATACGGCGCTCGCTTGTATGTAGCAACAGCAGTACATACATCACAAGCATCTGCTAATGACGGATTAGAAGCTGATATTGGAAACTGGGATGTCTTTGGCGAAGGCTTAGACTTCAAAAGTACATGGTCAGTAAGCACGAAATATAAAATAAACGACCTAGTTAAATATGGCGGCTATTCATATGTATGTATTACTCCACATACATCGTCAGCAACAGCATCGCTTGGTTTAGAAGCAGATCAATCTAAATGGTCCGTTCTTAATGCAGGTATTGAATACAAAGGTAACTGGCAAGGTTCTGCAACAAGATATAAAATAAATGATGTTGTTAAGTACGGTGCAAGTCTTTGGCTTGCAACAACTGCTCATTCAAGTACTAATAACTTTTCAACAGATGAGTCAAATTGGACACAGTTTGTTCAAGGTTTCCAATTTGAAGATGATTGGGATACTTACAAAGTTTACCAAAAAGGTGATGTTGTTAGATACGGTGGTAATCAGTATGTAGCATTAGAAAACCATACAGGATCACGTCCAACAGATGAAACAGATGATCCTAATAACTGGCAGCTATTTACAGAAAACTTTAGATTCTTAAACGCTTGGGGCGAAGACTCAACTAACCAAGATTATAAAGTTGGTGAAGTTGTTAAGCACGGCGGATACACATACTTGTGTATTAAAGACAGTAATAACAATGAACCACCAGACGCAACATATTGGACAAGACTAAACAGTGGCTTTAATTGGAAGGGCGCATGGGTAGATGATTCACGTTATATATTAGGTGATGTAGTACGTTACGGATCAAGCAGTTATGTTTGTGTAAATGCACACTGGTCAGAAGGTGATGACTTTTCAACAGTACAAGTTGGTGCAGCCGGCGGCGGAAATGAAAATTCACGTCCAGACCGAGACGCAACAGGTACATACTGGAACGTTCTAACAGTTGGTAGTGAAGCAGAATTCCTAACTACAAAAGGCGACTTAGTTTATTACGGCGGTGCAGGTCCAACAAGATTACCAGTAGGTAGCGAAGGACAAGTATTACGTGTAAGCGACGGAGCAATTCCAGAATGGTCATACTTGGGCGCAACAGACGATGTTTACTATGTTGCACCACATGGTGTTGATAAGCCTGCTCCAGATGCAGGACGCACAATTGATAAGCCTTTCAAAACTATTAGATATGCATGTGAAGCAATTGAAAATGGATCAAGAGTTCCAGCAGTTGCACGTATGTTAGAATTAAACAGACAATTTATAACAAGAGAAATTGTTGAGTGGACAGATTATCAAGTAACAAATAACATTGCTCCTTTCACAGCAGCATTTACATATGCACAAGAAAAATGTGAAAGAGATATGGGTTTCATTGTTGACGCCTTTATATATGATTTAACACATGGCGGAAATGTAAAATCAAGAGAAGCAGCATTACGTTATGTAAGAGATCCAGGAAAATTTTATGCACTTGGTCAAGAAGCAGAAACTGTAGCTAGTATTAACTACGGCATTGCATTGATACAAAAAGTGCTTCTAGGTGAAGCACCAGCAGTAAATTACCAAACAACAAACGGTGATAATTCAACAGCAGTAGTTGCACAGTATTTTGATACTAACTTTACTAGCTTAGATACACTAGAATATAACGGAGCCGGAGGCTCTACAGGAACAGCATTGGGCGTTAACGCATCTATCCAAGATCCAGATGCAACTGGTAGTGGCGGCTACGGCGGTGGCGACAATGACGGCGGAGGATACTACTAATGGCTACAGTATTTGAAAGAGTACAATCGCTCGGTGAAATAATTACCGATGCAGTAACAGCAGGTGTGGATACTAATGTACCACCCAGAGAAATTAGGAACAGTTTAGTAAAAGTAGCAACAGGTACTTATACTGAAGTGCTTCCGATACGTGTTCCAGCAGAAACATGTATTATAGGTGACGAATTACGTTCAACTAACGTACAACCTAGAAAAGCAACAAACGCTACACTAACTCCTAGAAAGGACTTTAGATTTAGCCATCATGCATTAAACAGACTTACTGAAATTATTGGTGATGTTGTAGACGGTACCTCCGTAACGCCAACATCAGGAAATAACGTAACTCAGTTTGCACAATTTCCATTAGGTCAGCCTGCAGAAAGAGATTCTGCAGAAATGCTTTCAAAAATACTAATAAGAAATATTGACTCTTCATTACAAACACAGCTAGGAAGAGAAATTCCAGCAAGTGCTTCAACAGATGGAGATTTTCAAAAAGCAGCTGACATGATTAGTATAAACAAAGAGTTTATACAACAAGAAGTTATTGCTTACATTAAAGACCAGTATCCAAACTTAGATTATAGTAGAACATCATGCAAAAAAGATGTTGCATTTATTTCAGATGCAGTTGTATACGACTTAGTATATACAGGTAACTGGCAAAGTATTCAAGCAGGTCTTGCATATTATGACGGTAGTACAGGTAATCTACAAATTGATAGTGAAGAAAAAACAGCAACTATTGCTGCATATACACACTTAAAAGATGTATTAAAGCAAATAGGTAGAAGTACAGCAGTTAGCCCACAGTACTCAACAGGTGGCGCAGCTCAGTTCTTAGGCGATGGCGGCTCAGTTGCAGCGTCAACAGCTATTGACGGCTTAGTAGATGATATTATTACAATAATTAATCTAGGACCTGACAATGCTCCAACAATTACATATCCAAATGTAGCAGGCGTTGCAGCAGGACTTACAGGTGCTTCAACAACATTACTTACAAAGTATACAGATATTAAAGAAGGTGCTATTGACTTTATAAGCAAAAACTTTGGTAGCTTTAGATATAATGCTACAACTTGTCGTAGAGACTTAGGACGCATACTTACAGACGTTGCACTAGACGTTGCATTAGGTACAAACTATAATGCAGTGTTCAACGGTATTTCATATACACGCCCTGTAAATGCATATAACTTGCAAACACAGCGTACAGAAACTTCAGGTGCTATTAGATTTGCAAAAGGTCAAGCAGGCGCAGCATTAACTGATGCAACTGCACTTAGTAGAAGTAACGCAGCATTTGATGAAATATTAGATATCTTAGACAATAGTTCAATTTACACAACTGGAGCAGTACCAGGTGACGGACTTGCAGATGCACTAAGTTTACCAACAGGATTAAGTTCAGCAGATCAAACAAATGCTGCTGCACAGCTAGATGCTAACAGAGTGTTTATTGCAGCTGACGTTAATGCTTATGTAGCAGCTACATATCCATCATTAACATATGACGCAGCAAAATGTGCAAGAGATGTAGGATATATATTAGATGCTTTAAGATATGATATATTATATGGCGGAAACAGTGCTTCAATAAGAATTGCTCAATCGTACTTTGGTAGCACAGGTGCAGCTTATCCAGCAGGTCAAATTACTGAAACAGCAGCAGCTTATACACATATGAAAAGTATCTTAGATGATATCATTGAAGAAACATCTATTACTCCGCAAACAGGTAATACTGAAACACAAAACACTGCAGGAACAGCAGGTACTAGTACAGAATCTACTACTGCTCAAAATAATTTACAAGTTACAATTGATGCAATTACAGCAGGTAACACAGATAGTTTACCTACAACAGTATTTCCAAACTTAGCTACACTAGGTGTTAGTGGAACATTACAAACTGAGAAAGCTGCTATAGATACAGCACAGCCTACTATTATACTTGATACAATACAGTATATTAATACAACATACAGTGACTTTAAATATAACCAAGCTAAGTGTATGAGAGACATTGGATTGATTCTTGATGCTGCTCGTTACGATTGGCAGCTAGGATCTAACTTTGCAGGTATGGTTGCAGCAATGAGTTATTTGCGTAGACCAAGTGCAAAAGTTAGGGATGAACAAAAAGCAGCTTCACTAGCATCATTTAAATATGCAAAAGAACAAGCAAAATTAAATGTAGGCGGTGATGCAACAGCTATTGCAGGATTAGAAACTACATTTGAATGGATTGATAATGTATTATTTGGTGGTTCAAACGAAGGATCAAATAGACAAACTGATGAATTTAATGTATATGCAGCAAGACGTCAATTAGAACTTAATAAAGAATTTATTAAAGAAGAACTAACAACTAAAGTTAACAACTTCTTTAAAGGTACAAGTAGTGAAATTGGCGCAGCAAACATAATTACAATTTCAAGTACTAACTGGTTGCACTTAGGTATGGAAATTAAGTTTGATAGTATACTTACAGGTGTTCCTGAAATAGTCGAAGGTCAAACTTACTATGTACGTACAATTGTTGACGGTACACACTTTACAATATCAGAAACATACGGCGGCGCTGAACATACACTTAATCAAAGTACTACAGGTACAATGAATATACTTCCAGTATACGAATACAACACAACATTATGTAAACGTGATATTGATTCATATATTGACGCAATTAAAGAAGATATGACATGGCCAGCTAATTATCGTAGAGATTATACAGATAGTATTTCTTGTGTATATCCAGGTATATATAAAACACGTTATGCAGCTAGATACTATGTAAATAGTGTAATTGGTTCGCAAGAAGAAGATTTCTACTACTTACGTAACGGTACTGGCATAAGACTACAAACGCTTCAAGGACTAGACGGCGACCTAAGTCCAAACAATGCCCTTGGCACTAAACGTCCAACAGCTGGTGCTGTTTGTTCGTTAGATCCAGGTTGGGGTCCAAATGATGAAGATGTTTGGATTATTTCAAGATCACCATATGTACAAAACTGTACAACATTTGGTAACGCAGCAGTTGGACAAAAAATTGACGGTGCGCTACACAATGGCGGTAACGACTCAATTGTTAGTAACGACTTTACACAAGTTATTAGTAACGGTATTGGTGCATGGATTACAAACAACGGTAGAGCAGAGCTTGTGTCAGTGTTTACATATTATGCACACATTGGCTACCTTGCAGAAAACGGCGGCAGAATACGTGCTACTAACGGTAACAACTCATACGGGTCGTTTGGTTCTGTAGCAGAAGGCGTTGATCCTTTTGAAACACCAATTACAGGTATTGTTGATAACAAGTCACAATATAACGCAACTGTTGTTTCAGTAGAGAGTGATGCAGATAAACTGTTTAGCTTTGAATATTCGCATATGGGTAGTGACTATACTGTAGTTAACTATGATATATTTGGACCAGGTGATGGTGAAGTTATTGAAGGTGACGAATTCCGTGACGATGGTGTGTTTAATGTTAGAATACTTGATTTAGATGATTCAAGTGGTGAACTAGGAGGTAGTGGTTATGTAAACGTACAAAACACTGCACAGTCTGGTACTACAACATCACTTACACTTGCAGCTACAGACGGTAACATTTCGAGTGCTTATCCAGGTATGAAAGTATTTGTTACAGGTGGTAATGGTGTTGGACAACATGCTATTGTTAAAGCATACAACTCAGGATCTAAACAAGCAGACATTGTTAGAGAAACTGAAACAGTCTTAACAGCAGGTAGTTTTGTTACTAGTGATTTGTATAGAATTGACGAACTAGGTACAACAGACTTTACACTAATAAGTAGTTTAACAAATCCACAGCCAGGACAGATATTTTCAGCAACAGGTGCAGGCGCCGGCGACGGTAAAGCAACTAAGGTAGTTGATGGTTGGGATCATCATGTTAAAGGAACAACAATCGTTGCTCCAAACAGTAGTTCAACATATGTTATTGAACCACAAGCATTCTTTGATGCACCAACTGCTCCAAACGCAACAACAGCAGATAGAGCTCAATCAAGAACATTTGAAGATACAGTTTATGCAGAAACTGCAAAACTTTATAGCGCAGTAGGAGTTACAACTTACAGTGGTACATTTGGAGCTGATGCTACATTTAATATTACTAGAAACGGTAGCAAGTACTTTGTTGATATCGCCGGCGGCGGTAGAAACTACGCAAGATTAGAAACTATTACTCTTGCTGGTACAAGCATGGATGGTGCTACACCAGCAAACGATATTACAGTTACAGTAACATCAGTTAACTCAGCAACAGGTGCAATAACAGGCATTGACTTTGCTGGCTTTGGTAGAGCAGGACAATTTGTAAGTGTTACAGCAGGCGCTGAAGTACAATTAAGTGTCGACGGTACAACATGGACAGAAGTTACACTTCCAGGAGCAGCACCAACTGGTCAAGTAAGAATTGCAACTGGTCTTATATTTGATGGTAGTTCGTTACTACGTGATAGTGCTACAGTTATTGTTGCACAAACAAGTACTAATGCTAATAACATTTGGTATGCTACAGACGATTTAACAAGTTGGACAAATACTACACTAACTGGTGCTACTATTAACCAACCAATTGATATTGCGTTTGGTAGTGGTAAGTTTATGGTTGTACATGCAGGTAGCGACAGTCACTTCTTTAGTGAAGATGGCGGCGTTAACTGGACAGAAAAAGCAAGCACACTTCCTGCAACAGGTTATGAATTAGTAACTTATGGACAAGGTAAGTTTGTTGCAGTTGATAAAGTTACAGCAAATGTAGCGTATATTGATCAACTACAAGCAACACTATCAGGAACTTGGCAGATACAGACACTTCCAAATGCAGATAACTGGGCTGATATTGCTTATGGTAACAATAGATTTGTAATTGTAAGTAATAACAATAATAGAGGTGCATTAAGTGTAGACGGCGGAGATACTTGGTCAGAGATTACACTACCATCGGGAGCGTACAGTAGTATTGCTTACGGTCAAGGTGTGTTTGGAGCAACTAGAACAGATAGTACTAATGTTGCATATTCTGAGTTTGGTAACGAATGGCAAGAAATATCTGTTGGAGACAACAGTGGTCCAATAGCATTTGGTAATCCGCAACGTACAGGTGTGTTTAGTGTTAACGGAACTGGCGCAGGAACTACCCACAATTTACTTACAATTGGTTCAAGAGCTAGAGGTAGAGCTGGCGTAGCAAGTGAAAAAGTATTTGAAATTAGACTAACAGATCCAGGTTCAAACTATTTAGGTGCAGAAGCTCCAAAAGCATACATATATGATCCAAACAACATTTATGATGTTGTAGTTGAAACAAGAGTTGGCAAAGGTGTTGTTGGACAACCTAGCTTTGCTAATAGAGGATCAGGATTTATTAGTGCAAGTGCAGAAGTTAATGCTGCAAGTTCAAATGGTGTTGCAGACTTCTTCCAAACAGGTACATTTGTTGCTGTAAGAAGACTTACTGAAAGACCAATTGCTGGTTCAAACGTTGTATTTGGTAGCTTACCAGACAAGACATTTAAACTAGTTAATATTGTATCGTTTGTAGGCGATGAGCCAGGAACATATACAGCGTTCTTAAACTTATCACCACAGATGTCAGTAGTAGATGCTCCAGTAGATGGCGATAGTGTAACACTTAGAATACGTTACTCACAAGTACGTCTAACAGGACATGATTTCTTAGACATTGGTACAGGCGGATTTCAAACTACTAATTATCCAGGACTTCCTACAATAGACCCGGATCAAACAACAGAAACAAGAGTTGGCGGCGGCGGACGGGTGTTCTTTACAACAACTGACCAAGACGGTAACTTTAGAGCAGGTGATTTGTTCAGTATTGAACAGTCAACTGGTATTGCAACGTTGAATGCTGATGCATTTAACATTGCTGGTCTCCAAGAACTTTCACTAGGTGAAGTTACACTAGGCGGTGCTTCAGCAAGCATTAGCGAGTTCTCAACAGACCCATTCTTCACTGCTAACAGTGATACAGTTGTGCCAACTCAACGTGCGATTAAAGCGTACATTGAAGCACAAATTGGTGGCGGTGGTGCGTCACTTAACGTTAACAGTGTAACAGCTGGTGAGATTTTCATTGCAGGTAATACTATTACAACCATCACTGACCCAGTGATAAATATACAAGCGAAGATGAATTTCCAAGGCGGGGTAGTTGGACTACCAATAGCATATAATTACTTCTTAAGATAAGAAAATGGAGACATAAAAAATGGCAAACGGAAGATTAGGAGCAGCAGATCTTGCAGCAGGCGTAGACACAAGTGTTTATACTGTACCAGAAACAACTTTCTCAGTTGTTACTGTTGCTTTTTGTAATAGAAGCGCAAGTCCAAGAAACATTAGACTTGCAATGGCAACATCAGGAACACCAACAAATGCAGATTATTTAGAATATGATGTAGAATTGTTGGGTTACGGTGTTGTTGAGAGAACAGGTATTGTTGCAGATACAGGTAAACAAATTGTTGTCAGATCAGATGACGCTGACGTTACTTGCATTGTAATGGGACTTGAAACAGCAACAGAATAAGGACAGTAACATGGGTAGAAAAACACACCAAGGTGCAGTAGGCGCAGGAAAAGTTCAAAAATTTCCAAACGTTGATGCTTCTACAAGTGTAGCAGCAGATGTTAATAAAACATACTGGGTTGATACGAGTTCAGGAGGTTTAACATTAACACTTCCTTCAGTTCCAGCAAAAGGCGATGCTGTTCGAATTTTCGACGCAGGTTATACTTTTGATACAAACAACTTAACAGTTGCACGTAACGGACAACTAGTTATGGGACTCGACGAAGATCTAACAGTTAATACTCAAGGCGCTGCATTTGATCTAGTATACTATAATCCCAGCCGCGGCTGGAGAATCTACACAACTTAAGGAACGCAACTAATATGGCTTTATATTCAGCATTTAAAAAGATCGACTCGTTCGCTGTTGTAGACCTACAGATTCAAACTGTAGATATCGAAAATGATACAGTACAATCAGCTAAGATAGCTGACGGTGCTGTTACAGCAGCTAAGATTGCTTCAGGAGCAGTTACATCAGATAAATTGTCTGCTTCATTAGATCTTAGTTCAAAAACAGTTACTTATAGACCAATTGTAAATAGTGACTTGTCTAGTAGTGCTGGTATAACAAGTGGTAAACTTGCAGGCGGAGCTGTTGTTGCTAACTTAGGTTATACACCAGTAAACAAAAGTGGCGACACTATGACTGGCAGACTTAATACTATATCAGGTAGTGCAAGTTCGCCAGCTATTAGAGGTTCAAGTGACGGTAACACAGGCATTTATTTTCCGAGTGGTGATGATATGCGCTTTAGTGTTAACGGCAATGATGCAATGCAAATTGATAGTAGTGCTAGAGTTAGATATCCTCAAAAGCCAGCTTTTGCTGCTGCAGGACGACCAGGATGGTTATATTCTAACTCATATGGCGGTACAGGTTATAGAGAACTAAATTCAATTATGAATTGGGAAGTAAGCCATCAGTATGGAGGTTCAAACTATAATACTAGTAACGGACGCTACACTGCTCCTGTAGCGGGCTGGTATCACTTCTCAACTATGTGGTATTTACTTAACAACTCTAACGGTACTAACAGTTACATACATGCATTTATTAGTAGAAACGGAGATCAAGGTACAACACCAACAGGTAGAACACCTTATACAATGAACATGCACGGTAACAGAAATAACTACGATGACGGTGCAAACTATAATAGTGTATTGTATTTAAACTCTGGACAATATGTAAGTTTGTATGTTCGTTGGCATGCAAACGGCAACTCAAGACACCACGCAGGTCACCATATCTTTAGTGGACATTTGGTAGGATAAAGCAATGGCAGTATATAATACATTTAAGAAAATTTCAACAAGAGCTGTTATTGACGGTGAAGTTGAAAATGCAAAGTTAGCAGACGGCGCAGTTGGCACAACAGAACTTGCTAATAGTGCAGCACAAACAGTTGAAATTAATAATGGAGCAGTAACAACTGGTAAACTAAATTCAAATCTTGATATTAGTGGTAAAACTGTAGTATATAGAGCAATGGTTGATGGAGACTTTGCAAGTGGTGCTATTGCAGGATCAAAACTTGCAAGTTCTGCTTCTGTAGATAACTTAGGGTATACACCAGTTAATAAAGTCGGCGACACAATGTCCGGACAAATTATTTACGATAATGCTAACTATGTTGCTAGTTCGGGTGCTACAACAAGTGGACTTAGATTTAGTGCAGATAATATTGAAATAAGATCAGGCGGTAATTTAAAATTCCAATTTGACGGAAGCGGTAGACCATTAGAAGCTGATAGACCAGCTTGGGTAGCTAGTGGTAACGGCGGCTGGAGATATGCAAACTCTTACGGAGGCCCAGGCGGTTGGAGAGAACTTGACGACATGGGTTACCAATATAGTACCAGCGGTGGCATTACAACAAGTAATAACTGTCGTGTTACAGCTCCTGTAGCAGGTTACTACTATGTGTATCTACAAAGTTATTTTTATAATGACAACAATAACTCCAATGGTTATACACACTGGAATATTAGTAAGAACAGCTCCATTGGCACATCAACAACAGGCCGAGTGCCGCACACAATTTTCTCACATGGTGTTAGAAACAACTATACTCCTGGTATTATGTGCGGAATCGTAACATATATGAATGCCGGACAATATGTTTCGCCACAACCATATTGGGGCGGCAACCAAGGTAGACACCACGGAAACCACACACAGTGGTGCGGATATTTGATAGGATAAAACATGGCATTATATGATACATTTAAAAAGATTGACGCACATGCACTTGTAGATGGAAGTTTACAATCACAAGATATTGGTGCAGCACAAGTTACAGATACTAAAATTGGATCCAATCAAGTTAGTACAGATCAATTAGGTGACGGTGCTGTTTCAGGAACACAGCTGGCTGGTAGCATTGATATATCAAGCAAAACAGTTACTTATAGAACTGTTACAAACGCCGACATATCAGGAAGTGCAGCTATTGCAGGTTCAAAACTTGCAAGCGGCGCAGCAACCGGTAACTTAGGATATACTCCTATGAACAAAGCTGGCGACCAAGTAACAAACCTAAGGTTATCAAACGGTTCAACAGGTACAACATCATTAGGGCCAAGTGGAGATAACAATACGGGTATTAACTTTAGCGGTAATGATACTATATTGCTTACAGGTGGCCAAGAAGCTATGCGTACTAGAGGAAACAATGTTACTAGAGAACGTTCTCCAATGTTCCACTCAACAGGTACTAGTGGTTGGAGATATAATAATTCATACGGAGGCTATGGCTGGAGAGAATTAAACGGAAACTTTGGCTGGAGTTCATACCAACGTGGCGGTACTAACTTCCAAAACGGTAATGGTAGATTTTATGCACCTGTTGCAGGATTTTATCAATTCCAATTCCAAACATATTGTCGTAACGACACAAATGGTACTGATGGATATGTACACTTCAGTTTTGGTAAAAACGGTGGTGTTGCTATGCACGGCGGTAGAACACCACATGGTATTTGGAGACACGGCGGTAGAAACAACTATGCGCACGGATTGTATGCAGATCTAGGAACATATATGAATGCTGGTCAATATGTAAGCGTTTGGATATTCTGGCGTAACTCACAAACAAGATTCCACGGCGCTCATAGTATCTTTAACGGATACCAAATTGCATAAATACTTATAAGGACGATAAACAATGAGAAACATTACTTTTGAAATAACAGATATGGAGTATAAGGTTCTAGCAAACCAAGCACTAGACCCAGAAGGTTGGGTAGAGAATGCTGTAGGTCATGTAGTAGAATTAGCCAAAGATGAAATGGTTAACCTCGAAATGACTAGAATGTTTGAAGACCCTAATACAACACAAATGACAACTAATAGAGATGAAATTGTAGCAAACTACGGTGGATCTTTACTAGGTAACCCGAATAGCTAATAGGAGAGAGATAACATGGCCCATTCATTTACAGTACAAATAAGTGATGCTGATTACAAAGCTCTTTGCTACGTAACAGATAACCCAAATCAATACTGTGACGATAAAGTTACAGGATACATTCTAGAAATGGTAGACAGTGTTGCTGACGCATTGGTTAGAGAAGAATTTTCAAAACCAGGCACACGTAATATACCTGCTACAAAAGAAGGTGTTATTCAAGCAGCTACACTAAAAACAGCAGCACAACACCAAGCAGATACAACAGCAAAAATGGAACGTATGATGATAGATCCAGATGACATTGATGAAGATGTTGATGGCACAGGTGCATCATCTATGTACATACCAGAAGGTATTTAATATATAAATCGTTCTAAATAATTATAATGAGATAGGCTCTTATCACTAATACTTTGATAGAGTCTATTTTTTTGACTTACAGTATTTTCCCAATTTTTTGATGTAACTAGCGGACTTCCTGTAACAAAACTAGTCCAGTCAACACTCAACGGGTTATGTGAATAATAATGCATGCCTACTAGTATATCCGGCAATCCAGCACTATCATTAGATGTAGTATGATTTACAGTATAATTATGAGCAAGATCAATGCTTTCATCTGAATCAATACTTATATTTTCTGTAACATGTTTCCAATATTTTGTATCCTTACGGCTACTAGCAATGTAGTGGTATGCTACAAATTCTTTAAATGTATCTAACATATTAGCACAAAAATAATTAAAGTTTTTTACTTGTAAACTTCCTACGTTATCATTGTACAGTGTCTCGCATAATGCAAGTAACATTTCCTGTGTACTAAGTAACCCAGTTGATTCTAACGGTTCAATAAACCCATATGCAAGTCCAACTCCAACAACATTGTTCTTCCAACAAACATCGTGTCGTCCATTTTTGATTTTAACTAATCTAAAATTAAGTTCGTTAGGATTTTTTCCTAACTGTTGTATATATTGCTTGTATTCTATTAATGCATCATCTTCGCTAATAAAGTCAGTACAAAATACATAGCCGCTGCCTGCTCTATGATATAAAGGTATATTCCAAATCCATCCATTATTATATGCAGTACAATTTGTTACATTTTCTATTTCAGCATCTTTATCATCATATGGTAAATGACAAGTCCAAGCTCTGTCATTAGGTAACTGGTCCTTAAAACTTGTAAACGGAACCTTCATTGTTTGTTCAAGCAACAAACTTCTAAAGCCACTACAATCTACAAATAAATCTCCGTGTATAGTATGATTGTTACACTTTAAACAATGTATGTTGTCGTCATGCAATTCAACATCTTGTATAGTGTCTTGAATATAATTTACACCTTTTGGTATACATACCTTTTCTTTTAGAAATTCACCAAACGCTGCTGCATCCATATGATATGCTGCATCTTTAGTAAAGTTAAAGTTACCAACCTTTGTAGCTGGTATTTTATTATCGTATACAAATGGCATTATACTGTAAAAAGTGTCGTAGTAATCTTTAATGGGCAAGTCTTTATTGTATGCTTTTTTGATCATCCAATCGTCAATACCTCGACTGTTAGAAAAATCTTTATCACCAAACGGATAGTAAAACGTTTCGCCTTTTTTGTAAAAATCAGTAAATTGTATTGCAAGTTTGTATGTAGCATTACAGTAAGGCATCCAGTCTTTGTCTTCTAATCCTAACAGATTAAAAAATAGATTAATACTACCTAATGTAGACTCTCCTACACCTACAGTTGGTATATCAGGAGACTCAATTAATGTAATGTGTTTATTTGGAAATCTAGTACAAAGAATAGCGGCGGTCATCCATCCAGAACTACCGCCGCCAACTATTACTATATTATTCGGATTCGTCTTCAATTTCCTCAATGTCTCCGTTGTCTTCAACTTCAACTGGTTCAAAGATTGTATCTTTTAGGTATTGATAATGCGATGGTGCATCTTCAGCAAGCATATCAATGTATTGTTTCTTTTGATCCCAGTAATCTTGTGTCTGTTGTGAGAACATTTCAGGTACTTCACCGTTACGTGCTATCAACAAGTTTTCAAGAACACCTAATTGTGTAGGGTTTGCAGGAAGGTTATTCATACCTACAAATATATCCGGAACGCCGCCCATATACGGATCACCTGGTAGATCGTGTGATTGTAACATTCTATTTGCCATTTCGGCCATATTAGTATGTACATCGTCATACTTTAAATCATCTACAGTAGCGTCCATCCTTACCCACTCTGTACATTGTCTCCAATATTCAGTATCTCTTCTTCCACTAAGTGTAAAGTGGTAACCTACAAAGTTTCTAAATCCATTCATAATTTGTCTATTAACAATGTTGAATTGATCTTTGTAAACTCTGTTAACTATAGGCTTGTGCAATGTTTCGCATAACCTTAATAGTACTTCTTGTACACTTAACAGTCCAGTTGATTCTAATGGTTCAATAAACCCATATGCAAGTCCAACTCCAACAACATTAGTCTTCCATGCTGTTCTATGGCAACCGTTTTCTATTTTAATATGTTTAAACTCTAACTCGTCAACATTTTTTTCAAAGTGCATATAATCAGTATTTTTTAAATATTCTTTAAAATGTTCTAATGCATTTTCGTGATTTGTTGGACCAAGAGTACCGTCATCGTTCTCTTGTTGATGCATATACATTTTACTATCGTATACATATCCTGTACCAATTCTATTATATAGAGGAATATTCCATACCCAACCATTATCAAACGCAGTACAGTTAGTAACGTTTTCCATTTCAACTTCTTTATCGTCATATGGCAAATGACAATGCCATGCATAATCATTTTTCAATACATCTCTAAATGAATCGTAAGGAACGTTTAATGCACCTTTTAGTAGCATTGATTTGAACCCGGTACAGTCTAAATATAAATCAGCATCGATAACATCGCCATTGGATAATTTAAGTCCAGTTATATACTCTTCACCGTCTATATTAACTTCTGTAATATCTTCTTTAATGTGTACTACACCGTTTGGCAAACAAATTTTATCTCTTAAATAGTTACCAAATTTTGTAGCATCCATATGATAAGCAACATCAGAACTAAAGCTAAATCCTGGTAATTGTCCGTCGGCATTATCATATACTTTGTTTTTGTATATCAACGGCATAACACTATAAAAACTTTCGTAGAAGTCATTATTAGGCGTTTCTGGATTTAATGTTTTCTTAACATACCAATCAGTTAGTCCTTGTTGTGTATTCTGTGTATCTTTAATACCAAACGGATAATAAAATGCTTGGCCTTTTTCATAGAAGTCTGTAAATTTAATACCAAACTTATATGTTGCATCACATTCTTTCATCCAGTCTGTATCTTTTAGACCTAGTGCATCCATGAAGCTATTAATAGTTCCAAGTGTTGATTCCCCTACTCCTACAGTTGGTATATCAGGAGATTCAACTAGTGCAATTTGCATGTCTGGAAATTGCTTTGACAGCATTGCAGCACTCATCCAACCAGCAGATCCGCCACCGGCAATAATTATTCTTTCAATCGGTTTTCTCATAAAGCATTCCTTTTTTCTTCTTCAACATCAGATAGCCAATTAAATGCTACTGTAATTCTTGTTTCATTCGTGGTATTTAACTGAACTTGGTGTTCTAACCAGCCAGGAAAGAGTATAAGCATGCCAGGCGATGGTCTAAACCATTCATACTCGTGTACTTGTTGTCCTGCAGGAAATAGTCCCTGTTTAGCTTGTGGTACAGGATTCTTTAATCCTATGTCACCATCTTCGCCTGATGTTTGATAATAGTATACGCCACTAATAAAGCTATCACTATGCGAGTGCCATTCTTGTCCTTGGCCTTTACTTGATTTATTAACCCAACTATGTGCCATAAAGATAGGTTTTCCAATAAAGGGTTGAACCTCTTGACAATATGCATATGTATGTTTCTTAACATATTCATGTAGATTAGTTAATTTAAAATCAGCAATTGTATTTTTGCGTGAATTAATATTAGTTTGAATATCTTCTAACCATCCATCTGGTCTTTCAAACTTGTCTTTGTTTATTTCATCTAATGCACCTTTAATTTCATTTTGTACTAAAAAGATTTCTTCAATTTTAGGCGTATGAAAATAAACCGGCGTAGGAAACATATTTCGTATCATTTGCCTTTATCCTGCATTAGTTTTTTATATTTGTAATATTGACCTGAAAATGTAAATGCATATGTACTATGCTTTAACTGCCATTCCATACCATCAACTACATGATGATGCAATACTATTTTTTTATCTGACAAAGGCATAACATGTGCTAAAGGTTCACCAGCATTAATTGAAAAATTATTAGGATATAATTTTTTTTGTGCAAGTACATTTATGTTAGTAGTATGTTGGTACTTGTATTCTACAATACCAGTTGGAACCGAATACTTAGCTGTATCATTTTGCCAAAATGGTTGTGTCCATATAAATTGAACACCTGTCTTTTCTCTTATACGCCATGGACTAATAATTTTCATGTGTCCATAATCTTTTAGTGCTGATCCCCATTGTGAAGGTTCGTGATTTTCAGCTTCACTATCGGGTACTACACGTGGTGTACCATTTACTACTTCTGCATAAAATTCTCTATGCGCAGGAATAATAAATCCTTTTCTAAATAGATCAGCCACTCCAGGACAAGTTTTCATTGTACCTCTTTGTGGTCCTTTGTACTCTACAGTAGTAGATAACTTTTTATACCATTCGGGTAAGAACTTTATTGCAGGAGCAATTGGAAACAAATCAACAATCTCCTGCTGGTATGTAAAGCAGTCAAGATGTATTTTGCTAGGGCGTCTAATAATATTGAACATACTAATAATTACCTATAATTTTTCTTTTGATGAAAGAATTTGGCGTATGTTCCGTGCCATACTTTCTTTATGAAATGAGAGTAAACAGTTTTGCCTAAGTAGTCATCGTATACAATTTCAGACTTCCAATTGTCACGTTTAAATGGCATAGCAATCATTAATGGATCACCTGGGTCAGCTACAAAATCTTGTTTAGCATAACCAACAAAATTTACACTATCGTCATGTGTATCGGTATCAACTACACTAGGAAACATTACATAATCTTCATTCATATTATAGAAAGGTTGAAAAAACAATGTACTATAGCCAGGCGGAGTTCTAACCATCCAAGGTTGGTTAAATTTAATATAATTATGATTGTCGCCCTCAATCTTAATAGGACATTGTTCGTGCGGATGAGCTGACACATAATCCTTCATAGGACACATATATTCAGTATCTCTTCTTCCGTTTTCATTTAATACTTTAAAGTCTGTTTGATGTGAATGCCGCAAGACATAACCAGTAGTAAGGTAATCTAATACTGGAACACATTTCTTAATTGTAGGTACTGCATGTTTTTCTTGACCATGCATTATTTCGTTTGGTATTTGTTTGTACCAATCAGGAATTATTTTTGAAGCAGGTAAAGGCGGATAAAGATCCACGATAGTTTTGTCGTAACAAATAAACTTTATTATGTTATCCACTATTATTTAAATTCCTTTTTTGCATGAAACAATTTCTTGTATGCACCTGTAATATATTGTAACACATGACTACTGATATTGTCAACCAAATTTACTTGTGATGTCCAAGGATCTCTTTTAAACGGAACTACTTGTGCAAGTATATCACCTGGACTAATTTTTAAATTTTTGACATGTGCTTCTACTACTACTGATAGTACATAATCATGTTTATCAGTGTCAATTATTCCTGGTAGAACTGTAAAGTTAGTTATGTCTTGATAGTGTGGATGAAATATCATACAACTGTAACCTGGTGGTGTTTTGATAACAAAATCAGTTTCTATTCTTGCATAGGATTTTTGTATAACTTTTGTTTTTGGAAATGCAGTATTAGTATATATGCTAGGGTGTTTACGCATCTGTGGTCTTGTGTTAACACTACTAATTTCTCTTCCCTTTACAAAATCTTTTATTTTTTCGTCAACATCATATTCATATGTGCTTCGAATCATATATCCGCTATTAATAAAGTCCATAACAGGTGGACACGAATATATAGTATCGCGAGGTTCTATATTACTATTATACCAATCAGGCATACTAGTACTTGCAGGTATTGGAGAGAAATATTTTGCTGTTTCACGGTCTGTTATAAATTCAATTTTCATTTTTTTCTTACTCTAATATTTCCAGATACAGTAATTCTAAAGTCGTCACTTTGGTAAAACGGATACACTTGGTGATACATCTTAGCTGGGAATACACAAATTCTACCTTCAAAAGATTTATCAACAGGCAAATCTAATGTTCTTATTGCTCCGAGGCTATTACTAAAGACAAACTCAAATTTTCCTACTCTATCTTTACTTGCACTATATGCTTGCATACCTAATTGGTCGTCAAAGCTATAAGGTACTTGAGTCCAGACTACAAAACTTAACAACCCAGTGTGTAAGTGTAAAGGTAAAAATTCAGTAGGGCGTTGATAATTTATCCATAAACGTTCTACGTACAACTCAGCTTGTGAAAATTCATCTATATCACTAATTAGTAATTCGGCCTCAATGTCAGGAAATGTTTCTATATAAGTTTGAGATAATTTTAATAACTCTGCTTCAAATGCCTTCCTACTAGTTGTAGGCTCTGTAAAGAATAATTCTTTAGGTATATCGTCTTCAAACATCTTTAGCAAGTCGTGTTTACGTTTTCCTGAAGACTCTACTATTTTGTCAATGCCCCCAATGGCATCTTTCTTCAGCATTTGAAATACAAAAGGATTTAAATCTGCCATATAGATACCTGTTTGGTAATCTATTAATTCATTATTATACTGCGGTTTGTTACCTTTTAGTAGCATTAATATCCATCCGTATCATTAGGTGTTTTCAACATTAAGTTAGTTGCAATAGTAACTCTTAATTTATTTTCTTTATGTGCTGGGCTAGAATGTTTTAACCAACTAGGAAACAAAATTATATCTCCTTCTTCTACTTTAGGCTGTTCTCTTTCGTGCAAATACATTTCAGGTAAGTATGCAAGATCCTTTGTAGGACAAAAAGATCTTAAATTTTGATTATCAGGATTAAAGAATATAGTTCCTGCATCTTCTTCTTCTAAATGAGTATAATGCACATAACTCCAACTAATTGTACTACTACCGCCTACGTGATCATGTTTCCATTCGTTTTGATTATCAGTACTAAAGTTATACCATGACCGTTGACGTAAATTCCAATCATTCATATTAAAGCCTATATGTGTTAATGCTTTGTTTATATCAGGAGCAAATAAGCTATGTACAAATTTCCAGTTTACCATAGCACCAGTACCCGGAATATAATCAGTAAAAATACTTTGTGATCCGCCGTTAGGTTCACTCTTTTCAAATGTAGGAAGTACAAACTTCATAAGATGTTCTTTAATTTTATCATGGTTACTACATTTAAATTTATATACATGCTGTGGAAATAAAGGTAAGTGTTCCATTATCGATCCATCCTAAGTTGCTTATTAATTTTAGTATTAAACATAAAACTTATTCCTATTGAAACTCTCCAGTTTTGCGTTGGAGTATGTGCTTGATGTAAGTATCTTCCTGGAAACAACACAATCTTTCCTTGCTTATACGTTGATCTACAAACTTCAGTAGTTGGATTCTTATTAGACTGATAGAATACTGTATCACCGTCGCTGTCAGTTGCATAGTAAACAGCAGTCCAAATAAGTTCATTGTCTGTAGAGTCTACATGTTTTTCAGGACTCTGTCCAGGTAACTGTCCGTTCACAGCAATTCTTTGCCAACCTTCAAATGTACCTTCTGGATCTACTGTAGGAAGTATATTGTATTTAATAGCATCACATACGTTCATTACTACATGTGGCTTCTGCGTATCATGGTTACTTTCTAAAAGATATAACATCTTTCCAAAATAAGGCTTACCATCAGATAATGTATTTCCGTGGTGGCCGTATTCAAAACCAAACTGAGTAAATTGCTCTTGCCCTGCTTTTATCATCCACTCTGGAAATATTTCAAATTCATATATATTTTGTTTTTCTGCTAACGAATTTTTTAAATTAAACATTTGTTTCCTCGTGTGTATATAAGTTTAGTGCTACTGTTGCACGTAACTTTTCAGATGTTTGTGCGCCAACACTATGTGGTACAAATGAAGGAAAAAATATTAAGTCGCCTTCTTGAACTTGTGGTACATGTAACCTCTTCCAATCATACGGTAAATTATTAGAATTTTTTGTCATATGTGAATTACCGTAGAATGCATACAACGGATTCTTAAATACTGTTGGTGTATGTTCGTCTTTGTCATATATTACATAATGTATTGCACTATATACACAACTAGGATAGCCACCCATATGGTCATGTTCTTCTTGCATTTGACCTTTACTACCTACATTGTACCATGCATGGACACGTTTGTTCCAACTTATGTTCTTGTTAAAGCCTGCCTTTAAATGAAACTTTTCTATATCTGTATTATAGAACTTTAAAAATTCGTCATCTAATTTATCTGCACCTGGAAAATAATCACTATAAAGATTTAACTGTTCTGCATTAGGTGATTTAGGTAAGTTAGGAATAATAGTATCAGCAAAGTATTCCTTTACTAACTTTTGATTAGTAGCTTTTGCTGTGTAGATAGGTACATCAAACATACCATTTCGAAGTAACATCATCGGTCGTTCCAATCAGGAGTTACACTTAATAAACTTTTTGGTTGTGTATATTCATAATGTTCTATAAAGAATATTATAGATAATCTTTGTTCGCCGTTATTAATAACATAATTATTAGGTCTATGAAAAATACTGCTATCATATGCAATTAGTCGATTATACACATTGCCACATTTGAGAGTTTCTTTGAAATGACTATGGTTATCTTCTAAATCTTGTTTGTATTGCTGTGTAATTTCTTTACTTAAATTAAATTTATTTCTAGAAGTTATATCAGGAGTAGAAAAATTTCTATTAGATGTTTTTGCAAACATACTAGTACCTGCTTGCATATCTAACAGACCTTGATTCAAATATATAACACCAGCTACTTTTACTGGATCGTTGTGTATCCATCCTGCATTACAATCAGGGTCATCATATACATCGTTTTTATGGAATCTAATATCTATTTTAAGATTACGCATTCCGATAAATATTTCGTCAGCAATACGCTTTGCAAGGTAAGTACCAAAACTTGCGCATTCTTGATTAATTTCAAATAGATTTTTTGTACGTGTACCAGGATGCACTGGAGACTTTATAAAGTCCAGTTTATTAGCTAAATCAACAACTTTATCAGGGTTATTGAAGAAGTTATCTTGAGACCTAAAGAAATTAGAAAAATGATGTGTGTGCATATATCTACTTATGCTTCGGGCGGTGGGTTGTAAATGTTTTTTGAATAAATACATTAGTAGAAGCAGGAAAATTAAATGGCACAAACAATCAGTAACAGCATACGCATTATTCCACGCGATGAGAACTTCCTAAACAGAAACGTAGGGGCAAGCGGTGAAATTTTCTATAACAGAGATGAAAACACGCTACGTTTATATGACGGAAATACCCGTGGAGGATATACAGTTGCAAGCACAGCTAACCTGTCGACTATTACAGGTACAGCAGGTGTAGCAAGTTTAGAATACACAACAACAATTGATAATAACGGAGTTAGTAACAAATACGTGTTTAATAACGTGTCGGCTCCTGAATTACAATTAGTTATAGGTTATACATATGTTTTTGATCAAAGCAATCAAACAAACGAATACTATCCAAATCCAGACGGCGGAGTTAATAATCAACACCCCCTTTCGTTTAGTGAAACGCCAAACGGAGAACTAGCATTTGGAGCAGTTTATGAAAACAATGTTAAATATCAACTAGATGGTAAAGAAGTTACTCAAGAAACATACAAAGGCACTAAATTTGCATCAGCAATTGACCGTAAAGTATTTTTGCTTGTAACTAAAGATACACCAACTACGTTATACTACTATTGTACAAGACACCAAAATATGGGCAACTCAATTAGTGTTGTTGAACCAGGCGCAGGTGGTGGTAGTAGT